AAACAGTATTGTCAACAGATTTGACCACTGCTATCTCGTACTTATTACCAGCCTTCAATTCAATCAAAGAATAATTGCTAATTCTTTGATTTACATAGATTTTAGTATCAGTATTAGAGTTTGCCTTCGCTAGTAATGCAATAGGGGTTTTCGTCTTATATAATGGTACATAAGTTGAAGAATGAGGCTTTGTTCCAGCATCAGATATTGTTGGGAAATCATTTACTATAGATATCTTTGCATTATCAATATCACTCTTTAACACTGACTGTGTGAAAGTAATTTTGCCTTCTGATGGGTTGGAGTAAAATGGAATAGTGCTAGGCTCATTGTTTATATAAGTAAAAAGTCTAGTGCTATCTGTTTGTGTATCATTCCAAGGATCAGTGGTAAATGTATTGAAACTCTTCTCGTAGTAAACTTGATCACCAGGAACATAAGAAGATCCCATAGCCACCATCTGATAAGGATAGTTCAAAGTAAAGTTGGTAATTTGGTTGTAATCTTTATCAAATACTGCGAATTCTGTTTCATTTTCAGAAAATGTATCGTTAGGTCTCTTCCATCTATAATTCAAAGAAACTGTGCTAGATACGTTTACATCTTGCCATAAAAGTTCAGTGCTGACAAAGATTCCATTAGTTGTTCCAGCATATAACTTACCAAAATTACTACCATCATCAAAACTGTAAAGTGTATTTGCTGAACCTTGGAAAACAGGCTCCCAGAAAAGTTCACTATAGGCTACAGATGTTCCCAATGATGATTCTTGAACTCTTGCAATACCATTAGAGTGTCCAATGAAGTAATCTGCTGGGAATGATGTTGAATTTCTTTGAACAACACAATTGATAATACTACTTGCACCAGCTCCAGAAGGTGTTGAGTTTTGATAAATTTTTAATCTCTGAACTTCCCAAACAACATCAGAAGTACCAAAGTCAAATGCATCTTCAACTACAAGATACCAAGTACTGTCGCCATTTATAGTTCCGCTTGATACATATACTGTTTTCCAATTAATAAATTCAGCATTTACATCAAGTTCGGTAGATCTTGTCCAACTTCCAGCAGATGCAACATAAATTCCATTTTCTGCTTTGTTGGTTTGATTTTTGACAAGAACAATATTGCCAGCACTAACAGCAATACCATCGATAGTTTGTGTTCCAGTGAGGTCTATATCTTCTGTAGTGGCGCATAAAGCATTTGAGAAAGATGTTGTTGATTGTGAGAATGGAAGAGACCAATATTTACCTGTAGCATCTTCATAATATTTTGCTGTGTGAGTGATAAATGCCTGATAATCATTCCACCAGATAATATTATTTTTGTATGCGCCATCTTTAATCCAATAAATTCCCTTTACTGGCTCGTCAAATATTTGTGATAATTGGCTGAAATCTCCATAGTACAAACCTTTAGTACTAGTGCCGATTGCTCCAATATACAACGCTCTTTGGATTGTAATATCATCAGTCTCGCCAGCTACATATGTGATCTTTTGCGTTGATAATTCTTCAATTCCAGAAAGATTGTAAATATTTGTTATCGCCACACCAGAAGAATTGTAGAAGGTAGAAATTTCATTCCAATCCCAGTTTTGATATGCTGTATTGTCAGGAATAATAGCATAGTAAGCTTTATCTGATGTCAAACCATATTGATAAGTTTGATATGTTCCATCAGCTAACTTATCAGAAGAAATCTTAAAACCAACTAATGTTTTTGCAATTCCACTAGCATCTATCGGTAATTTTAGATCTTCCCAAACATTGCTTGTATTGTTGTAATAAACTTTGCCTAATGAAGTGAAAGCATAAACATTTTTAAAATAATTCTCATTTGTTGGATAAATTATGTTATCTTGAAGCGATAGAATTTTTCCATAATCATTTTGCCAGTTAGTTGTTTGTGCTGTATTGCTGCCTAAATTGAAGCTGAACAATCCTCTTGAAGACGCAGCATAAATCAAGTTCAAACTAGTGATAATGTTTGCACTCTTGTAGAAAGCGCTAATATTATCGTTGTATTGAATGTAAGAATTTGTGTTTTGGGGATATAAATATGACTTACCAATTCCAGTAGTTAAGTATTTATCAGGAGTAAAAGTCAAAGGTTGCTTATATCTATTCTCGCTGTAATGATTAATCTTTAAATTATTTATTGATATCTTGCCTGTAGATATGCTGTTGGCAGATAAATTCTTAATGTAATCATTTGTAAGATCGTTCTTGATTTCAGTTTTACGTGCTTTTATTACAACAGACAAATCAAGAAAAGTGTATTGAGCATAATTTGGAATTGTATTCTTAAGCAAAATACAACCAGAATAAGGATTGATTGTATAGTGTGTTTGATCTATCAATGTTTCTGTTAAATAAACTTCAGCAGTATCATATTGAAAATCTGTCCAAGCGAATAATGTGTAAAGGTCAGTGGTCAAACCAGTAGCATCAGTATATTGGTAAATTGTTCCATCACTTAACTTTATATATGTGTTGAATGTAAGGGCTGTAGATAAGATTTGTTGATTAGCATCTACTGCAATTAAAGTTTTATCAACAGCGTATGGCAAATATACTTCAAGTTTGGATGTTGACTTGATGCTTTGGTTTAGATAAATCTTATATGGGCTACTTGATTCGCTTATTGTGTAATCAAGACTAGACAAAGTAGTTCCATCAAGTTTTACAATTGGTGTGCCGTATGAAGAAAGAGTGTCACTAAATAAGGCACCATCAGCATTCTTTAATATAAAAATAGAAGTGTTGTCATAACTAGAACTTCCATCGTTAGAAGAAGCTGTTAATACTAAGTAATTTGCAAGATCTATCTTTGCTGGTGTGTTTATTTCACCAAGATGTTTATGTTTCAAATAAGATAATTGAAGTTGTCTTTGAAATTCTCCAGAAGATTCATTAATTTGATTTCTTCTTTCTTCATAGACGATTTCTGAAACAGTATTGAAATCAGTGTAGGTTGTATCTGCTTTGTAAATGACAGTGGCTAAATATACAGCATTTGAATAGGTGTTGTATTTAGAATCTGGGATTGTTGGAAAAGAGATATTACAAATTTCGTCTGATAATGTTGATATTCCAGATTCAGCCCAAGCATAAAAAGTGTTTGCTATCGTTTGTCTAAAATAGCGTGGTTTTTCAGTTTTAGCAGCATATTTATCGATAATTCCATTGCCTGTGCTAACTTTGATACATTGTTTGAAAGCATCTTGAAAATAAAGATTTGATGAGCCTAGAGTAAAATTTGTTGATGAAACTGCGCCAATCCAAAGTGTTTTTTCATTTGTTGATCCAGAACTTACATAGACAACAAAATTATCAGAATAATCAGATGTTGTATTAAGGCTTGAATGTCTAGTCCAAGTTGAAGAATCTACAGTATATATTCCATTTTGTGATGCTGTAGATTGATCTTTCACTAATACAAGATCACCAGCAACAACAGAAACTCCATCTATTGTTTGTGCGCCAGAAAGAGTGATATTTGTGGTGGTGGCTGCTGAACAAGATACAGTGAAATCAAGATCTAGTAATGATAATTTCTGTCCATATTCACTTGTGGCGCTTGTATTGTATCCATCAAGAAGTAAAATTTGATCAGCTCTATTGTCTGCTAATTTAGATACATCCCAGCCATTAATAACTCCAGGACCAAAAAAAGAGTATATGCCTGAAAAATTAGATTCAGCTGTAAGCATATTTTCATAGTCATAACCTGGATACCAAATATCGCCAAATTGTGAATATAAAAACTTGTAAATTGATGTACGATTAGCCATTACTACCTACGGAGTTGGATTAAATTTAATGCTAGCATCTCCTATATCAAGTTGTACGGCAAAATCATACACCATAGATGGAGTTGATCCTACGCTTGTAAGGAAAATTCCGAATCTGATTTTGCTGGATGCTTCTGGTAATTCAAAGGTTTGGTTCGGATCAATTACTGTGAAGTTAGCAAAATTGAATGTTTCATTAGTGTCATCAGATGTTGTATATCCGTACACGATGCTACCATTGTTTTTTAATTCGTTAGAAGTAAGTAAACCTCTTTTGATCATTGGAGCATCAGTGTCATAATTAGTAGTATCAAACATTCTAGTGAAGAAATAACTGCCTGACGATGATGTATATGAAAGAGTCAATGATAGCAATTCTGGAGTGATGTTAGGAGTTGCTGTGATAAGTTCAACCTTATATTGCAACCATTTACCAGAATATGCTGAAAGATCTACAGCCAAAGATTGCGCAGTTGTTGGAGCTAAACTATCATTGATACTTGATAATGATTGAGCATCACCATAAGAAGCTGCTATACATTCTGCTCTTGTGTTTCCAGTCTTTACATAAATCTTTACTTGAGTTCCGTTATCCAAAGTTGTATCTGGAGTTGATGGATACTTGTTAAGAATTAAGGCAACAATCTGTGTCCAAGTGATAAGTGTTGGTACATATATTGGCTGAACTTCATAAATGCCATACTCTCTGATTTTACGGTCAGGAGCGTAAACTGGGTAAGCTCTTGAAGGGGGAACATAAATCCCCTTCCTAGATAGCGAGTTGTCAGCATTCTTTTGAATTTGATAGATAACGCCTGAATTATTAGTTGTAGATAAATTCTGGTTATTAGTATTAGTATTCGTTGTTGTTGTCGATCCAGTCCCAGCATTTACTTGTCCTTGTGTGGGGTTATTGGTTTGATTATTTTGTGTATTGCCAGTTACAGGATTAATTGTAGTATTGGAGTTAGAAACAATAGTGGTATTCGTGTATTGAATAAAAGAACTAGTATTGTTAGCAGTATTAGCCACTTGAATCATTCTGTCATTGATTACAGGGAAACCGTTTGAATGTGCTGGTAGAGATACGCCTTGAATATTCCCAGCTTGATCTTTAAATCTAGCATAAATATATCTATCATTATTTTCATATGGTGTAGTGGTAAATTCGTAAACGCTACCATCCATGCCAGCACCATAGAATGTATTTCCAATTGCTGATACTGATTTTATCTTACTTGAACCATAAAATTGTGAGGATGGAATCGCTTCAAATGATTCTCCAGTATTCTTTTGCCATAAAAATTGAAAAGTAGTTCCAGAACCAACATTATTAGTAGTTTGAAGCTTTATTTTTAATATATCACCCTCAAGTACGTTAAAAGCATTTGCAGAGTAAAGTGTTGATAATGTTGTCGATTGATTGTAATTACTTATTTGCAAAGTATCGTTTACAAACAAATTATATCCAACACTGCTATCAATTCTAAATGATAGAGCACCATCTTTTGAAGCTAAAACTGCACCTTCATAAGTGATAGAACTATTTGTAAATCCGGTGGGTGGAATAAATGAACTACCTATAGCTCCTGTATAATTTATCGCTTCTGTTTGTCCTCTATAAGCAATAAAATTATAACTTTCAATGTCCCCAAGATCAGTCCAAGTAATACCAGAACCAGTGTAAGATCTCCAAGTCGAGTTTAATAAATTAGTATCATATGAATAGGAAACAATTTTCTTGAAACCATTTATTGACTTAAAATATCCATAAGTTCCATTGTCAGTGCTAACATAAATATAATTAGCATTTGTATCATCGTATATACTAAAAATATGATCAGCATATGTGTCATAAAGTTTAGCCCAAGAATTAGCTGTTGCATTTGTAAAAGATAACTCCCAAATTTGACCACCCCTAAACCCTACCAAAACAGAATTTCTAGTAGAAGATTTAGCTATACATTCAACATTGTCAAAGTTGGACGATAATGTTTGCACCCATTCAGCGTTGTAATATTTATAAATTGCTGATGCTCCACTACCATAAGCTCCTCCAACACCAACATACAGAGTAAATTCTTTAGCAGTAATAGCAGAAACTTGATCAAAAGAAGAGAAAGTTTTGAGTTCTGTGATTGCTTTACCATTGTATTGATAAACAGAGCACGAACTAGTAGAACCTTTAGTAGATCCAAAGAAAAGATTGTTTCCCAAAGATGTCATAGAAATAATAGGTTTTAACAACTTATAATTTGTGGTAGATAAAGGATCTTTTGCGTTTATAACACTCCAAAATTCACCATTAAAAGATGTGAATACTAAGCCATAATTGGTTGCAGCATAAGCTCTGCCATTAAATACGTGGATACAAGTGATTTGATACTTTTCTCCTACAAGAGATTCATTTAATATTTCATAAACTTCACCACTCTTGTAAACAAACATTTTATGATTTGCTGCAATTAATATCTTGTCATTGAACGAAGCAATAGCAGTTATTTCAGATGAAGCATTTCCGGTCTTTTTCGACCACAAATAAGCAGCATTTGTTAAGTCAATATTGGTATAAGTTGTTTCGCCAGCTGAAAAATCTATAAACCCTTTTGAATCAGCGTTTGGAAAAGAAGTAGCGTCTCTGAAGTCTGAAAACCTTGAAACTTGAGCTGAAACAACATCTGAAAATTGATCATAAGCCGCAAGAGTAATGTCTCCTCTTTGATCTATAGTGAAATAATCTCCATGATAAGCAATTCTAGCTGCATAAAGAGACAGTGGAGTTGTAAAAGTAAAGCTTAAGTAATCTGTTGTTTCTGGATCAGCAATATTTTCAACAATATCTTCCCATTCTGAAGTTTGAGTTTTTTTAACTTGAAGGATATATGTTTTAGTATTTTTAGCAGTAGCTCCAACAATTAAATTTGTGACTGTTGGATAAATATTGTTAGCAGAATTTGTAGGATCACTATAAACAGGATTAAACTTTTTGTAAACATAATTAGCTTGATCATTTCCAATAACTTCATATTTAGAAAGATCAGAACTACCGCCATAAACAGATACTTCTTTCAATGGTACTTCAAATATATCAAGTAAATAGTCTTTAGAAGAAAGTTCTGCTGATGTTGTATTAAATGCAGTGATTTTATAATATGGTGAAGTATTAGCTATTCTAATCCATGTCAAATTATCAGAATCATAGTAAGCGAATTCAGAATTATTATTGGAAAAATTAGCAATATCAATTGTAGCTGAGCCAATAGTGGACATTGGTAAATTATCTAAAGTGATATAAATCCAATAAGTAGTATCTGCAGTTAAAGTCAAACCTGTATTTGAAAATGAATATGAATCAAAAGACGTTGTCAAATCATTAAATTGGATACTTGAAAAAGAACCTAGTAATGTTGAAGGTGCATCATTTGTAGCATCATGAGTGTATATTGCAACATTTATTCTATCGCCAAGATTAACTATATTTCCAGTTTTTTTAAGATTGATATAAATTGTTGATATGTTTTGATCTTTATCAGATACTATTTTAAAAGCATTTACAGTTTGAATAAATGAATATGAAGATGTTGTATCTGTGTATTCTGTAGTTATTGAAGAATATCCAGTACCAGAAAAATAATGGACTTTTATACCAGGATCAACATCGTCTGCTTTTCTGTTTAATATCAAAATGCCTTTGGGTGGAACAGTATCATAAATAACACTGGCATTAGGATAGAATTCAGATTTGACAAAGATATCTGTTGTTTCATCCTCAATTTCGTATCCTATAGAAGTGCGATTGTTTAGTGCTTCATTCCAATATTTAGGATCGAAAAAACCGTAGTTATCATACGCCATAATTTGATATCAAAAGCGGTTCAAAATTTGCAACAAAGTTATTAGAACTATCTTTCAATGCTGCAGCTCCGCCGTCCCCACTATAACCAACTTTTACTATGCTGTTAAAATTTATTTTATTGTAAAGAGATAATTTCACATCTGTAGAAAAAGTAATTCCCAAACCAGTTGCTGATTTTATAGGAGTGTATTGACCATCTATAGATACATCAAAAGTTAATATTCCTGTAGCTGGCAACATAGGTCTTGAATTATTTTCTGTAAATTTTAGGTAAATATCTTGCCCATTTTTGTCAATATAACTATTTGCAGCATCTAAAGTCGGAGCAATAGTGTCAGTCAAATTGTTCGTAGCTTTGATAGGGGCTATTAAACTTGCAACTTTATTTTCATTTGTAGTTGTATCTGTAATAAAATTGGATTCTGGTTGAGTGTAATTTACAGTAATAACATCTTCTGGATCAAAATATGAAGACATCGTAAGAAGATATACTGTTGTTGCTAATCCACTGAATAATAAAGCAGAAGCTCCGATACTTGAAATTGTTTTAGCAACTCCTGAATATGATACCCCTAATCCAGATGGAGATTCTGGTGTTGTAGTAGTAGACATTCGAACATATATAATATTTCCAGAAACTCCAGTTCCGGTATATGCTTGCGTAATTCTTGGTAAAAATGTTGTGCTTGTAAGGTTAGTAACAGCACTACCAGCAAACGATACTGCATATGTCAAACCAGTTCCAGTACTATCTTTAATCTTGTAAAAATCTGACGCTGGTTGTGTGTAAGTTAAAGTAACTGGATTTGTACCATCGTTTACACCTAGTCTTGAGTTCAATTCAAGAACAATAACTTTGCCATTTGTAGCACTTGTGGGATCTAAAACATAAGCATTCGAAATTGCAATGCCTGAACTATTTTGACTTACAGCGAAACCGCTTATACTTGTAGTTGGTAAAAGGGGTGGAGTAGCCTCTGTGTAATAAACATAGACTTTTGTTCCGTCTGTACTTGTGGTTGAATAATTGTATACAGGAGGATTAGCCTCTTTAGTTAGATTTGTAATCCCAACACCTGTAAATGATGTTACATATGATTTTTGTGTATCGTTGTCAGATAATTTTGTAACTGTACTGCCAAATCCAGTTGCGTCATAAGAAACAAAAACTGTTTGAGCAGTTAAGGCTACTCCACTACCATTATACGAATAATCTACAATTCTGTCTGAATCTGCTAAAATCAACTGCAAAGTCTTAGGTGAACTAGCATCAATAAAGGTAGATGATGGAGTTACAGTAGCCGCAATGGCTCCAAATTTTTTTGTTACAGAAAATCTTAATTGTAATCCAGTGGCAGGTTCAAGACCAGTGCTATCTATGTCTTCAAAGTTTAAGTAAATCCTTTTTCCATCAAATGAGGTGTAAGATAGATTTGTTAAACTTGTTGAAATTCCAGGACTAGCACCACTGAAAGCTATGAATGTATTTCTTAAATCTTCGCTCATTATGGTTTAATATTTCCGTAGTGTCCGCTCAAGAACAATTTGCCCTTATAACTAATTGCTGTCAATGGTCTTATAACGCCATACAAAGTATAATTACCAGCATTGTCAAATACTTTTTTTCTCTCAAAAGTAATATCTTCCAAGAACCAACTTTCTGCATTTGAGTTGTAATAGAAAATCTTACTTTGTCTATCGTTAGGATTTTCAGAAATTTTGTCGCTTATAAATCCATCAGTAGCACAATATAATGTTCCATCGTGGTAAGTGAATAACCTGACTCCACCTGTAGAAGGAAGTACTACAGATTGATTAAAATCAATTACCTTAGCATTTGTAGGCTCATATGTTTCGCCAATAATGAAAGAGATATCTGAATAGCCGACTAAAGAATCACCAGCATCATTATTCAACTTTCCAAATTGAATATATGGATGATCATAATCGTAAGAATTGGCTGTAGCATCTAAATATTTTGAACTGTAGGTATCTAAAGATATGAAGTTTTTCTTTTCAATAAATGGATTCTTTTGCTGGCCTAGATAAATTTTTATATCTCTGTCTTCTACGATCCATCTAATTTTAGAAAGTTTATTATTGATATCAAATACATCTTCGTTTGATTGAATTTGTATCAAGTCAATTACAATCTCATCAGGTCTATCATTATATTCTGGTAAATCTGAGAATTCTATTTGTAATTTTCCAATAGTGCCTTTCCAAATTGGTGAAATTTTATATTGGATATACTCATTAGATGTGTGCATTGCTGTTTCTGCACTAATATTGAAAATACCGCCTTCATATGCCCAATAAGCTTTAATTTTTCCAAGACACAGTGTTTTTGCTTTTGGTTTTGCTTTAAATCTAATTATAATTACAGAATTTAAATTTACTTCTAAACTTAAATTATCAATTACAATACAAGGATTACCAGTTAATGCTGGAGTTATTTTCAAGACATATTTATCATAAGGGTCATTGAAAATATCATAATTAGTTTCTGTTGTTGCTGTTAGTTCTGTAATGAATTTACCAATTGTCCAAGATTGTTCGTCTGAAGAAATTGTTCCATTATTGACAGAGTAAAATTGCCAATCCGCCACTAAACCTGTAGTTGTCAAAGTTTTTTCCACAGAATTCATACCACTAGATAATTTCAATGTTGTGGAATTGAATTCTATAGAATATTGACCATAAAGATCTGCTATTTGAAAACCTTGATAACCAGCGAGAGAATTTATGGGAATTTGTTCTAAACTATTTAAGGTTGTTTCGTTTCGCAAATCAGAAGATGTTGCTGCTTGACTTGTATTTAAGTTTATAACTTTAGCTTCAAAAGTGTAGCTAGGCTTATTCACTACAAAATTACCAGATGATAAATAGTTAGAATAATTCAATAAATATCTATTGCCTGTATTTATATATCCTGTTTCTATATAAAATCCTAAAACTGAACTTCCTGAAACAATATACTGAGTAATATTTACTAACGACGGAGTGTTGTTAACTCCATTGTAAACATAAATACCATTGTAAATTCCATTAGTACCAGATACTGTTTGATCTTTAAGTAAGAACAAGTCATTAATTACCAAATCATGTCCATCAAGAGAAGTAAAATTATTCCAACTTGATATCGCTTCCCAAGATGCACATTTTACATTGATAAAATCTTGACTTGGTAAATTTTCACGTAAGAGTTGTTCCCAATCAGAACCTTCAGAAATTTCATAAAGTCTTGAGCCATAAGCAGTAGCACCAGTGGAAGAAACTGTATTACCCTTGATGACAAGAAATTCATTATATTGTTGATGATTGTTTTCTTTTGGAAATCTAGCAATACCAACATTATCATCATTTCTTGACAAGGTGTTGCTATCATATGAATAAAACTGTGCTGGAGCTGGATCGTTCATAAACAATTCGTCAAATACGATCGAAGTCCAACTTTCATCAGTTTCTGGGTTTGATAATGGTATTTCACTGTATGCCCAAACTTCTGGCTTCTTATCAATACCAGCTAAAACTTGATTCTTGCCCACTGCTAAACATCTAATCCCAAAATCAGAAGCTTCATAATCAGTGATGTTGTTCGAAATAATTGTTGAAGTTTCTAAAGTTTCAGTTTCAGTTTCTTTGACAATCACTTCTTCTGTGATTAAATTTGTTGGTTCTGATAATGAGAGTGTGAGAGTTCTGGAATATCTGTGTACTTTTTTATTAAAGCTTCCCAAAAACAATTTATTATAAGCAGAAACCATTGAAAGAATTCCACCAGATGCTGCAGCTAATTCTCCAAAAGGATATACCTGTTCCCATTGACTGCCACTATATGCTGTACTTAATTTTGCTCTAAACAATCTTGGTAGTTGGTCAGAAGCAACATACAAATAAGGCTCAGTTTCGTGTTCAAATTTGTGTGTAATCATCGTAGAAGCAGATAAATTTACACTGTTTTCTTGAAGAATAAAAATTGGCCCACTAATATATTCACCATTATAGAACCAAATTTTTCCTGACACACCAGCTAAATAAATACCATCATCAGAAGCAACCATTGATGTGATTGCTCTTTCACCTTGATTAGAAAAATCAATTATCTTCTCAAATGACACAAGATTAGCTGTGTGAATTGAAGCATAATATTTTTCTAAAACCACATTGATAGTTGAAGCAGTGATTGGAGTTTCAAAAATAAGATAGTTCTTGTAATCATCAACGCCATAATTTACAGAAGAGTTTACAGTAAGTTCATCTTGTGAATTTACTTTATAGACTCTTCCTAAATCTTCTGGATTGGTGCCAACTAATTTAAAAGCAGTTCCAGCAGCATAAGCAGGATCTAAACTATCAACTAAAGATATGTTAGTAAATCTTTTCTTTGTGATACCAGAAAAGTATAATATTTTTTCGCTATCGTTAGGACCTTTCCAAGAACAACTAGCTGTAAAAATTGTTGGCACCATTATACTTTTGGTCTCCTAATTGCATTCCACTTAACTTCAGGTTGAGTTATATTATTTCCAAAGTCTCTGAATTTAATTTCAACTTTCTTAACTCCATCACTTTCGCCTGTAAAATTAACCTTTACATATGGAGAATAAGGTATCCATTCTGACCAAGAGCCATTTCCAGAGTCTAACAATCTTCTTATTTGAAAATCCTTAATACCAGTGACTAAATCAAAACCATCAATTTTCATCCAAGATTCGGGCAAGTTAGATATTGTGGTTTCTTGATTTGTTTTAGGATCAAAGAAAGCAACAGTTCCAAAAGGCTCTTGTGTATCTACTAAAGCTTGAGAAGTAGCAACAAAACTAATAGGGTTTGATTCAGAAACATTGCCCATATAGTCCATCAATTGAACCCAGATTTTTCTTTGACCAGAAAATCCAATATTTTGATTTTGAAAAGCTGTGTTTTGTGGACCTAAAGCATAGTAGTTTAAATGACCATAGAGATATAAATAATATTCATTCTCACCGCTAACTATAAATTTGCCCCAAGGAAGCCAAGGTGTGTAATTGATAAAAGAATTGTCTATTTCTTTTCCAACTCTAAACGCTAGAATTCCAGAATCACTATCTTCTGCTTGTATTGATAATTGCACCATTCTCAAAGTAGATTCTGTGGCAACTAAAATGTTAGGCACATCCCCAAGATATGATGGGGCGTTGATATCTATTCTTGATGGAGTGCTCAATGTAGTTGGATAGCTTGAGATATTTCCGTGAGACAAAGCTCTAACTCTATATTGAATAGCATTGTTTTGTGTGGCATTTGCTGCTTTTTCTTCATATCTTGTGTGAAGTTTATGCCATAGATTATTTGCTCTTCTATATCCTGAAAATTCACCATTTTGGATATAATCTACATCAGAAAGTTCTATGCCATTAGCTCTTCCAAGTGCTGAATTAAATGGAACTGTAATTGCTACCCAAACAATATCAGATTGAGATACATTACTATTCCAATCTGAGTCCTCTAATTTAACTTGAACCAAATTATTATTTGGACTATTAGTGAAACCTGCAACGAAAGGATTGTAAGAAACAGATTTCCAAGATGTTAATGGATTGTTGTAATCTGGTAATGACCCAATATTACCAAAGAATCTTATTTTTAGTTCTTCCATTGGGAAAGATTTATCGTTTCCATTCCAATGTAATTTGAATTCAAATAACTTTGGCTTTGTCGATGATACAAAGCTTGATATTTCTCCAACTGTTATAGATTTGAAGAATGTGGTGCTTACAAATCTATCAACTAAATTACCATTGAAAGTGACTTCGGACTTGTACCAATTTGTATTAGCATTGATTGTTCCGCCAGTAATTCTTAAAGGCACATTATAGTCTGTTGTGGTTATAGCAAATCCGGATACTGATTTTATATAAACACCATTTTCGGTATTTTCTATTTGATCTTTGACTAAAATTTTGCTACCAACTGCTAAAGAGGAAAGTGAAGTGCCGTCAATAGTTAATGAAGTAATGTTGGCAATAGAAATATTTGTGCCAGTTGTTGCTAGTGAAATTTGTTCTACAACTGGTTGTGTTGCAGAAAAAGACAAATTAGAAGTGCCAAGAACAATTGGATCTGGTGTTGTCAAATACCATTTTGTACTTGCATAATCATAATCCATTGGTGTTCTTACTACCATACCTGAAAAGATTTCTTCACTTGAGTCCATTTCAGGCACTCTTTCTAATCTCCAGGTAGTTGAAGCAGTTCCAACTCTCGTTTGATAATAAACACCATTTTGAGATGTTGTTGCTTGACCAGCTACAAGAATATAATCTGTAGTTGATGTTACATAATTTTCATTCAAAAGTAATGTGCCAGCAGTTCCAGCAGTCAAACGATTTGATGAATAGGTTGGAGAGTTTGGTAATGCAGTGAAACTATAATGTTGTGCATCAAGTGTTAGTTTTGGTAATGTGTTTGCTGTTTCGTATTGATAATCAATTAAGTCAGTAAGTCCACTTAATAATTTTTGCCCGAGATAATGTTTGCTATTTGTAAAACCTTCATCTGACAAAAGTGTAGTCTTAATAGTACTATCATTATCAAATTGCTCTTTGTAAACATTAGGAATTCCTGACCATTTTAAATCTTGGAAATAAGTTGAACCATCACTGTCATATGAGCTTTTTCTAACTCCAAATCCTACAAAATATCCTAAATTAGAAGTGTTGGAATTGATAGGCAAAAGCATATCAGTAACACCAACCACATTGATTCCGCTTCCAGTAATTTCTTTGACTAATAAATATGTCCCAGTGGCGGTTTTATTTTTATATCTACCAGTGTAAGAAGTTGGTAGTTGATCTGTTATTTCAAATAAAAATTTAGTAACTTCAGTTTGTGGTTGGTAAGATCTTAAAACTTGTCTTCTTAATTTGTTATCTTCAGTTCTGTAAGCAACTGAAATTTCGTTCTTTTCCCCGCTAAACTTTACTAAAATAGTTGGAGCATTGAGTGGAGCATCAGAATAAGCAAAACCATCATCACATCTTACTCCAAAAGGTCTGTCCCAATTTACAGTAAGGTTGTTTTGAGTGTGAGATCTGAATGAAGATACCGAGCTAAAAGCAACATACATGTCATCAGATCCGTGTTTAAAAGCTAACTCAAATCTACATCTATTGCTCAGAGACGGTTTGTATAGTTGAAGTTCATAATGTAAAGGAACTGTATATAAGCCTGTACTATCTAATTTATCTATCTCATACAATTCAGAAGTGATATTTGTTGTGAACGCTAGCGCAGAAGGAGCATCAGTGAGAACAATAAAGTCTTCATTTACAGAATCACTCCATCCATATTCTATTTCTGTTACTGGAGAATTAATGATTGCTATATCATCATTAGTACAGTCTCCAATATCAATAGATAGTTTTGATTTACCTTGAGCTAAAAATAATTCTTCAACAACTAATCCACCAGAAAAAGTAGAACCTGTAGCTTGTGAAATTTGATAACCGAAAGCGCTACCAACAGATGAACTGCCAAAAGAAGTAAGTATTGCATTACCCAGCAAATAACTTTTCTTTGATGCTAAAGATTGATCTAAATATGGTGTGTAATAAGCTTCTACCATACAAAGATTTGTAGTACCCATTGATGAGTAATACATTTCCATAACGCCACCAGATTGTAATAATGGTAATACACTATGTGGCAATGTTGTAGTTTGTTTGCTTACGCTATCTGTACCATTAATTCTTGTGTAGAGATATGTAGTTGGGTTGGAGTTGTTTGGAATATCGATTCTACAAACAATTTCATTTCCATTGGCACTTGTATCTGGGGCAGCATACAACTTCATAAACGCTTGTGAAGTTACAGCAACTCCAGAAGTTGTAAATGAAAAACCAGCTTGTGTGTAAAAGTCAGTATTATTTGTGTTTGGTGTTAATTTTGTTTTGCTATAGAAAAATGCACCTTTCCCATAACTAGCACTTGTAAGACCAATATTTGCGCCTAAAGAAAGTGATGATGACGAATAATTTCCATCATAATATCTGTATGTAGATAAAGTAGTAGATGCTATCGATGCTGACGGTATAAGTGTTCTTTTGACATTGTTATGTGCGGAATAAGCATCGTATGTTCCACCAGTGTTAGAAATTTCATAAACACTAGCAATATATCTGCCAATTCCTGAAGATTCCGTTTGTGCTGCTACTTGATTACCACTTACGAAAGAAAGTAAAGTATTTTTACCAACATATCCAGATTTTGCGCTTGGAATTTCTGGAAAATCAGGATTTACTGGAATTTGACCTTCCCATCTAATTTGATCAAAAATTCCATAACCCATAGGATACTCTATATCTGAACTATTAGGTCCTTCCAAGACAGCTTTCATATAAACTGTAGAAAGACCACCTGAAGCACTAAGTGGCCAATTATATACTTTAAATAATCCAGTACCTGCCACTGGAGTTGCCATGGTGCCTTGAGTTAATGTGCTATCAAAAAAGTAAAGTGGATTTAATGTATATTCATAATCAAAATCTGGATCATAAACATAGGAACTTGAAGGCCAGTTTGTAATAGCTATGGTTGAAGTTGGATCAAATTCTGGATCATTTGAAAGATAAAGAGTTTTTATTCTTCGTAAGTAAGTAAGCTCACGAGTGCCACTATCTCTTACTTCAAAACTAAAAGTAAGAGTATTTTGATTATCGTCAAGGGTTGGATCTTTAGAATATGAATTACTAGAATAAGGTTCTCCCAGATTTATAAATTCAGATTGTAGATATCCACTTGTAAGATTGTTGGGTAAAATTATTGAAACGTTATATGGCACTTTTAACCACCGCTAAACAGGGAATATTAAAATATTCTTTGCCAGCCGATGCGACCCCTATAAAAGTTGAAAATCAAACTGGAAAGGTATTGATTTTTGTACAGTTAATGGGCAATGTACATCAAAATACATAAATCCATCTACATAATCAATATTGTTATATCTGCCCTGTTTATAGAAAGTATATGAAGCAGAATATACTGAAATATCATTTGTAATGTCAGCAGAAACAAAATACATATCAGCATACACTGGTGCTTTAACTGTGTCTAATCCATTGGGAAGATAGACTTTTAGTTGCAAACTTGGTGAAAGATCCCCAGCTGATAATGTACTTTCAATAATTGTATTGCAAATTATCTTAAAATAAATTGTTTTTGAAACTGCTCCATTTCCATTATTATAATATTCAATATCATCTGTTGAAGAGTTTGAGTTTATTAATGCTGGAACAGTGGAAATAACAGGGTTTCCTTGCCTTACTGGTCTTGGAATAGATAATGAAGAATCATCATAACTTCCAATTGAAAATTCAGGCATTTTACAAGTGTCATCTATTACAAATGGATTGCTAGTATTTAAAGCCTCAAAGTTTTGAGCACTGAAATTTTTTGCAAAAAAGTTCAATTCTGAAATTTTTAAACTATTGTCAGGTCTGTCAAGAATAACAAGCAAAGTATCATTTGATTCAAAACTATATTTCGTGTTTTGAAAATCTATTACATAATCTTTATCGCCTCTTGAAAAAATTATATAATTTGGGTCAATTTCTACAATAGAATCAAACTTGAACTTAATAGATACAAATTGAATATATGAAATTACTTTTTCAAAATTTATTTCGATAAAATTTTCTAAAATATTTAAGTTTGCAACAGTTTGTTTTTTAAGCAATAATCTTATGTTGTTATCATTTTGATTTATGAGATAGTTTTTATCATATGATGTAAACTCGAATGATAAAACATTCTCATCATCAATTATATTTACTTTTGGTATATTGTTTTCAATTTGTAAATTCATAATTTATTCCGATACTAAAATATTGTCATTTGAAATAATACGCATACCTTTAGGGTGAAATAGCTCGTTATTGTCACCCCAAGTTGATAATATTGTTCCAGAATTATTTACTAGATGTAATCTTGAATTTTCGCCATAATTTATGACATCATCAGTCAATACATAAAAATCAGAATAATCTGTAGATGGTCCAGGAAGAGCTTTTACTACATCATTGTTAAATGTAAGCTTTGTTTCAATATATCCATTAGAAATATTGTAAACTTGTAATTTACCAGTGTCTGTTGAATCTAATGCTGGACTACCCAAAAGAACATTTCCGTTAGGAAGCAAATATGCAGAGCCAAGTTTGTTATCATAATAGTTAACAATATCTGATGTAATTGCCCATTTTAGTGTCAAATCTGTATCGTTCGAATAACATAATACTGATTTTGAATGTGGTTGAGCAATTACAATGAGTGAATTTGTATCATCATATTGAACTGAAACTGGATTGTAAATATTGGCAAAATATATAGGTCCTTGCCACATATCCAAAATTATGTTATCTACTTGTGAATTAGGTCCATACATAGTAGATGTGGAAACTATACCATCACCATTATAATCTGATACAGAATTTACAGTTGCTGTAGTTGTAGGTAGGCCTGTTGTAACTGTTGATGTGCCTGTAATGGACGTGCTAATACCAGAAACATATTGTTGAGTTCTGTTTACTGAAGATACTGATGAAGTTGGTACAGTTGCCGATAGTGATGTGTTGGTATTTATAGAATTACCTGCATTTGTAAAACATCCATTATCTAGTCTAACTTTTTTAGTAAGAGCATTGCTAATAGCTGTATTTAAGGTAATACCTTCTACTGTGTCTTTGATAGTAAACACATAAGTAGCAGAAAAATCAAATATTGGTTCAAGGTACTCACTAGAGAGTCTAGTGTCATCTCCTCTTACAGAAATATTATCATATGTGATGTAAATTTTTGTAAGATCTACAAATGATATATTTTGCGAAAAAGCAATATAAATCTTCCTTGTGTTAGGGTTGAAAGAAGCAGAAAGTGCAACAAAATCTTTTGATGTAAGCTTAAGTCGTATATTGCCTTGAATTACTTTTGTAAAAACTCCATCTATATCAGTGATTATAATTCTGTCATTTTTACTGTCGCAAATTATATTGCCCCCTGTAGACAAAGTTTGATAATCAGTAGGAGTATCTAATCCATAATTTGTAGACTTTAAAAATATTTGATTTGGAGTAAGATAATTTCTTAATGTACCAGAATCTATCCCATCTTCTACAGTTGTCTCTAGAACATTACTTGATGCTGATATTAAGTTGTTGTTTCTTAAGTAAACCCAATTTCCAACATTGGAAGTATCATAAATTTTTAAATAATTTGTATCATCTGGGTTTGTAACTCCATATCCAGCGTTTTTATTGTAATAAACATCACTTACCCAACCGAACTTTGAAATAGTAGTGTCAGTGAAATTTCTATCATAAGATCTAGTTGTAGCACTTCCTACTGTTGAATAATTTACTCTCAAGCTATTTACGGTAGGAGCTAAACTTTGTAATTCATTTGCATACAAAGAAAATAAAACATCAAAATATCTACCAGTGCTTGAGTTTGTATTGGGTGTTGCAATAATTACATCTGTCTCAGAAAGAGTTTTCAAATTATAAAATAAATCAGAACTTACATTTGATCTGCTTTGAACAGTATATTTAGTGCCAGAAGGTATATTTATGTCATATTGAATTTGATTGTATTGAGTATTTGAATCTCCAGAATCAAATCTTAATAAGAAATTAGCATTCTTATATCTGTATTGATCATTCCACGTAAATACAGCTGATGTTTGATCGGTTGGGTTGCGTCTAGCAAGAACTAGACTATCATTGTTGCCTAAAGTATTGATTTGTGCATCTGTTGGAGTAAGTAATTCAAACTTGGTTTGCTTTTCAGCATTCCAACCCTGATCTGTTGAAAAGTAAAAACCAAATCCTAACACAGAAGATTTTAAGCTACTATCACCAAAATCCGATAAGTTTACAGAGGAATAAGTTGCAGTTGAACCTGTAAATCCATAAGTAGTATCATCAAATATCTTTACGTTAGTGGCTGGGGATATGTAAATTGCAGATGAGCCAGTGCCAGTATTAGGAGCAAAATCAATCTTTTGATCATATTGTAAATTAGGATCTGTACTTCCATTTCCAACAACCAAGAACATATAAATTTTACCTAAAGCTGCTCCTGTTTCTCCAAGACCTGCAGAGAAACCAAACCCAACTTTAGAATCAAAGTCTAATGAAACTGGTTGATTGAATAAAGTGTATGCATATAAACTTGTATCAACCTTGACTTTATTAGAAACATAAGTGGTTGTGAAAACTAATCCAGTATCCCAAGATCCAGTTGTGTCGAAAATACTCGATACTGGCTGTGAAAGGGTCAGGTAATTCAAAGGAGTGTCAATCGTGAAACTTCCTGTTGTTGCTGAGCCTGAAATACTAATATTGCTAAAGAATGTATTATTTGTAGATCCAAGAGAAGATGCTACTGTTTTTGCTTGCAAGAAATCATTCTGAACTACAAAAGATTTATCTCCTACAAAACTGCTTGAAGTAACAGATCCACTAATTCCTGAGCCTGATGTATTTGGATCTGTATCGTATATTGTTGCCAATGTATATTGACTTGGAACTGATGTAGTTTGAGCAAAATTGGCAGAATTACCAGTAGAAGAATTTGTCGAAGTGTTTGGAAAAATGCCTGGAACATATGTAAGAGTATTGATTTGTGTTGAATCAATAAATGTAAATCCTACTCCACCAGATTTTTTCAAAGCAACCAACATCTGTAATCTATTTGCTATAGAAAGATCAGACATCTTGTCATTAGCATCATTATTAACGACAGCCAACAAAGCTGTTTCTAATTGATCATGAGTAAGATTGCCTTTATTCTCTAAATTACTATGGTTGATTGTTGGAAGTCTTGCTGAATCCAAAATACCTGTTGTAATTTTTGCAGCATCAACAGAATTTATATTTTCACTTGTTAATTGATTTTTTACTTCTAAAGATAAATCAATTGGAGAAGGATTACCAGTTCCACCAATATGTTTATGATTTTTTATCAAATATGAAAGAGAAGAAAATAAAGTTATATCCTGTCTAGTTGTTTCAAATAAACTTATAAGATTGTTGGCAACATCAATTTCAAGATAACCTAATGAAATATAATTTACTGTGTCATTTATTTGAGTCAATGATGCGACAAAATCAACATCACCATTTATAGCTGTGTTTGCATTTTCGTATGCATAAACATAAACTTTTGAAGTTCCAACTGTTGTAGGAATTGTTGGTAAAGATATATCTTTAGATGCTGTTGTGTTTGCAGCTTTATAAGAAACAAAGCCTTTTCCAGAAGTGATTGTAATTTTTGTTAATTTAAATTCATTTGAGAAAGTTTGAATACGCCAAGATGGAACTAATGGATCTTCTTCAATAATGCCATTCTTAAAAATTTGATAAAGATTATACATTTGATTTTCAATGGCCTTAAAGCGAAGCTCATCTAAATCAATATTTTCTGAAAGGTCTTGGTTTGGTTCAATATATCCAAACCCATAAATTGGTGTATTTCCCATTATTTAATTTCTTGTGGTTTATATTCTGATGTTACTTTTTCTACGCCCCAGTTAGCATATCCCCAGCGTAAAACATCTTGTTCTTCTATTATATTATTTTTATTAACATTAATGACTTGTAAAGCTTGCGTGACATTAGATCTTAAAGTCAAACCACTTTGCATATTTATTGTATTTTGTCTAATTTGATCATTTATTACAAATGAAAGAGATTGAAATAAAGGCATTTTATACTCCTCCTAATGATATTGGCATGTTAGTTCCCTGAACGCTTGCTGTGATAAGATTGTTGGATTTATTATAACTGTAATCAACATTTGTATATACATATTGATCAGTTGAATTAACTGTCTGCCCTTGGAAAACATTAATCAAAAATTTACCGTGAAAACTTAGGGGCTTAGCAACATAGCACTGGAAATTAATTGAACTTATTGGTGTTTTAGAAACTAACTCTATACTATCTGTAACTCTCTTTAGCACTTGCTGATCAGGAATTTCATTTCTTTGCATAGACCACATCAAATATTTCTTGAACCCAACATAAGGAGCTTGTGCTGAATTGAATGGAGCATTTTGCAAATATCCCAATAAATCTATTTGAGATTGGATTGGTAAATTTTGAATAGATACAGATCCTGGAGAATATCTTTCGTCAGCTAAAAAACCAGTCATAGCTGTGCCAAAAACTCTAACTCCTGCAGCAAGGCCTTTAACATCTGTTTTAATTGTGTAATCATCAACAAGTAAGCCGTGTATATCTGATTGAAAATTATTTATATAATTATTTGTGTTTGATGCGTTACTGTTAAAAATGTAAGCTGTGCCAGCTGCATTTAATCCAGTAAATTTCAAATCATTATCTATATAGTTGTTTCTACATTCTAATTTAAACCCATATCTTTCCGCCCATCTGAATGTTGGAAGAGAATAAGGATTATTCAATCTTTCTAAAAGCTTACCTAATTTTTCATAAATCTTATCAAGAGGATTTAATTTTATAAGATCTTGATTATTTGTTGAATTACTATTCAATCTTAAATCAATTCCATAAATTGAACCTCCATTTTGTAAATCAGAATTATTTCTTATATAGTATGACCAAAATCCTGAAGTAGCCATTATAGAATCAATTGCTAAGTCATGTCTCATACCAGCTATCATCATATTTTTATCAAAATATAAATTCTCTAAAACAAAAGATGCTATATCTTGGCAAGTTAAGGTAAATGTACTATCGTTACCTTTCCTAGAATATGATGTGCTTGTGATAAAACCTTGAAAGTATGGATACAAATTACCCTGTACATAACCTGCGTCTATAGATACACACAACAAGTTATTTTCAATTGCGTTGATAAACTTTTGACCTTCTAAAGAATCAATATTTTTTAAGACAATGTTTGCAGTTTTACTAATTTTTGATAAATTGGAAAGCTCTGCTGTGCAGTTTACAGACCAACTTTCGACCCAAGATGTTATGTCTCCCACATCGTAAAACAATTGATTCAGCTGAGGATTGATAAATTTATAATCACCTGCGTTTGCACTGCCACTTCCCAAATCAGGAAATACCGTTGCTAATACTCCTGGATGTGGAATTTCAATTTGTAAAAATGCTGGACCTTCAATCGTACAATTATATCTAATTTTGAAATAAAGGGTTTGTTTATCAGGATCTGCACTTGTCAGAGGTGGTGTTGTATATTCAGTTATTTTTGCAAATTGGGCTTGATTTAAGCGCAAATCTGCAAAATATGAAATATTTTTATCTAATGGGTTGGCAGAATTATATCCAGTGTTTTGTGGAAAGCCATTTATTCTATATGATGATTTTTCGAAAGAATCTTGAACTTTTTCTAGAAATGTTGAGATTGTTGGAATTTTTTTCTTTGAATATTTAAATTCTGCTGTTATATAATTTTTAGTTGAATTTTTGGGCTGATTATTATTGAAATTATTAAAAATTATTGCAGAATATCTGAACTTCACATTAGTATTTGACAAGGATATAAAAATATCAGTTAAAGGTGGGCAAAACACTTCTCTGCCACTTAAATTGATAACTGTATTCCATCTTGTAATGTCTGGACTAAAACCAACTAACAGATTTGGCCCAACAAAATGTACATACACGTCATAAGAATTCATATTAGTCTTGTCTAAAACAGGAGCTATCAAATCTGTTTGAACTATGTAAGACTGGCTATATGGATCAAATATTTTTAAAACAGGCTTGCTATCTATTTTAAATTCAATAAAAAAATCATTGATATAATTATTATTTGCAACTTGTGGTCTTATTGCGATTTTTATGGCTGAAGAATTTTGTTGCATATTGCTTGCTGAAAAGTTAATATGAAAACCATTATTGCCATAGTTTCCTCTTGCTTTTATAGGCTCTGAAGTACCATCAGGATTGTAAATTACAGCATCATTTTGATAAACAGCGTCATAAGAAGTAGGAAAAATTCTTTTGATTGTTGTATTCGTTTTCTCAGAAGTAACTTCAACTTGCGCACCATTGACAGGATCTTTAACAGTTCTTAGAGTGCCAGTATTTACTCCAGAGATAGCTGGTCCTATATATTTATATGCATCCCTGGCACCATCAACTAAATGCCAAATATTGTAAGTAGTTAATACATTTCCATTATTAGTAAATGGAATTTTAGGTACGTGTTGAGTAAAATCATCAAATTTTTCAGGTTGTGACTGCACACTACCTTGAATTGGACTATCAACAAAATTTGGGTTATATCCTTCTGCTGGACCTTTCAACTTATTTAGCACAGGATCCACTTCTCCGGGAACAATAGCACCAAATGCAAATGTACAAGATGATGCACTTATAGCTGTATTGATCTCTGGAATTCTAGCATTTTGTAAAGAAGAAATTACCTTTAATCTGCTACTATATTTTGGTTCTGTTGTGCCATCTGCATAAGTATAAGTTGGTTCAAAATCATAATTCAAAACATTTAAGTTGTCTTGTGACTTTGTAGCAGTACTAGCAGTATATTCCCCAGAAAAAAATCCACTTTCAGGAGCATTCATAATACTCAAAGTGACTTTTGTTTTTAGTTGTCTTGGGTCTGGGGAAAGGTTCATATTAATATTATAAAAAATAAAAAGGGTTTACACCTTTACTGGGCTATTTGATTAATTGGATAAGCAGTTGGATATTGAGGATCTGTAGCATATCCACCTGGTTTAGTGATTGTAAATGAATATGATGATGGTCTTACATTAGATGCTAAGATTATTGAATGATTTCCACCAGCAGAAATATCAGATATTTCTTTTACACTCATATTAGGCAGAACTATTCCAGAGCCATGACCATATTGTAAATTTAAAGAATTTGAGCTTGAAACCGATTGAACATATCCGAGTTGTCCAAAATCATTAAGACCATAAGGATAAAAAAGTCTTTCAGATAAAGCTAAATATCCAAATTTACCCGTTGATACTCTTAAGAAATTTTCACCAGGATTTAAGTCAGATGCTAATCCTGCGCTAACGTTAAATTGAGGAACTTCACTTGATGAAAAGAAATACAGGTAAATTGCGTGATCATAATATGGATCTTGTGATGCTGTAATCACTACAATGCTATTTTCATATGTTGATATATCATAAGCATATCCCCAACCTCTCAAAGTAGATAATCCTGAGAACCATACTATTTGACTATCAATATCGTATCCAAGTCCAGTTACAAAACCTGACTCATTATTAAATCCAACTTCTAATTTGAATGGGTTGAGATAATTTGTACTTACAAGTTGCAAATCTGGATTAGGATCTATATTAATAGGGAAAAAGCCAGTATCAACTATTCCATTTTTGTTTGTATATCCATGATTTCCAGCTACCCATACTTGTTTATTATCAGTAAAGGCAAGAATATAAGAATTGCAAGATACATCAAGTAAGCCATTATTTGATGTGTAACTTGGTCCGATAAAATTATAACCTCTTTCAATAATAGGCTGAAAACTATATATATTTGTTTTTGGTAATGCTTGACCAAAAATTCCATTTATATTAGAACCACAAACCAATAAAACTCTTTTGCTAATAGTTGTATCTTCTACAATTATAGCCGAGCAATAATCTCCAGCAGAAACTTTGATGACTTTGTATTTGGATGCTAAAGGTACTAAAGTCAAAGAATTTAATTGAGTAATATTTGATGGGAAACCAAGTTGACCATTACTATTTGACCCACTTGCATAAAGTTTTCCATCTACATCAACAGCAAATGTATGGTAAAGACCACTTTCAATTATAGTGTATTGTTTTGTATCATCAACTAGTTCAAAACCATATCTATTTGGTGTATTAGAACCACTTGCTATCGCTCCATTTAACGCTTGTCCTGATGAGAATAATTTATTTGCTAAAGGATTTTGAGCAGCAGAAACATTTACATTTACAGAATATCTATTTCCTAAATTAGTTGCCGGAGTTGAAGATAATTTTTGCGTATCATAAACAACCAAACTTACAGCAAATATTCCAATTGTATTAAATTTATTGACAAAAGTTGAATTGTATCCTGACTTTACACCATCAATTGACCATTCAAATGTTATATCTGATCCATCTTCTGGGTCATAAGAATTAGAGCCATTGAAAGTAAAACTGTCTCCTACCTTAAGTTCAATGTATCCTGAAACACTAGGCTCATTTCCTAGTATTGCTATTGGGTTTTGATTTGGTGGTGGAGGTGCAGGATCTTGGAATACAAATATAGTTTTGTTAACTGTATTAGATTCCAAACCTAAATTATCAAACACACTTAAAGTAATTGTGTGATTGCCTATACTATCAAATGATGTTTCAAAAGTTGGAGTATTAGAATTTTGATTGATACCATCTTTCAGCCATTTATATCCATTGATGAATTGATTTGCATCAGAATCATAACTTCCAGAAGAAGTAAAAACTATAGGTGTGTTTACTCTTATTGATACTATTCCAGATGGTAATGTATCCAATAATGCCACTGGTTTATTATTTTTGACAATATAATCAAGAGTTGCAGTATTTGTTGCACCTAAATTATCTGTAACAGTAAGATAAACTTTGTATGTTCCTGGATTATTATAAGTTGTTGCAGCAATAGTTTGATCTGAAACATTTCCATTTCCAAAATCCCAAGAATAAATTAATGGTCCTCCGATATTATCAGGATCATAACTTCCAGCAGCAGAGAAAGTTACAGAAATCGGAGCAAAACTTGTATTTGATTGAGGGTTCGCTGATATAACTGCAACTGGTGGAACGTTTGGAGCATTTACTTTCACACCAATATTGGTCAAGTCACTCCAAACACCATCATCATCTTGTACTCTTAATGTCACAGAATATGGAGTGAATCTTGCTGTACTGAAAGTATAAGTGAAAGATTTGGTAGTAAAAGGTGTTCCTACTAAACCATTTATATACCATTCATAATTTACAACTGTGCCATCAAGATCATAAGAATTTGAATCAAATATTACAGTGAATGGAGCAATACCTGTAATTACATTATTTCTTGGGGTGCTGTTAGTTGAAATTACAGCAAATGGTTTTCTATTATTTATGCTTACAATTTGAGATATTGTATTTGATAATCCAAAGTTATCATACACAGTAAGAGATACAGTGTAATTTCTGTTGCCTTTATTGTAAGACTTGGTTGGGTTTTTTTGCAATGGATCGGTGGTTGTAAAATTAGTTCCATCGCCATAATCCCAGGACCATCTAGATAAAGCATTTTCTGGATCACTTGAATTATCTGTGAATGTAATAGGATCAAATGTAAATGCGCCTACAGGACTATATGAAAAACTTGCTACAGGAGGTTGATTATTGATAGTGATAATTTTGATAGAATTGGTAGTTTCTAAGCTGATTCCATTCCTATTGTCAGTTACAGTTAATTTAGCTGTGTAAGAACCTACTGTTTTATAAACGTGAGAAATTGGTGCAGAATTTACAAACTGTGTAGAAGTGCCATCACCAAAATCCAATTGATACAAAATGATAGAACCGTCTGGGTCTCTTGATTCCGATACATTAAAAACAAATGTATCATTTATCACTCCAGAATTTTTATCTACTGAAAGAACAGCAAGTGGTAGTATATTGTCAGGTGGGGTAACACTAACTGAAAAGCTTGAAGTGTTAGTAGCGCCAAAATCATCAGTTACAGTGAGGGAAACTACATATGTCCCTTCTGTAGCAAAATTGATTGTTGTGTTAGGAGTTGATGCAACAACGGAACCAGCTACACTCCAACTATAAGAAGCTATTATTCCATCTTCGTCTGTGGAAGTATCTCCGTTGAATGTTAGACTTCCTGGTGCTTTTACAGTCAAAGTGGTGTAAGTTATTCTCGCTACAGGATTTCTATTAGCAACATTGATCAACAAATTGGCTGTTGAACTGTCGCCTGTATTATCAGTGACAGTTAGTGAAGCTTGATATGTTCCTGGTTTAAGATATGTATGAGATTCAGTTGTTCTTCCTTGAGATATAACTGTACCATCACCAAAGTTCCAAGCATATTTTGTGATATTTCCGTCAGAATCATAAGAAGTATTTCCAAAGAAATTTACTTGGGTTTTAGACAATACTGGATTTGGAAAAGCTGAAATTATTGCAACCGGAGCATTATTTTTAACTACTACATCTAAAATATATGTGTTCTTTAAATTGCCATCATCGGTTACAGTCAATCTAATTGGATAAGTACCTGATCTTGTGAAAGTATGAGATACGGTTTTCTGATATGTTTGAGAATTGTAGAATAAAGTGCTTCCAGACTCAAACTCCCAAAGCCAACTTATTATTTGCCCGTCTGAATCAGTAGACAGATCTGTAAACAAGATTGTTGCTGGCGCCAAAACATTATTAGCATCAACTGTAAACAAAGCTACAGGTGGTTGATTAGCTGGAGGTGGTTCAACAACAAATTGAATTGATGAAGTTGCAGTTTTTTTATTTGTTCCATCAGGCAAGCCATCATCAGTAACTGTTAAAGAAACTGTATATGTGCCCGGGAATAAATAAGTATTTGATGGATTCTTGAGCGCAGAATCTGTAGTTGAGAATGTATGACCATCTCCAAAATTCCAATCCCATTTAGTTATAAATCCATCAGGGTCAGAAGATGTTTCAGTAAATTTACCAATTAAAGGTTTGAAGCTTGTCTGGGTACCTGTAATATTTGAAATAGTTGGTGATTGATTAATTAATGGATTGACAATTACATTTTTTGTTATAGAACCTGATTTTCCGCCATTGTCAGTGACCGTAAGAGTAACTTGATATGTTCCAGCTGACAAATAAGTGTGAGATGGATTTTGCACAGTGTCAGTAGAATTATCACCAAAATTCCAATTCCAAGTAGTTATTGTTCCATCTGTATCTAAAGACGTATCAACAAAGTCAATAACCAATTTTCTATTCTGTTGTGAAAATGAGAAGTTAGCTATAGGTGGATTATTACCTGGTGGAACTACAGTAATTTGAATTGCAACTGATTCTTTCAATCCTCCAGAATCTGTCACAGTAAGAACTACTAGATATGTGCCAGCAGAAGCATATATGTGCTCTGGATTCTGCACATCGGCGGTTTGACTATCTCCAAAATCCCAATGCCAAGCAACTAAAGAACCTTCAACATCACTAGAAGTGTCCGTAAACTGCACTTTTAATGTTGGTGTAAATGATGTTTGAGCCCACTTAAAATCTGGTGATGGTGGATTGTTAGGTACACCATTCACATTGATTGTAGGACCAAAATATTTGCTTGACAATCTTGCTAAATTATCTTTGACAAAAAGAGTTGGAGTGAATGAACCTACTTTTGTGTAATCATAGGTAAATGGCACGTTATCAAATTTGATTGCTGTGTTTCCATCTCCAAAATCCCATTCATATATCTGTATGAAAGAACCATCGTTTGCTGGGTTAGATTGGTCTGAGAATGAAACAGTTAAGATTACATCCCCAGAAGTAGGTGTTGCAGAAAATTTAGCTTGTGGAGAAAGATTATTTACTGGAGCTGGATTTACTGTAATTGTGATTGTAGCTGGATCACTACTTACACCACTTGTGTTCGTAACGATAAGAGTTACCTTGAATTCAATTGGTGTTGTTGTATTATTTACAAAAGTATGTGATGGATTTTCTTCAGTAGATTGAGTTTCATCACCAAAGTTCCAAGCATAAGTAAGAGTACTACCACCAGGATCATACGAATTTGTTGACAAAAAGTTTACTAATAATGCTGATTGTCCGCTTGTAGGATCTGCTTGAATATCTGCTATTGGGGTTGTATCTTTTAAATTTGAACCTGAATCATTAACACATTCAATGTCAAACTTTCTAGTACCTAATATCTTTGAAAAAGGATGAAATAAAACTGCTTCTATATAACATTTGCCCGTATCATAAGCTACAAAAACTTTTCCATTATACTCTTGTTTTTTGCAAGTAATTAAGGCAGGTTTTTGTTTGGGCACTTCAGCGTTGAGTTCACTATTAGCATCATAATAAGTGACAATATTGTTTCTGTTACTTAATTCTGTAACTAGAGCTTCATCTAACTTACCTTTAATTAGATGTAATTTATCAGATCTTTTTTGCCCCAAATTACTAGATGAAAGTGCATATTCAAAATAATAAATTCCACCATTGCACCAAAATACTGATCTATGTAATCCTAATCTTTCATCATAATCAGAAGTTAATCCATAGATATTATATTGGTCAGACAGAGTATTTCCAGTAAGAGCATCCAAATCAAAAAGCGTATTTTTATTTTGTGCTTGATAATTTGAAATTATCTTAAAATTAATCTGCCTTGGATTTGCATTCATTGAATAAGCGACAATATATTCTCTAGAAGATATTTGTGCCACTGTTGGAAATGATGAATATGCAATTCCAGATGATGTGATTGGTTCTATCAATCTAAAATCAGAAATATATGTTGGAGCAACACCATCAATAAAAATTGTTTTATCAGTGACTGGAGCATTAATATTAGTGGTACTTAAAGAGATTGATCTAAAAACAATTGCACCAGGATCAGCATAACCTACATTAAATAATTGAGGGGCTTGATCTGAAATTGCATAAGAATTATATTTCGTTCCCTTAAAAGCTTTCGATAGAGTAGAAAAATTTGCATCTATCTTTGATTGTCCGTCAATAAATGGATACCAAGAAAGTTTATTTCTCATATCGGTATTTGCAGCAATTAAGGATTCGTAATCGTGAGAACTTGTAGCTTTTGTATTTGAGTTTCTTTCAGTCAATAAAAAAGTATTTACTCTAAATGCTTGATTTATATGCGTTTCTGAGCCTAATACAAATGGAAATTCACCCTTGATTGTTACTCCAGAACCAGTAATTGTATTATATCCAACAGGATACTTTTCATATTGTTGAGTGAAGAATGAATCAGTTTGAATGATTGCTGTTTGATTTTCTTCACCAGGCTTTGTAGTAGGGATGGTATATGCTATTACTATAGATTTTTCAAAACCTGATTCACAAGCAGAAATATTTGTAGCAACACTTTGTTTTCCACCCTTATAAGCTGCTCGTTCTCTTTTTGCTTGAGAAAAATTTCGTGTAGAACTTCTAAAATCCGATGGCGTTGTAAAGTTTTTGGACTTTTCTAATTCTATATAATGGTCAATTTTATTTTTCCCATAAACAGAACCAGTTTCAAAATAACCCTTTGCATCAGATTCAGATGATCCTTTATTTAGTTTTGATGAAACTTCAATTAAGTTTGCTTTTCTTAAGTTGTCAGCGGTACTTTTTTGAGGAGGTAGGATTAGTCCATATCCTGGTCCTCTTGCAATAAAACCCCCACGCAAATGCAATGTAGATTCTTGAACTGTTCCATCTTCATTTCTTAAAGAAGAATTCCCAAATAAATCTGGTTTACCTGGTGGAAAATTTCCATTAATTCTATGGAAGATAGTTTGTGCTAAAATTGTTTGTAAATCATTAAAAGAAATATTTATTGCATTGACATATGAAGTTCCAGAGCCACTGTTTTTACCACTAGGCAATGCTAAAAGTCCATTACCATAAACCCAAGTAGCATAGCCTGTATCTGAATTTAAATATTCTGGATCTAACTTATTTCCATATATTCTATTTCCAGTAATTGGATCTGTAGGATAGCTTTTATCAAATTTTTTAGCTTGCCATCCTGGATGTCTTATAATTTTTGCTTCAGAATTATTTGGATCTAACCACCTTGGATTGACATAAGAATCAATCTTTGTAATATCATCACACAAACCTGATATAGATTTTGGAGACAAAGTCCAGTAATCTAAATTAGATGTGATAATATTTTGCCAAGTTATATCGCCTTCTTCTTCATCCCTTCCATCAGTGTTTTGTTGCCAAAATCTTCTTGTGTAATACTGAGTTTCAGATGTGCTTGAAGCTTGGTATTTGGTTTTTTCAACAAAAGTATTATTGTTTCCAGATGCGACAAAGTTACTCAAAGAATTATTTCGAATTAATTTTGCCTGTCCCAATACCAATTGTTCATTATCAATTTCAATTTTTGATATTCTAGAAATACCATAATAAGGACCGTTAGAAGCTTCATCTTCAGGAGCATCATCAATAGCATTAATTTCGGGACCAGATGGTGAATTTGCAATCAAGTTAGTATTTAAGATAGTACTAATTGGGAAAGTTTTTTCTACTAGTCTTACTGGCTTGACTGTAATGATTGGTGCATTTGCTGATAAAATGAAAGTTTGATTGTTCTTGAGTTTTGGTATGCCTTCATAATCAGGTGGGCTATTTTTGTCTAACTTAGCATACTCAATTTGTGCTCTGTAAAAATTTTGATATTTTTCTACTTTATTAAATTTCACAATTATACTATTGAATCTGTCATCTGAAAAATTATCTAAAAATTTTAATTTTATTGTTGAACCTATAGAAAACTTGTTATTTGTATTGTAATCATTAGGAATTTGTACTGTAAAATAAGCTTTTCCAGTATTTGCAATATCATTTACATAATCGACAATTTTGTATGATTTTACTAAGTTTTTAGTTTTATCTTCAACTTCAATTCCATCATAAGGTGTTATTTGATTGTTTTCATAAGAAGGTATTGGATTTATATAAATAATTCCAGCACCATCGGTAAAATCAAAAGTTGTCTTAGAAACTACTTCTGAAATATCTGGTAAACCTGGGTCAAAGTCATATACTTCAAATTCATCAGGATAAGTGCCATCAGAACTTCGATTTAATAAATCATCTATTGTTTTGCCATTTGTAAGGTCATTTTTTACTATATAGACAAATAATTCTTTACGAGAAATATCTGGTATATTTCCATTCCAAGGTTTTGCTAATTTAATTTTGCCATTGTTGACCCTTGGTTTGCCAAATATGACATTGGTACCAATTCCAGTTTTTGGAAATGCACTTGTATTTACTTCAAAATAATCTACAGTATTATCATTGGAATCGGTAAGATACACAATTCCAGAATTCTTAATTTTTTGTTTTATATCATCAGTGATCCAATTTAATGATTCAGAATTAATATTAGGCTTGGTTATTATAAAATTGTCTTTTGGATTGTTTTCTTTAGATAAATATCCAAATGGACTAGTAGTTTGTGGCTTAGATGTAGTGTATGTATTAAGTCTTGGGTAAGGTGAATCTTGATTATCAACATTATCTATCTTGTTGTCAGGATTACATAGATCAATTCGTAATGTTTTGTATGTAGATGAGTCTGTTTGTATTTTAAAAGATTTAGTAGATTCGATTTTTGAACTTGATTGTAATGTTGGACCTTTTGATGTTTCTGTAATTATCAAATTGCCACTTTGCAATTGACCCAAAGATTTTAATTCAATCTCTAAATATCTATATCCAGAAAGATTTTGATTTCCATAAAAATGAGGTTCGCCTTTAGACCCATTGTAAAATCTAACATTCCCAGTGCCTTCAATGATAAATTCTTTATTTTGTGTTAAAGACATTGAGTTGAATTTCCAACCTCTTAAAGGCAAAGGTACCGAACCTGGAAAATCATATTTATCTAAAGTTAATTCTCTATTGGTTTCATTAATATCATAACAGCCATCAGCTGATCTTACAAACTTAATAGGAAAATCGTAGTTTTTTGGTGGGCTTTCCAAATCGTCTAATGGTTCTTTGGATTTTACTGTGTCAACTAAACCATAAATCCATTTTTGTTGATTATTAAAATCTATTACTTTAGAAGAAGCTGACAATCCATCAGCTTCTCTAACTTGAATTGATCCAAAATTATATCTGTATGTTTGTTCTATTAATCCAACATTCCCAGAATTTGTTGTAATTGTCGCATATGTAGGTAATGGTATAAGTCTGTTTGTATTTCTAAACTTTTTTCTGTTTTTACCATCTGAATTAAAACCAACTATATATGCAGTCAATGGATCAGTATGTGTATTATTCCAATCGAAAGTTTTCGACTCAAAGGTTACTTTTCTAGGAGGATCAGACTCTAAATCTATTGTGGCTGTACATTTTGGATTATCAGATGCAGAAGCTCCAGGAAAAGCAGTCAAATTATAATTTTGTGTATCACATTGAGAATGTTCTTTCTTGACAAAATCTTGGTCTCCAGAATCAACAGGAATATTACTTGATATACTTATATAACCTGAATTTGAGCTTACTGTCGTCCAAGCATTAATAAATTTTTTATCTTGAGATTCTATATCTAATAATAAAGGATTTTGTATCAAAAAAGTTTTTGTATATGTTGTTAATTGCCCTTTTGGATTAGTAAATTTTATTTTTATTCCAACATATGATTTAGTTTTTGGGTCTACTGATTCATACCAGTTCAAACTCGTATATTTAGGCCATTGTCTAACAGTTTCTTGTGTTAAATCTTTGTTCTTCCAAAATTCATCTTCATTATCAGGACATACGGGTGATCCTATAAAATAATTTTCTGAAGGATAATATTCATCTATGTCAACAAATTCATTTGTCCCTAAACCTACAAAAAATTCTCCTTCTATAGATCCAGAAGCACTTTTATTTGGTTTATTAATAAAATCATATGGTTCAGTATACAAAATTATTGTTTCATAATAATCTTTGTCAGCAGAGCCATTTGGAAGTAAAATAGCGCCTTCACATTGTATTTGAAATGTTATTGGTATTTTTAATAATTTTCTTCCACTATCTAAAAAATTTCCAAACCCGTAGAATCCTCCTCTGTCTGCCCAGGGATGTCCTTCTGGCTTAGCATCCCCACCAACAGTATTTGGTGGTGTATCGCCAACATACAAGGAAAAAGTAGTACCTTTTAGTGTGAACTTTGGAAATGCTCCAGCTGATATAGTATTATAAATATTAGAAAATCCAGCAAATAAATCATCTCCAATTACATTAATTTGATAATCAAATTTAAATTTACCAGTTGATTGTAAACTGCTTGATCTATCTATTTTATAAGTGGCCATTTTTAACTTCTTAAGAATCTTTCTAACATAGTTTGTACAGTCTGCTGGGTTTCTTTACGCAGCTCTTTGATTCGTTCTTCTGTCTTCATTTCTATGTTGTAAATTTCTTGGATTATTTCTTTTTTGATAGTGTTGAATTCATTTTTAGTGATTACATTAGTCACTAAATTATTTGTTACATTTTCAATTTTCTTGACAAGCAACTCCTCTACTTTGTTTTCAACTATCTTTTCTGTTTTTTTCTGTTCTTCTTTCTCTTGATGATAATTGTTTGTGGTGAAAGTTTGACGATTATCTACCTTGTAATAATTATCTTTCTTTTCTTTGTAAACATCGATCTTGATCTGAGAAGTGTTATTTACAATACGGTTTTGAACTTGTTCAATTTTCTGAATTTTTTGAGTAACTTTTCTTTCGTTAGTGGTTTTCTGAACATTTAGTACATCCAACAATTGAAAGAAATTATTCACCTTTCTGTCTTTACTTGTCTTTGTTACTTTCTGCTCATTGTAAAAATTCATCATATCGAAGAAATTTTGTTCAACTTTGTACGAATTACCCTGGACTTTGATAGTTTCTTTATTCATCCTATCTAATCGTTTAGATATACGGGCAAATTCTCTTTCAGTTCGCTTTTCTTGCTTGATTTGTTGTGTCAGGTTTAGTTCATTAAATAAATTAGAAATATTATTTTTATTACTCTCAAAACTAAAACGATTTAAGATAGTTGTATTTTTCTCAGTCTCCAACAAATTAAGATTCTGAATAAACTCTTGCAATTGAACTTTTTGTGTTTTATTTGTAATTTGAACAGTTGAATTATTTATCTCATTATTTGTAATGTTGATATCTTGTAAAGTTTCTCTTATTCTTTGTCTTTGAGAGATGCTGCTAATTTTACTTTCAAATCTATTAAACGATTGAATATAATTTTTACTCAAGTTTATGGCAGTGATAAAATCTTTTTGGTCAATTTTACTGACACGATTGACAATATTGTTTTCTTGAATTATATTGTTTACATAATTCAAATTCTTTACTATTTGGTCAACATTTTTAACTTGAGCAATATTCTTTATTTGCTGAACACTTGTCTTGAATTCCTGATAGTTTTGCGAAATCAAATTCAAATCTTTAGTAATCTGATTGATATTATTAGTATTAGAAATTTTAGAGATATTTTGAGCAGTTTCTTGAGTGACATTTACAGTATCCAGAATCTCAACATTTTTTACAAGATTTGAAATTCTATTATAAATTTTTCTTTCTTGAACAGTTTTAGTTAGATTTACAACTTTTAGTAAATCTTTATTTTCAATATTAGAAATCTTCTGAACAACTTCTGTGATTTGGTTGACATTAGATAACTTTATATTAGAAATATCATTGGTTTTTGTTAGATTAATAATTTTATTAATCTGGTTAATATTTTCTATTTGACTTATCTGCTTGACAACATTTACTTGTTCTTGAGTTAGGTTATTTATCTGACTAATTTTGCTCAACTTTTCAATGTTATCAGAAACAAGATTTAATTCAGATACTTTTAAATTTTCAATATTAGAAATATTTACATTTTTGGAAACATTGATAAGATTTTTTAAGTTCTGGATTTCTGTCTTAAATTCTGCAGTGTTGACATTGCTTTGTAAATTGCTTATTTCATCAATGTTTTCTGTAATTTTATTGACATTATTATATCTTGCCAATCTTGTAATTTTTCTTACAAAATTTTCAGTTTTTTTAATATCTTGTGTGATGTTGATATTCTTGAGTAAATTAATTTTTTCTGTAATATTTTCCGTGTTAAAATTTGATAGCTTTTCAACAACAAAACCAATATTAGATTGATTTATTGTTTGATTAAAATTATCTACTTTATTCTGATCAACACGAATTGAAGATATCTTTGGATTTATAGAAATTGTATTTAGATTTTCTATAACATTTGAAATATTTTTATAACTTTGCGCTATTTTTGTGAAAGATTTTGATTCAGATAAATTTACAAAAGATTTAAACTCTTCGACATTTATAGAAGATAATTTGTTGACAATATTCTTATCAACATTCTGAATTATCTTATTTTCAGTGTTATTTAAATCAACAATATTTTTCGAAAGACTTACTAAACTTTTGATGTTCTCTACTGTGGAACTTGAAACTTTAGTAATTTCAAAATTATTATTTTTAGAATAGTTTATTACATCAACTAAATTCTTAATGTTAGAAGTATTGATATTGCTTTGCCTCAATACTGTGTAAATACTACTCAATTGTTCTTCATTAGTGACTAATGATAATAATGCTCTTACTGTCTGATTATTAGATATGTTGCTTATTTTATTGACAATAATATTAGAATATTCATCAATGTAGTCTGTATTATTTAGAACATTCTTTATTTCTTTTACTACAAAATTACTTGTTTTTTCTTGGATATGAACCATTCTGTGATGAACAAAAGAAATATTTTGTTGAGCAATATTTAAATCATTCTTAATTTTTGAGATTTTATTTTCAACATATTGATTGCTATTTTTTATTGTCTTTAAAACTGCATATTGAAATTCATAATCGTTGGCAGTGTATTCATAATTAACATTTTTGGTTAAATTAATAATATTTTTGTAATGATTATTTTTATGCGTCACACTGTGCCTATGAATATTTTCATAAGTATTCTTTAAGTTTATTTCAGTTTGTTTAATTTGCTGAACCGTATCATTGAAAAAATTCAAGTTTTGGATAAATTCTCTGTATCTATTTTCGATATGTCTATAAAAATTGTATGAAGATGACAAATTCTTAAGATTAGTCTCATAAACAGTTTTTTCAGAATGATTTAAAATTCTGTTAAATTCTACGCTCAAATTCTTGCTGTGTTGGTTTACAATTTTATAATACTGGTTTTCAATATTCGGAGTAAGATTCAAGTCCTTTAACATAGATTTAAATAAATTATCAAAATCTAATTTTGCAGATTCAGAAAATTTATTTACGTTTGTGACTAGCTGACTAACAGTTCTATTTGTATTATTAATAAAATTGAAATCTGTACTATTGATGCTATTAAGATTATTTACAACCCTAGATGATCTAACTTGTATATCGATTTTGTTATTGTTTTGTAAATTAATTTGATTTATATTAGATACTGAATTATTGTTTATAGATCTGGTGTTGTTTGCAACATTGTTAGAAAAAGATATATCTTGAAGATACGCATTAACTTCATCTTTTTTCGAATTACCAGACCTTACTTCAAATTTTTTTTTTACTCTAACTTCAGAAGGATTGAGGCCGAGTTTTTTGATAGCATCATTTACAAGGGCTTCATTCTCATTTATTGTCTCAGTAGATTCTGTGTCTTCAAAAAATTGATTAAAACCACCTGATACAACTGTAGTAAGCATTTCCATATATCTTGGATATAATTGGAAAAAACCATTAGATACAATTTCATCAATTGCTTCAAATTGTTCAATATCAAGTTTTTTTATAGAATCGTCTGACTTTAGAGATTTTAAATTTTGAAGAGCCATCATAAATTCTATTTGATCAGAATTTAGTCCCAAAACACTATAATCGATATTTTTTTGCTTTTGCTCTTTTATTTTTGTAGGATATATGATATCTGGATCAACATTGACTTTATTTAGTTCTAAATTTTCAGAATAATTTGAATGAAAAGGATTTATTCTGTAAAGTTTTCTTGGAAGAATTTTATCAGATACATCTGGAATTTTATAATCGTTAGGATCTGTGGTTGTACCAGCAGTATGAAGCTCTTTCTTTATATTGTAAGAAATAGCTTTTGTAGATGGTATATATTGAAAATAACAATTTAATTCTGCAGATGTAATAAAAGCATCTGACTGAATTGAAATTTTATCATATTCGATAAAATCAATATCTGGCATAAATTAATTGTAAAGAAGATTATTTCTTTTTAAATTTAGGTTTAGAACTTTTCACCTGAGCTTCAGTTGATAATTCATCTCTGTGTTTTTCTGGATGAGTCATTAATTTACCATAATTAGGACTTCCAGGAGTATTGTCATAAAGCTTATCAAAATATTCTTCAACAGGCTCTAATACTTCTTCTTCTGATGGCTTGTCTGCAATTTTTACAAATTTTGCATTAGTATGTGCTATATTCAATTGGCTCATTTCTCCAGACAATAATGTAACTACATAATTGTCAATCTCAGCTAATGTCTGCTCTCTTTCTTGAATTTGTCTTTCTAAAGCTGCAATATCTCTTTTTAAACCTTCTTGAGCATCATCACTTGAAATATCGACGTTTTTACCCCCAATATTTTGAAAGAGAGATGTATCGTACATCTGGCTAGTATTTTTCTTATCTTTTAAAGCAAACGCTTGCTGTTTGAGCTTTTTCAAAAATTGATCTAATGTAAATTTTTTATTATCAAATTTTACATTAGTTGCAATTTGTTGATCAAACTTATATTTTTTTTCAATTTCAAGAATTTCTTGCTCTACTTTTGACAAATTATTATCAAAATCAGCTTTTGTAAGTTTGGGAATATAATCGTTTACTTGTGCAATAACTTTCTTGAACATTATCTTTCTCCAAGTTTAGAATTATCTTCATTAGGATTAAATTGAGAATCTTCAGGTAAATCAAACGGAGAATTCTTAGATTCTGATTGATCAGAACTTTGCGGCAATTTTGTCACTCCAGTATCAGTAGGTAATTTTACTAAAGGTGCAATTTTGTCAGGATTTTTCAACAATTCCATTTTTTCATAATATTCTTTACGTAATTTATCTAATGCTTGTTGTTCTTCATTTCTAATTCTGCTGACTTGAGAAAGAATTCCGTTTGGAGATGCTATGATATTAGCCATAGGTATTCCTAATTTTTTCATAGTATCCAATTGTTTTTCAAGAGGCTTGAGCTTTTGGAGTAAAATTCTTTTTCTCATCATATGACCTGCAATATTTTTCATGCTAGACCATTGAGATTTTTTTTGCTGTACTTCTATCAAGTCTTTTTGAAATTCTGCTAGTTCACCCATAGCTTGAGTTTTTTGAACTTCATTGAAATTTTGCATATTGTTGTTTATAGCATTTCTATAAATATTCAAAATTGCTTTGAATTGTGTTTCAACTTTAGTGGTGAAATCTAAAAAATCTTTTAATTTGTTTTGAAAATCTTGTGGCAAATCTCCTACAGTATTAACCTGAGATCCTCCACCTACTTGAACTGCTTGTGTTTCAGCAGCTTGAAGATTTCTTTCTTTAGTAGATAATTGCTCCATAAGATAAGTCTTTTGAACCCTAAACTTACCCAAAGCCATTGCATCTTGGTCAGAAACTCCTAATGCAATCATAGCTTCCTGGAAGTTTGCAGCTCTTTGTGCACCTAATGCTGTCAAATTTCCAGCATTATCAAAAAACTGAGCACTTTGAGGTGCATTCCCACCCACAAGATTAAGTTGCATAAATAATTCAATTACATTATTTTTAAAACCAAGCAGAAGAGCTATTACGCCTGTGACTATTGTTGACCACTCTTTAGGATCTCTCAATAGTGAAGCAACTACATCTTTAGCGAATATTGCACCAACAATAAAAGTACCTATTGAAGATATAATTCCTAATGCATTCAACATATAAGCTTTGGTTTTATCATCACCAGGCCGTGTTGTTCCTTGCTGAGGAGTCCTTTGAGCCATTTTTGAAAAACTTGAGCTAGATCTTCTTTGGCTTCCATTATTTGGGGAAACTAAATTAACACCCATAGCTGCTCCAGCAGCTCCAAAAGCTGGAGCTGGTCCTAACACTCCAGTTGCTAAAGGCGAATTCATAGTTTCTGCAAATGTAGCATTTGGGCTAGTGCCACTAATTGCTTGTATTAATTTATTGAATTCTTGAGATATTGTTTCAGCATTGAAAGATTTAGAACCAATAGAATTAATTAATTTGCTAATCAAATTCTTAATAGCATCATAAATAGCTATAATTTTTGGAATGAATTCTTGGCTCCACTTTTCTTGGATATCTTTGCCAAATGCACTCAAACCGCTCTTTATCTTTTCTATAACATTGTTAGAGCTGATTCCAACGGAATTATATATTTGTTGCAATGAAACTTTAGCTTGATTTTTCTGTTCTTGAGTTGCTACAGGAGTTGTTGGTGCTGTTTGAGCAAAAATATGTCTTGTAACTTCAGGGCTTGCAAGTTTGAGAAATTTTGGCTCTAATCCAGAGAATTGTTGTCTTTTGTTAGGAATAGAAGTAAATGTTTCATCTCTTTGTTGTTGCTCTTCAAAAGGTGAATAATTTTGAGTTTCAGGAGAAGTATCGCCCAAGAATATACTTGAAGCTTGATTTAATAATATTTTAGATGCAGATAAGTCATAATAAATATCACGTAAAGCCCTATACATTGGTTGTGTCAGTAAAAACTCAAAAGATTGACCCAAAAATTTGATCATTTTTGTAAGCTGAAGATTCATTTCTTCAGTCTTCATCATGTCATAAATAGCTCTTTGCATATTGACTTTTTGTTGTTGAATGCGCAAAGAATCTCTACTTGCTTGGTATCTTCTTCTAATTTCTTCTGATTGTTCTGGTAAATTAGATTGAGCTAATTCAAGAAGGTTATTGAAAGTCAACTGAGACTCAGGATCTTTTGATAAATATCCCAAACCAACTTTTGGTTGATTTCCAGCAACAGCATCTCTCAATACAGAAAAAATATCAACTGAAGGATTTAATTTCTGATATTCACATGCTAAATCAATTATATTCTTAGCTCTAGCGTACTGAAACTTTTGTCCATAATATTCAACGAAAAAGTTTATAAGCTCTGAAACACTAGTAAAACAAGATCTTGATTTCTGTATTAAGTACTCAAGTAAACCGATAACTTCAGTGAATGGGATTAACTTTTCTAATCTGTCAAAAGTTTCACCAATTTCTTTTTCAGACATTGATGCTTTAAGTCTGGATATAATTTGATCTTTAGATTCTAAGAAAGGAGCATAAGCTTCAGCTGGTTGTCCAACTTGTTCTGCTCCTCCTAGCAATGTGCTTTGAATCCTATCGGCAGATGAAGAAGCACCAGAACTAGAGCTTCCACCAAATGCGCCTGACATTTTTTTTGTAAACTTAATAAGATTTTTAGGATCTTTCAATAATGCTTGAGCATCAGAATTGGAAGATATAAATCTTTCTAATTCTGCTTCACTTTTAAAACCTTTAACAGCATCAAACAATTCATCCATTGTATTGATGGTTGCTGAAGTAACAATTTTTTTCTCAATAATTATGCTACTAGGTACAAAACGAACATCAGATGAATCTATTTTATCATCTGACATAGAAGTTGCCAAGCTATCATTGAATACAAATTTCATAAGATTTATTCTGCTTTTGTAATTTTGAAAGTAGATGTTGAACAGTGAGGACATTTGCCTTGAAGTGCGTGTCTGCTACTCTTCATAACAATTTTTTTAGGAGCGGAAACCATAACCATAGTTCTGCACTTAACACAATACATATGATGGGTTGTTCCTGCGTCTGTAATTTCTGAACTCATTTTTTGAGTACTCCTTTTATAAGATTTCGTAAGATATTGTACAAATACCTGTATATCTCAACCAATTAAAAATAAAATATGCCTAGATACGAATACTTATGTGAATGCTCATCTGAACCTAAAACATTCACAATATCTCTTTCTTTTAGTGAATATCAACCTAAAATTCCTTGCCCTTGTGGTGTAGGAGAAGCTAAAAGAGTTTTTAACAGTTTTAATGTTCAAGAGGGACTAACTGCAAAAGAAAAACAATTTGGCACCACAGTCAAAAGAAAACAAATGACAGAATTTGTCAAAGATCAAAAATCTGTTAGGAAAAATTCTTATGATCCAAATTCAAGAGAAGCTAAATCAAACGAGTATTGGACCGGAAAAGAAGGATTGGACGGTATAACATCTTTACCTGTGAATAAAAAGGATTAAAATATGAATGAAAGTGTAAATCAAGAACCAGAATCATTTATCGTGCAAAATGTTACTCTTGGACCACATTATGTAAGCGATATTAGATTGAACTTTGGTCCTCTTCAAGCTATTGACTTAACTTGGGAAGATCCTAAAGTTGTTAAAGCATCAAAAGACTTAAGAAATTCTCTCAGACTTGGCTTGTTAAGAAAAATAACTCCAGACCAATTTGATTCTATTGAAGAAAGAGCAGCTATTAAGGGCAAAAAAGAGCTACTCAAACAACAAAGCACTAACAATCTTCGAACTGTAGATGTTGAAGGAAAGACTATTGAAGCTGAAAGTATTGATGCCGAAAAAGCTTATTCGAATAAAAATAACGTAACAACAGCTGGATATGCTAATGATTCACTCTCTTACGCAATGGCTTTGGATATTGCTCAAACACAAGCAGAATTACAAGGTGAAGACTTATCAGTAGAGCAATTTGCTGAAAGAGTGCAGAGAAACCCAGGAATTATCAATCAGTTGCTAGCTCAACAAAAAAATCTTGATGCAAATAGTTCAGTATCTGGCGTAGAAACAAGAGGAAGAGCATTCGTAGCAGAACCTCCAAGTGATGCAATCAAGGGATCCTCAGTCAGAGAAGTTGAAATGACAAATTATAATCGTGATAGAAGAGTAGCAGGGGCAGACTTCAATTATGATGATAATGGTGATGATGGCTATGATGCAATTGCCGATGCAATTGATTTAGAAGCTGATATGGGTGATGGAGAAGAGGGCTCAATTAGAAGAGTTTAGAAAGTTTAATCTAGACTGAATAAAGGCTATCCAGTCGGGTGGCCTTTATTTTTTTGGGGAGAAAATATGGCAAACGATTTTTCAGCTCAATCTTTTACTAATAGTACTTTAGTTTATTACAATACTCAGCCATCATATCCAGGAATCTTTATTGAATGGGAAAGATCTGGAGCACAAAATGTTGCCTTTTATAAAATTCAAAAAAGCTCTAATTTTGAAGGCACTTACACAACTATAGCAACAGTGCCATTTCCAACAAATGAAGGCGTTGATGGTAATGGGTCTCCTTCAGACTACTATAGGATTCAAGAAGTAGATTCGAACGGAAATGTACTAAATACTTCATCTCCAATGCTAGGGGATGAATTACTTGTAAAAAGCAGTTTAAGATATGAATTAGAGCATCTTTTGAACATTCCTATTTACGACGAAGAAGTTATTTTTAGAAGAAATAGAAGTGTGGGTTCTGTAGCATTTTCTTTTTGGAATTCTGTACCAAAACCAGAAGTGAGAATTTCAGGTCCATCTAATCAAGGAGATAGAGATCCATTAATTCAATTGTCAGAAACCGTTCCTATTTATTCAACCATCAATACCACATATGATCCAATTATCAAAAATAGAGATGGCTATGAGTCGCAATACACAGATGGAAACAACTATCCAGATGGTTTAATGGTGAAATATGATTTTATGGGAAATATCTATTTTATTGATAATAATGGTGATCCTGTTGAAATTCATAGTTATGATAATGTTTTAGTATCTTACAGCATAAAAATGATTACAAATGACCATATGAATAGCAGTTTGTACATGGCATTACAAACAATAAATTCTCAACCTGGTGCAAGTAAATATCAAACGGTTTCCTCAGCTCCTTACTATTATGATCCTGCATTAGTGTACGGTGCTGCATATTACATTCTCAGAAGCTTGCTTACAAGTCTTACAAATAGACAAAGAAGACTACTTATTGAAGATCCAGATGCAAGAATTACAGATGATATAAGACAATCAGCAACCATGTACAAAGAAGATTTTGAAAAAATGTTAGAAAAATTACCAATTGCTACTTATCCTGGAATTAGATCAGTAGTTGTACCAGAATTTAACATGCCTGGAGGAAGAAGTAGATTTTTCAGATATATCTGGAATATTGGTACTGGAGGATAAATTGTTCTGCTGCTTAATAAAGCAACAATTAAACTTAAAATTTTAAAATTAATAATTTTCTTTTAAAGATTAACGTTAATAATCATTTTAATATTAAATATTAATTCCCATTATTAATGGGTGTAAAAAAAGAGAAAGCTAGAAGGATGAAAGAAATGAACAGAGTGATAAGAGTTTTGGACGACATTAGGACTAAAGTAGCACAAATAAACCCAGAGATGGGAGAAAAAATTAACGATGCTGTTTTTGATATGGGAAGTAGTACACCTATGGAATCAGAGAATTCAACCATCGACAACGGAATGCATCCAAAAATAGAAACATTTGCAAAACCACGTCCAAACGTAAATGTAGTAAGCGATGATGGAACAGTACACAGCTTTGCGGTGGAAATTAAGGCTAAGCACAATGGACCAATTCCAGACACACAATTGATGAGCAAGATCTTACAAGCAATTGAAAATCATTCAGACACCGCTAAAGAATTTGCTGCTGGAGACGAACCAGAATCAAATTCATTCGAGGTTGTTAGCTTCAAATACGAAAGAAGAGATGACAAAAAGAAGCAATAGACTGTAAAATTAGTTTATGGACGACGATCAGATCAAAGCTTTACGACATTCTTTCACCAATCCCCATCGTGAAGATCTCCCCAAGCCAAAAGTCAATAAGTTTGGACATACAGTGCTTGGGGATGAGATGGAAATGACTGAACGTGAAATTGACCTAAAAATCAATGAATTTGGGGATGTTAGCGCAGAACCAAAGCAAAGTCTTTTCGATAGCCCAGAATTTCAAAAATGGGCAGAAAAACAACCTATATTGAAGCCATCTGAACCTGAAATGCAAGAGGAAGTACAACATCAGCCATCAGTTACCCCCAACGCAGTTAATATTGCAAACTTAATCTCTGAGCTTGATGAAATGGATGGCACCACTGAACGTAATAGAATTGAAAAGCATCACAAAGAATGTTCTAATTCTGAATGCTTATATGTTTTGCCACTTGATGCTAAATTTTGTCTCAAGTGTGGAACAGCACAACTAGCAAAATTCTGTATTGAATGTGGCTTCAAGTTCCTTGGATTGGAAAAGTTCTGCCCTGACTGCGGAAACAAAAGATAGGTAAAGAAGCTCGATACCTAGTATTTTCTTTATTATGGAACGCTCTTGGTATCACATAGCAAAAGAATGCACAGCTCTAAGAAAAAATGTGTTAAGGATAGATTTGTGCGTTTTTATTGACAAAGAAGAAGCTTTTTCAAACGAAGATTATTTAAACTCTACTATCAAATCAATTCTCACATCAGCTATCATTAACGGTTTGGATATCGTTGGAATTCTTTCACCTGATACTCCAGTTGTCGGATTAAGGGCTAAACAAATGGCTCAAGAGCAACAAATGGATATTGTTGTTGCTTCTGGTCAGACTTATATTTGTACTGGTAAAGAAGAGTTGTATATCTATAATCTGTCCAAACCTGTGCCTAGAAATTTATCCATTGATAAAGCTTGTGGATTTGTTCATGATAATAATGGTTTTGTTTTAGCAACTAATGTAAACTCAAAATTAGCTCAAACATTAAACAGATTACAAGGAAGTAAATTTGCTCCTGATGGTGTTGAAATTTTCAATGCTAAATCAGGTGGATACAGAGATGTAGATATTGACTTTCCAAGATTTGTAAACTCAGGTGCAACTTCAGCAAATGATCTTGATAATTCTAATGTTTTTACTCTAGTTCGAAGACAAGACGCACAAGAAATGGGATTGATACAAGGTGATCAAGGTGTCGAATATACACCAAAATATTTAAAGCCAAACACAGGAGTAGTATAATGCCACGTTCTTACTGCACAACAAATGATGTCAAGCAATATCTTCCGCCCAACGTTGTAACTGAGGGTGACAATCCTATTCCTAACTTCAGAAATCCTACTCCAGAATCAGCTTCAAATATAAACTTAGACTTCTTCATTCAACAAGCATCAGCTGAAATTGATGCTAATCTTGCCACTATGTATGATGTTCCTTTGAAACAAGTAAATATTGGTGGTGATGTTTCATATCCACACCCTGTACCTGTAATTTGCGCTATTCTTGCTGCTCAAATGTATTACATGCAAGCACTTCAAGGAGCAGACCCACAATATTCTGAAGCTCAAAAAGTAAGATTTGATTTTGCTCAAAATGAAATTGTAAGAATTCAAAATGGTGAAATTAGATTATTCGGTCAGAGAAACACTCGTGGAGATAGATTTGTTAGATCTACCTTACGTGGAGTGGTAAATAACCCAACAGAAGGCAAGCGTTCAAAAGGCCAAAGTCAATAGGTGAAATAAATGCTTGAACGAGTTTACGATACCTTAAGAGGCATTTTATTCTACGAGTTGCCTAAAAATGCTAAAGGTGAAGCAGTAATTTTTGATAGACCTGTTACTGGATTTTTTATTGGAGAAGCTGCTGTAAGACCTAATGCAATATCAATAGTTTTTAAAGGTGCAAGCTCTCCACTCAAAGATATATCTTTTGGATTACAAGAATTCGAACACAATGTTAATATAGAAATTAATGTAGGTGCTGATAATATAGAAACTACCGAGAGAGTCACGCAAGAAGCAACAAGAATAATTTTATCAATATTGAGAAAGCATAGAAGAATATGGGTAGTTGATATTTGCCCTATTTGCGAAAAGTTTACACTTTCTCCAGCACATTTTACTGTAGATCATAATGATATATTGAGTTCTTACGCATCAACAGTAACAAATGAGTTTAATACCCTTTGGTCAGAAACTCATCCAGCAAACTTGGCAGCCCCATCTTTACCAGATTCAGGTAAAGCAGCAGAAGCGTTTATCAGAATGTATAACGATGTTGGAGCTGGCACAACTATTGCAAATTTACCAACTAAAGCAAAAAATAACATTTTAAGAATGCAAGCAGATAATGTAGAACCCGTAAGAATGCTTTACGATGTACTTTGCAATGACAATAAATCTTCAGATGATGCTACAGGAAAACAACTTTTCAGAAGTGGCACCATTACAATTAGTGCTAAAGAATTAGTTAGACAAATTTATTTTGGTCCAGATAATGTACCAACAACTGCATATTAAAAATGAGTCTCGTATCCAAAAAAGGTCTCGAATTTATCATCAATCAAATCGGCAAAGCTAAATATGCCTACAAAGATTTGGTTGGTGATTTGTCTCTGAAACACGGTTATTATTTGGATTATGAAAGAATAGCTGTCAAGTTTAGAGGCTCAACAATTTTTCACGATTATGATTTAGCTGGAAAAACACCGCAAGGATTAACAACCAAGCCTTATCAAACTTTTGATGCTATAGAGAATATTTCATTTGGTTTTCAAGGTGGTCAATATATAGTAGATCAAAAAGTTGCCAGTTTTGCCAATACTGGTGGTTGGACTCCTCAATATTACAACCCACCATCGACTGAAGGTTGGGGCGTTTGGGATTACAATGCTTGGCAATATTTCGTCCCTCCTTACAATGCTGCTGGTAATGCTAATACATCTTACATAATTTATAATATCAATTCTGAGCCTGGGGATGGATCGGAAAGAACAAACTACGACTATCCTGTAAGATGGGATGGTAGTTTATATCAAAGAGTTAATTTATTTAATTCTTCAAGATGGATTTCTGTCAAAAATACAGGAACAGTATCAAACAACGAAGCGCATATCCTAATTCCAAAGTCTTATTTTGAAGGCGCACAATTTATAAATCCACTTTCAAACACACCAAAAGATCTTGGTATTGCTTCTCACATTTACTTAAAAACACAAGGTATAGGATCCACTTTCTCACTTGGAGGAAGTATGGCAGGATTAGCTCTTACTTACCTTGCTTATGATGTATCTGAAGTATCTTCTACTGGTTCAACAACAGACACAATCAAAGATCATTATTTATTTAAAGTAAAAACACCAGCATCTTGGACTGCAGATTATTGGTATCATTTAGCCTTTTATTGGGATACTCACGATACAAATTTCTTCACATCTTACCCAACATATACTTCTGGAACTGCAATCACTTTCAACTCAAGTAATTTGTCATCTGATTGGAATATTTATCCAAGAAAGACCTATTTACAAAAAGATATTCAAAATTATATTGCATTTGAAAAAACAGGTGTAAATGATACTAATATTTATCTTTTTTCAAGAAGCAAGACTAATCAGAAATATTATGATGGTGATTACATAACAACAGTAGAGCCATTTAGATATTTGTATCCAGAAACATTTAGTGCATACGGAGATACAAATTCTTTAGCAAACTATGTGTCTTTGAGTTCTTTTGAGTATCTGCCTGTTTTATTAGCTACTAAGAACATTATTTCTGGGAATCAATATGAAAACGGGGACATAGACTTTTATTTATTTTTTGGAAAAGCTATGCCTCAAGAATCTGTTCCCGTAGATTGGGAAGATTTCAAGAATTATCCAACAATCGACAAGGATTATGACATTGTTGCTAAGATGATTCTTTCTTATCCATCATTCAAAACTTCTGGGACAATAAAGAGTAAATCAAATACAACATACAATTTGAACAGCGCATCTATTGTTTACATAAAAAGAAGTGCGGATAATTTTGCTGTTCCTCCAATAGGTGATAGTAATTTGATCAATGACACCTTGCAAGATGTTATTTCAATGACTACATTTACCAGAAGCGATGAATACAAAAATATTTACGATAAATTAGGTGCAGATTTAGTTGCTCCATTCTCAAATTTCAAATCATATGGAACAAGTAGCTATGCAGATATCAAGAACAATAGCTTCAAGAAAACAAAGCTACTACATAATTTATTAAAATATCCAATAGCTCCAGCATTAAAATCTAATTATCAAACAACAAAAGGTTCTGGAAAAATTACTATATCTTCAGGTAATAATGTTGTAATTGGTAGTTCTTCTAAGTTCACAAAAGAAATAACTGAGGGCGATTATCTTTATAGCTCTGATGGCACAATTTTATATGGTCAAGTGCTTTCAATCATTACAGATACTTATTTGACTCTTGAGGAAAATTATAAAGCTGCAGTAGATAGTCAAACATATGGTATTAAAAATAGTCCATTAGAAACTGAACCTATCAATATTGAAGTTGAAGAATCTGGCGCAAATGCAATGATTTCTTGGCTATCAACTCCTCCAACAAAAATCGTTTTTAAATATGATGAAAATGGAATGAAACTTAATGACATCAATTTTGAAAGTGATACAGAATTTGAGTTTTACCAAGAAGTGTCAAACATTCCAGATTTATTAGATCAAGAAACAACAGGAACAAAATTGACAAAAGATTATGCTTTTTCAATTGTGTTTCAAAATGCTAATAGTGATAAATTAATTAAAAATATAAAGTTAAATTCTTCAAAATTCTTAATTACAGATGACGAATATTTGAACAGACAAAACAAAAATTTAACAACTTCTGGATATTTTAAGCAAGGTACACAAACAGAAAGAGATAATTATGCGCCTGGTACTTTCAACTCAATGGAAGAATACAGACTTTATGGAAGTGCTGCAATCATTCCTAATATGCAAATGGGCGAAAGCAGAGCAATATTAACAAAGCAAGTTCAGCCTACAGATTCTACAAAACAAACTAAATCAGACTTTATAACTAACTTAAAATCAACAAATCCTAATATCACAGAAGCGGAAATTCAAGACAGTGTTAGTGATTATGAATTAACTAAATCTTTCTATACTCCAGATTCTAGTCAATTTCCAAACACATTCTCCACTATCAAAGAAATGGGTATGACTGTTTCTAATTATGCATACAGCAGAAGTAAACATTGGATTTCTAATTACGATGAAGTAGTTGGAGCTGAAAAAGATAACAAAATTTTCACAGCGCAAAATATTTTAGATTTAAGGTCTGATTCTTTCGTTGTTTCAATTGCCGGATATTCAACTTCAGACTCTTCAATCAATAGTCTTGAAAACATCTACAAACAACAAATATCAATAGTTGATGCTACAAATATAAACCAAACTACTAAGGGTAATTATAAGAGTTTAAATTACAATAAATTTGCTTTTAAAATTACACCAAACGAATATCAAGATATAAAATCTTTAAAAATTAGATTACAAAGTTTAGCTATTTGCAATAATCCTGATGCTTATATTCAAATAAGTATTTGGGACAATTACAATAGCCTTCCAAATGCAAAGCTCATTACTGGTTCTAAAGTTTTCTATACAACTATAAAGAACGTTCTAGATGATGTTTATTTTTATGTGAACTATTCACTTACAAAAGACAGAACATACTGGATTGTGTTTGAATCAAATACAAATCCACCTAATTATGATGCTAAAACACTTGGATTAGTTAGTGTAAGTGGAACAGCAGTAAGTGGACTTTACAATCCATCTACAGATACAATGGCTGATTTCAATAAATATCAAAAGTATGCTTCTATAGGATTTGGTAGTACTTTATCTGGTGATATTTCTACTTGGTATGAGATTGCTTCTATAGGTTCTTCTTCCGTGATGACATTATCTGGAAGCGCTGGAACAAGTGATAATCAAAGTTATGTAATCAAATATGACCTAAGATTGCAGATACAAGAGTCCTCCACTCCAACTGCATCCAATATGGCTTTTTACGATGGATATTCTTGGACTGCTTCTACAGGCACACCATTTGTAGAATTCTTCGGGTTAGATAGTGAAATTTATGCTGGATTCAATAGAGATTTTAATTATTCTTCTCTTATTATGCCAGCACCTAATAAAACCAGATCAAACGATACTGATTACTATTTAGATGAATTTTGGACAGTAAATAATCAAAATTTATTTACTCCATCTCAACTCTATATTTATCCTAGATCATTTGTATCTAGAGTGGTTGCAGTTGGAGCTACTGGAACTTCTGGAACAAATTTACTTTATATACCAGAAGAAAACTTTGACCCTTCTGTTATGGTTGGTATAGCAGTTACTTCAAGCGTTTTATCAAGCGGTACAGCCATAACTAATTTGACATATGATTCAACAAATGGCTTATATAAAGTTTATCTAAGTAATAATTTGTCAGGTTCAGCTAATACTCATTACTTTGGTGATAACACTAATAGATTTATCAAGAGAGCAAATGATATCCACTTGTATCTTAAATATAATGTTGACAATCAGCTTCAAACTACTTATATAAAGCTTGATAAATCGCCCACTTGGATTACTCAATGGTATAAGAAATCTTCCTGGAATTATCTCGAATTAGACAGCAATGAAATGAGTGATTTAACATCAGCTCATCATAATCTTGATTTCGATAATTTTGGCGGATTAGGACAGACAAATTATTTCAATGGGTATTCAGTCGGAGATTTTACAGCCCTTTCCTCATTAGGCGCAACTTTTGACTTTAGAGTGACTACAAATGGTGGTGTAAAATTTTATATAAATAATGAAGATAATCCATACATAAGCGATTGGAATAATACTTCTTCTACTTCATTCACAACATCTTACGTTGCTACAGGAAGTTCACAGCCAATAACATTAGAATTACAATTTAACAATTATCAAAATTTACACAATTTGAAATTAGAATGGAGAAAGACTGGTACGTCATCATGGCAAGAAGTTGATAATTCTTTCTATCAAGATGTATCAGTAAGCCCAATACTTATTGATAGTGAAAAAATTGAAAATATAACATACTTAGTTGTTGGTAAATCTCTGGAAGAAATCAATGATCAATATTATGGTTTCCCCATTACTGACAAGATTGTGATTAGGAACAAATAATGGCAATGAATTATGCGTCAGCAGTCACAATGAATAATTTAGTGCTTGCTCTTGATCAAACAGAAAAAACAGTTGATATGGCATTAGCTTCACAAGAATATGCTTTGTCATATAATACTGTAGAACGTAATTTGCAATTGCTTTACGGACTATCAGCAATAAAATCTCAAAATTACAATATGGTTCTTGATGTTTTGAGTTTTGGGAAAGGATTAGTTAAAACAGTTTTATCAACTACTAATGTTGAGCTTCCCACCGGAAATGAACAAGGATATACAGTCCAAGAAGTATTGGGAAATATTGACACAATGTCTGATGGATACATATTTGGAAAAGTATTTTTATCCTCGGACAGTGTTGATGGAGAAGAACTAATCTTTTCATTAGCTAGACCCATAAATGACCCAAATGGCAGCCCTTTGATTATCAGTAAGGACATAGATATCGATACTGCTGAGGAAATTATTAGAACTTCACAAGAATTATCTTTCACAACAGATAAAACTTATGATTTAGAATTATATAAATTTATTGCAGATGTTTCTTACTATGATCAGACAATTAAAAACTCAAGAGTGTTTTTCAAATTGATAGACGAAAGATTGCCAAGAGGTTATTTTGGCTACACAGAAGAGAATATTTCAAGAATAGTAGTTTCATCAATCATAAGAAATTATGCATTAATTTCAGAACAATATAATACACAGAAAAATTTAACCAAAGATATTATTTCAAATTGGGTTGGTAGTTCAACTTGGGAGCCTGATTTTACATCATATTGGCAAAGCACGGGCATTTTATTACCAACCAGACTTTTATCTTATCTAACAACAGAGTTGAGTATAAATATATAAAATGGCAATTTCATCAAAAGTAGAAGAAATAGTTCTTGAATTAACAAAAACAGTGGGCAATATTTACGATGCTTTAAGTTATGGCATTGGAGACGTGGAAACTCCTGGCTCTTCTATTTTTGAAATTAATAACTTGCTATCTATGGCTAATACAGGATTGCCATATTTTGGAATCTTAGAAACAGCTCCATTAGGCTGCGAAACAACTTATGATATAACATATGACCCTTATTATGTAACTGTAAGAAGTGGACAATTAGCTTACAATGGATCAGTAATTAGTTTACAGCCACAAAAAATACCCCTAAGGAAAGAATGGTCAAAAAACTATTCTACTGGAGGCTTTGGAGCAAGTTATAAATATGGCGTTACTTTAGGATTGCCTATTTCAGAAGCACAAAAAGCTACTCAAACTTGGGCAACTACAGTTAGCGACACTTGCTTAGCTGGAACTTCAATATTGCTAGTAAAAGATGCATCAATTGCTGTAAATCTTGGATTTCCTCTACAAGCTTTTGTAGGAAATTACTTAATTACTTTTTCAAATGTTACTGATGATCTCACAGGTTTAGTGGTAGATCCATCATATTACAATGGATCTTCTTTTGGAACATTACCAGCTACATACTATCTAGACAATCCAGTAACATTTCTTTTTCAACCAAGAGTAAAATATATAACTGGTTTTCCAGTTTTAGAAAGTTCAGAAAATGTCAATACATTTGATTATTTTCCTCCATTACCACAAAGCTGGTTGCCAATCAGTAAAGTAATGGTTAAAAACCCTGAAGACCCAGTAGTAGTAGATTCTGGTACGGGATTGACCAGAACGATTGTAGATATGCCAACTGATATATCAACGTATCAAATACTAGGAGATTCTTCTGATAAAAGCTTGATAATTCAAAGTTGTAATGAAGCAAATGACGCATTATCAACATATAAATCAAATGATTACATAAGAAATACTGTTTCTGCAGTTTACAGATACTTGAGCACGGAATCTTCAAATTCAGGATTGACAAATAGAGAGCTTTTAGCAACACAACCTTTCAGAAAAACTGAATTTTATTCTAAAGGCACATCATTTAGTGGACTTGAAAGATTTGAGCTACCATATAATTTCGCAAAAGCTTACTATCAAACAATAGGTTCTGATACTCAACATACATTTGCAATTTTTAGAGGAGACTTGATAACTTACAATGCAGCTATAGGAAGTGATAATTCAGTAGCTGCCACAGGATTAACGAATCAAGTCATACCTTGTTCTAACTATATATCTTCGCTTTCATCGGGCACTCAAATTTATGGAGTGACAATAGTTTACAATATATCTACAGATGAGTATGTAGAAAGTATACCAGTTTACAGTAATTTAGTATCATCTAATTTTACATCAAACAATTATCTTGTAGAGTTAACTTGGACTGGCGCAGGAATTACAAATCCACTTTTTTATAATGTTTACAAAAAACCGCAACTAAGTAGTGATATAATTGAAAGAAAATTAACTAATATAAACGAAATACAATATCCATCTTACAACACGATGACAACAGTTACAGATGATACTGATTTGATATTAAATAATGGACTTACAGCTTTTAAAATTACACCTAATGAAGATTGTTTCATCGGAGGAGTAACACTTAAATTTAAGTATACTGCTGGAGGTCAAACAACAGGCTCAGGTACAACAGGCATATCTATATCAATATTTTCAGCAACAGGCTCAACACCAACTCCTAATGGAATGCTCACTAGCGCATCAGTTATAAGAAATTCTGATATACAACAAGGCACTAACGAATATACTATAAAATTTAGAACAGGAGCTAACTTAGAACAAGGTTCATCCTACTGGCTAGTAATAGACAAGCCATCAGATTTCACTACAGGTCTTGGGTCCACAAGTTTATATACCAGAATAATTTCAGGCAGTTCTGGTCAAGGATTAACATCCATCAATAATGGAACATCTTGGACTGGAACAGGTGGAACCGCTTTTTATAAATTTAGAGGTTATCTTGATGATGGCAATATATCAGGCGAAATATTAAGACGTGGAATAAAGTTAACCAACAGAATAGCTTTACAGCCTAGTAGAATTTCAGCATATGTCCCTTATGTTGAAGATTTATCTACTTCTAATGTAGTTTTTAACGGATCAACCACTGGAATTGCCACAACTGACGATCAAACTATAAAGAATGATTTGGTAGTAACTGTAATCGCACAAAATGGTGAAAATGGAGAACCTACAACATTAACGACTACAGTGCCAAAAGGAACTTCTAGAAATCAAAGATTCGCCTTAGGAAATGATTTACAGTTATTTGATAGAGTCATTGATGCTTATGTCACTCCAGGTACAAACTTAACAAGAATTAATAACGGTCCAATTTTATGGGATATTTATGATCTTATAACTATTGAAACTACGCCATAGGTTTTATATGAGAAAAAGTATTCGTGCAAGTTCAATAAAATCAAATGTTAATTCTTTTGCTGTTGATCAAACAATATTAGCCTCTAGTATTGGAAGCTCAGAATCTGTTCCGAACCAGTATTTATATAAAGAAGCATACAATAACTTTAGTTCGCAATTATACGCTCCAGCTTTTGAAACAGGTTATTATGATTTGTTTGTTTTGTCCAGAGAGTATTCTGAAGATCCAGATTTTAATTTATCTTTCAGTAATATAAATTCAAATTATCTTTTTTCAATTGACAACTTTAATATACGTGGAGCGCAAGAAGCAGATGCTGGTCAGAGATATGCTGGTGAAGGAGCAAACCCTAATACATTTCAATTAGGCCCCAAAGAATATAATGTAAGTTTTACCTATCCTTTTAAAGTAGATAGTTGGGGATATTTAGATTTTTCTCTTGCTGCTTTTTTTGATTATTGTATTCAAGCATTCAAGGGTTCACCAACTTCATTTATAGGAAGATTTACTACAGACAACTCCTCAGTTATAGGAGTTGGATCAACGCAGTTGTATATTGATAATATAGCTGAATTTATGGGTTTAGATTTACCATTTGAAGCAAAAATTAAATCTGACAATAATTCATATTATGACTTAATCGAAATAACTGGTATTGATAAAACAAATAGATTACTTACCATAGGGGCTGGAATAAATACTTCTTTTAATAGAGATACATCATATATTTCAGCTTATCCTCAATCTACTGGCAGAGAAGCATCATTTTCGTTATTTACATTGAAACAAGGATTATTAAGTGGTTGTCTTGTTGATAAGTTTGCTATTAATTTTAAGCCTGGAGAACAAATAATAGCTTACATTGACTTGAAAGTTTTGAATGTTGACCGAACATATCAAGTTCAACTATATAATAATTTTACTTCAATCGTTGAAAGTTATTTTAAGAAAAAACCAAGTTATATATTAAATGGTTTCAATACAAGAGTTTATAAAAGTGCTCCAGAATACGGGTTGTTTGGTCTTGGAACCATGATTGACTCAAAGTTATTCAGAGGATTTCAACAATCAAAATTAGATAGTATATATGTCACTGAGATGGATATAAGTATAGAAAATAATTTGAAACCTATTTTTACATTAAATTCAAAAAGTAGTGATTCAAAACAAAACTTCTTTAAAAATTCTTTACCATATGGGTACTATTCAGAAGGACGTAAAATATCAGGGTCACTTACATACACAGGTCCTATTAAACCTTGGGCGATGGTTGAATTTCTGTCTGGACCAAGTAGCATCAATAATGACGGTATAACTTTTGATATGGGGCCAATAAAGTTAGAACTACCTGAAGTTGTATGGTCAACTGATTCTCAAGAACACTCTAGAATGGAATACCAAAAAAATAAAGTAAATTTTTCAGTTGCTACTCAGAATTATACATTTGACCCAGTATTGAAATCAACAGGAATTTATTAATGAGTATTTTTGTAGACGCTGGAAAAAGATTTGAATTAAAATTAAATTGTAACATCATTAAAAACGAAGATGGTGAAATACTTTGTTATAAGATTGATCCGAACGGAAAATGTTTGATTTCTTGTGATGTCAAAGGAAGAAACTTTTCCGATATGTCGAATATTATAGAAGAAGCTACAATTATCAATTCTGTAACTGGTAATCCTTTATTGCGAACATCAGTGCTTTGCAAAAACATCATTACAAATTTCTTTTCTGTAATTAAGATTATAGAAGGGGAAAATGTAGAAACTTATTATCCAGATCCCCATAATGTAAATATGATTAGATACGAATTAGTGAAAGCCTTATCAAAAAAATGGTTGGAAATGACAGGCGGAAAATAAATGCCAGATATTATAAACAATGTCATAAATGGAGTTTACCCAGCATCAGGACATAATATATATGTTTGCGAACTGGCTCCTTTTTCATCGACAGGTTTATATACTCAACAGTTAAAATCATTTGGTGGATACAGAGTTGCCAAAAACACCACTGGTTCAAGATCTCATTTATGGGATTTATATTTGCTAAGCGCAAATATGTCAAATCGAGCTTCACAAGGGTTTTATTTTACTAAAAGATTTTCTAACGAATATAAACCATTATATTGTTCTAATTTCACTGATAATGCTGGCGACAATGTATATCAACCAATTCAAAATTTTTCAGGTCTAGCTGCATTAAATCATCCAACATTTACAAATTATCAATATTCAGGAAACTTTTCTTTTAACCCAATATTATCTACTAATGTAAATCAACAATATTCTGCAGAAATTATAATGTATAGAGCTTCTTATATACCGCTTTATCCGTTACTTTTTTGCTCAAGTATTCCAACACACAAATCTTTTGGGCCTGCTTTTGTAAGTAATTTTCAAATAAGCGTAGATGGCTTAAATCAACTTGGTGATGTAGAAATTTCATGCTCGTTAGTCGGAGGTAGATCTGTCATATCTCCAGATAATATTACTGTTTATAGACCATTTTTAAATAACAATTATATAAAAATGAAGACAATAAACGAATTGGATAATCAACTAAATACTGATGAATCAAATAATTTTCAAGACAAGTATAGAGCAATAAATCTTTCTGATTGCGCCTTTTATCCAGGCTTATTTACAGGAAATAATGCTTTTAAAGATTTTGCCAAAGCTGTTCAAAATTCCTACAATTCAAATAGTATGCCAGTGCATAAAATCGTCAACATGTCTTTGTCAATTCAACAATCTATAGACTTTACGTTCACCTATCCTGGTTACTCATTTGGAAATAATTTGTACGAATTTTATGATATTGCTGGACCAAGATTTGCATCATTAAGCAATAGAAGAGTTACTGGATCATTAAAACTATTTAGTCCTCAAAATTATGGATTTATTCAAACAAATGCATCTGCTTTGACCTTGTACTTTGGAAGTGTATTTTTCTACAGTATGAAAAATGTAGATTGGCAACAACCTACAATAACAATTAGTCCTGGTTCTGGATATTTTATTGAATATAATTTTACTGCAAGATTGACAGAATTTACAGCTTTTAATGGTTTATCAAATACTAGAGTATCAGAATTTTTATAATGAAAGAATTTATTGAATTTTACGATAAAATTAAATCAAACAGAACTCATATCATCACGATAGATACTGTAAAGTTTATAGTTAGAGAAATAACTTGGAAAGAAGGCTTGTTGATAGATGCCAAATCATTTAGAAAAAAAGATAATATAGTTTATCAAAATTCTGAATTTGAAAAAAGAGAGATTTTAAATTTAGCAATATTAAGAGCGTATGACACAAGTACTAACATAGATTATATGCCTGAATTCGAAATCTCATTATTAGAAAAGCTAGACTATCAGATTGTAGAAAAGTTGTGGGTTGAATATCAGAATTATCTATATTTGAATGCTGATGAAGCTAACTTTTATTATGTTGCGACAAAAAAATATTACAACCCAAATGATACAGAAACTTACCCCGTGCCACCACTAGTTGTTGAAATAGACTATATGACACGAGGTTTAGTTTCTATGAGTAAAGATGAATTTTCTAACTTGAGTATGAAAGAGTTTGAAACTATTCAACTTATTTTAGCTACTAAAAATGAAGCTAAACCTGAAACAGCTGCAGATCTTGATATTGATATAGAACGAGAATTAGGTTAAAGGCTGAATGACAAAGTATTTTTAAACTTATTTCTTAACAGTTCAGCCACCTCAGTTCTATCCCATTGATGGAATAAACAATACTTTTCCCCTAATTGATTGCAGACATTTGTACCGTCAAAATAAACATCAACGTTATCTCTTTTTATTGCCTCGCCAGTTGCACAAAAAGTATCTGTCATAGGATGAGTTAGCATAACATTTGGATTTTGACTTAATTGTCTATATAAATAACCCAACATAGCTTGATCTGGAATAATATAATGGAACTTTCTATTCATTGCTGTGAGTATCAATGTACAGTAATTTAGAAAAGCATTTGTTTTCCCACCATATGTTCCTCCATTCAAAACATAAGAATCATCGTAGGTTTCTTTATTGTAAATTATTGTATTTAAAACCCAGTCATGCCACATTTTGTTGCAATCATTCTCTTTAATTTTCATTCCTTCACAAACTAAAAATAGTTCTTTATCTGGATGATTTTCCATAAATTCAAATGGATCTTTTTGAATTACAACATCACGCATATCGCAATGCATTACATACTTGAAATCTTTGCCATTTTCACAAAGCCAATTATAATAAGCTAAATAGCAAAAGTTTATTGGTGTTAATCCTTTTTCAACTGGTATTACATAATCATAATACTTCTCAAGTTTTTTGATTTGCTCGGAATCAACATTGTAAACACATACAAGTTTTTTAAATGTTTTGTGTTTTGATAATGATGCAAGGTATATATCTGCATCAATTGATTCGAGTATGCGATTACCATCTAGAAAATTTAGCAAAAGATTATTCATAAAAATATTATACGAACTTTTCAAAGTAGGAAATGGTTTTATCTAAACCATTCTCTAAAGAAATCAGCGGGCGCCAATCAGACAAAGATTTTAATTTTTCTGATGAACCACAAACATATTGATGGCTGTAATCAGGTTTACTTTCATCAAAAATTAAATTAGATTTAGAATTAATTTTTTCATAAATCATTTCAACTAATTTTTTTATATTAATTTCATCATCAGAAGATATGGTAAAATCTCCAATTATTTCTTGTTCAACAATGCATTGTATGGCTTTACAAAAATCTTCAACAAATAAATAATCTACTACGGCTGAACATTTATTCAATACAAGATCTTGGTTTTTCAAAAAAGATATAATAGCTTTAGGAATTAGTCTTGTCTCAACATCTCTTGGACCATAAGTAAAAACTGGTCTTACCCAACTGAAATTGATATTATTAGATTCACAATAATTCTCTGCTATGTGTCTAAATGAATTCTTAGTAATACCGTACATGGTTGTAGGTTTACAAACTGTGAGTTCATTTAGTTTGCATAAATGATTTCCATACTCAGCAGAAGATCCAAATCCTATAAAATGTCTAATCCCTAGAGATGAGCAAAACTTAAGAAGTTCATTGCTGTAAATGATGTTATCTGCTTGCCACAGTTCATTAATGTCTCTAGAAGAATTTCCGCCCATCCATGCGCAATGAATTACTACTTCTGGAATAAAATTTTGCACTTGTTCTTTTAAAAGATTATAATCTGCCATATCTAATTTATGACAGATTATATTACTTTCTCTATTTAGTTTTTCAAAATTTCTAGATATAGCTAAAATTTCATGCTTTTTAGATAGCAAATTGCAAATATTTGATCCTAAAAAACCACCAGCACCTGTAATTAATATTTTCATAAACTAAATGAAAGATTTTTATAAATATAAATATGATCAGTTGTGTAAGACTCGACTTTTTCGTAGCCTAAGCTTGCTAAAAAATTTCTAATATCAGATGTGCTGTGATTATATCTAAAAGCCCAATCAAATTCAACACTAATAACTGGATGGAATTTCTTGATTGTGTTTATAGCACCTTTAAGTGCATAAAGTTGATAACCCTCAACATCAAGCTGTAAAAAATCACAGTAAGTTAAATTCAAATCATCAACTCTAAGTGTAGGAGTTGTACCCAAATTTTCATTGACATAAAAACCACCTATTTCATTGGGCAAAGTAGTCATTGAAACCATTTTATGAGAATCGCCCAGACAACACTGGAATTTTATTACATTATCATATGGCAAATTGTTAACTAAACAATGAAAATTAATAGGATCAGGTTCAAAAGTGTAAACTGTATCAAAAAATTCTGCAAATTTAACAACTTGCATACCACAATTTCCACCAGCTTGAACTACGACTTTTTTACCTTTGAGATAGGGTTGAACAACTTTGAGTAGATCTGTCTCACTTGAAAGGCCATTGTAGGTCTTCAAATTGTAATCATCTTTACGCCAAAACCATTTTTCATCAATCTTGAAAATTAAATCTGTATCAAATCTAGACATATTTACATTATACTTATTTTTATTATTTGTAATTTGCAGAATTTATTTCATCAAAAACTTTTTCAATGCCATTGTATAAGCCATCGAAATTAATATTCAATGCATCCAAATTATAATCTCCACAATAGCTTGGTGCAATTTCTTGATTTTCTATACAAATATCAACTTTATAATTATTTAGATTGTTGATTTTTTTTGCAATGTCTGAAAGTTTTGTTGATTCACCGTATGAAAAATTAATTGATTTTGGGCAGCTTTGATTTTCAATATAGTATTTTATTACTTTTATAAAATCATTCATGTAAAAAAAATCCATGTATTTATCTTGGTGAATAATTATAGAATCTTTATTTATGTAACGTAAAATATTTGCTTTTATAAATCTAGATTCCCATTCACTTGAATCAAAAAGAGCAAAAATTACAAGATTATAAAAGTTCTCAGTTTCAGAGATGGATTGAGCTATTACATGTTTGCTCAATCCATAAGGAGTATGAGATGAGTGTGTTTCTGCACCTGAACCAAATGTGATAAATTTTTTGAAATGCTTATCTTTTAATTGATGTAGATTATAATACATTTTCAAATTATTATCCATTTCATAATAACTATCTAATTTTAACCTGCTACCTCCACATACAGCACAATGAAAAACAATGTCGAAAAATTTATTTTCAAAAAAAGCATTTACCTCTGAAGAAATAGTCAAATCTAAATCTTTTCTTGAAATTGTAGTTAAATTATAACTTGATTCAAGGTTCTTATATAAGTTTGAGGCAACATAGCCTTCTCCACCAGTAATTAGTATATTCATCAATATAACATCTCTTTTGAATGCTCTTCATCGCTCATGAAAGGATACATGTCATCTAAGCCACATTGAATTTTTTTACCTGAATTTTTATCTATTTTTAAAGCTGAAGTTGGTATTACATCTTGAGAATATTTGCATTTGATGTCAAAAATAATTGGTTTTTCACTGTGAAGTTCGTTTTCAAAAATATCAACTAAATCTTTATTACTTTCGATTCTGAAATATTCGAATTCATATGCTGTAGCAATTTTTTTAAGATCAGGAAACCATAAGCCTGTACTTTTAGATTCACCATAGACATTTCCATTAAAAAATTTACTTTGTGTGTTTCTAATACTTAGATAGCCTTCATTGTTCAAAACTACAATTTTAGAATTAGATTTTATTGCTTTTATAGAAGCAAGTTCCTGAATATTTGTTTGAAAACTGCCATCTCCAATAATTGCAATTATATTATGGTCAGGATTTGCCAATTGGGCTCCAACACAAGCAGGTATACAAAATCCCATATCACCTTGAGCTGCAGGAAAAATAAATTTTTGATCTTTTTTTAATTTTAAATTTTGGCAACAAACATAATTTGCAGAACCAGCGTCAGTCATCAAAATGTCTTTGGTGTTAGAGCAATTATTTATAGTCTCAATTATTGTATATAAATTTATTCCATCATTGTCATCAATGAAACAATCTGTATACAAAGGCCATTTTTCTTTCCAATAATTACACTTTTCAATCCAGTCAATTCTTGATGTCATTTAAGAAGCCTTTTAAGTCTTTTTTTATAAATAGATCAAAATCTACATTATTTTTCAAATAATCATTCTCATCAATATTTACCAAGATTTTTTTGGATTTTGGTGAGAATAGTTTTTTATCATATCCCGTATGTGATGAATTTAATGAACAACCTAAAGCAATTAACAGATCACAATTTTGTAAAGCAAAATTTCCAGCTCTACTTCCTTTTATTCCAATAGTGCCAATACTTAATTTGTGATCAAAAGGCAAAATATTTTTTGCAGAAAATGTACTGACTGTTGGAATTTGATTCAATTCAATAAAATCAATTACTTCTTGTTTACAATCAGAAATATTTATCCCTGAACCTAACAAAATCAATGGTCTCTTGCTATTATTTAAAATACTGAAAAATTCTTCAATATAAGTTTTGTTTAAAATTTTTTTTTCAGTTTCAATATTTGGAAATAAAAAACTATTATCGATTTCTTGGGTTTGAATATCAGAAGGAATATCAATCCAGCAAGGTCCAGGTCTGTCATTAACACATTTTTGAATTGCTTTTTCAAGGACCATTGGAACATCGTTCTTGTCTTCTATAAATGCAAAAAACTTTGTAGCATACTTGACATGTTCAATAATATCATGCTCTTGTAAACCAAATTTTCTCAAGCTTATGTTTTTAGTTTTATTAAGATATCTGGTAGTCTCTTGAAGTCGATAATTACCTGATATAAATAATAAAGGCACACTATCTTGAAAGGCTGACACTAGAGAAGTTACACAATTTAATCCTCCGCATCCAGTGGTAGGGTTAACAACTGAAATCTGATTTTTGGACTTGCTATAAGCCAAAGCTGCATTCGAAGCACCTTGTTCATGATGAAAACAAATGTATTCAATTTTGCTTCTGATAAAACCATCATTTATACCAGCAGCTCCACCACCCATTATGCCAAAAACGTGTCTAATACCCTCTTGATACAATCTTTCAGCAATGTAATCATTTACTTTCATTTGATAATTACCATACAAAATTTTCTTTATAGTATTTTACTATTTCTTTAATTTCTTCATCAAACACACATTCAGGCTTCCAACCCAATGCTCTTATCTTCGAATCATCAAGAGCATATCTTACATCTTGTCCTGGTCTATGAACATTGAAATTTATGTAATCTTCTGTTTCAAAGACACTGCCTGGGTAAAACTCTTTGATAATTTTGTGAACAGTATCAAGGTTAGATTGTTCAAATCCACCAGCAATATTATAAATTTCATTTTTTACATCTGATTCAACTATAGTCATTACTGCTTTAGCTGTATCTTTAGCATGCAGCCAATTTCGGGTTGGTGTTCCATTGTTGTGTAATGGAATTTTCCTTCCTAATGATAAAAATTTACAGGCTTTGGGAATTAGCTTTTCAACATATTGACCGCATCCATAATTATTAGTGGGTCTAACAATAACATATGGCAAATCATAAGTTCTAGACCAAGCAGTGATGAGTTGATCAGCTGCTGCTTTGGTAGCTGAATAAGGATTAGAAGGCCTTAATAAATCAGTTTCTATATGCGCTCCATCAGTAATATCACCATAAACTTCATCAGTGCTAAAATGTAAAAATGTAGGTGTTACATAGCCTTCTTTTTTGTAGTTTTTAAGTAATTCTAATATATTGTAAACTCCATTAATATTTGAATGAATAAAATCATCACTTTTTCTAATAGAATTATCTACATGCGTTTCTGCTGCTACGTTTATGAAATAATCACAATCTACCAACCTATCTAAAGAACAGATATCAATTTGCTGAAAGTTGAAATTTTTATATTTATTAAATTCACTCAATAAATTAATGTCAGATGCGTAAGTACATTTGTCAATTCCATATACATACCACCCCTTTTCCAGACAAGATAGAGCCACATGTCTTCCAATAAATCCTAAACAACCTGTTATGTATACAATTTTCATAAAAATATTATACGTGCATTTAGCAAGGTATAATTCAAGATATGAATCGCAAATATTTACCAACTCTTTCGGAATTAATTGACAGACTTTCTATAGTTCAACTTAAGGAAGTTTTTATTACAGATCATAAAAGTGAATATGCTGAAGAAATAGCATCTATAGTTCATGATATACAAGCACATTTAGACGAAAATAACGCAATAGTTGATGCTCAAGTAATTAGAGCTATAGTAGTTCTTTCTCAGATGAATTTACATATTTGGCATAATGAAACCAATTATCGCAAAGGCATTAAAGATGGGAATAATCTCGAATTGACACATGGATTAAATGGAATAAGAAATACCGCCAAAAACAAAATTCAAGAAGTCGTTGGCGGTAGAAAAGATTATAAAATTGATTGTTTAGCAGCTGATTTCAAAGATTGGGAAATTAGCTGGTAAAGTATATTACTGCATATTGTTTTTTAGATAATTCTTCATCGTCTAAAATAGACTCAGCCTTGCTTTTATCATCTACAAGCATGCAAAATTGATTTGTAAACATTTGAACTTTGAATAAATTATAAAAGTGCTTGTGAACATAAGACAAAACAGCTTGAGAGGTAATTGTATTGGCTGAGTTTCTGTTGACATTCAAAAACAATGTTAATAACAATGCTTTCATAGCTGATAATTTACCGCCAAAGAAATGAGTACCAATTGATAAAGAATCGAAATCATTTCCCATATAAAAATTACAGGTTTTTACAAAATTCTCATAATCTGATTTTATTTGAGTACTTTCGTTATTGATATGGCTCAAACTATAAAAATATAGATCTTTATCAAAATGCTTTAGAAACAATAAAGGATCACGAGTAAACAATATATTTTCTACGTTACAGATCGCAACATAATCATTTTCGTCATTTTGGTACTGATTCAAGTATCCTGAAATTGCTCCATAAATGTTTAAATCTGAAGCCATTGCAGTAGTATTCAAAACTTCAATATTAGCACGATCTAGTTTAATTTCTTTTGAACTTGCATTTATTAAAACAATTTTAGATGTCTCAGACAAATTTTTAAGTGAATTAATGAATGAGGTATATTTATTATTTATCACAAATTCTGGATTTCTTATAACCGCAAATATTATATTCATTTAATGTAAACATTACCTTTCTCATCTAAATTAGCCGAGTATCCAATATCATCCCATTGATGCCAAATACAATATAACTCACCAGACTCAGTGTATATTTTTCCGTTTATAACATTGGGATTTTCTGGGCGATCAAAAAAATGCTCATTTTGACAGTGATACACAAAATTATCATTTCTGGTATCAAAAATTCTAACATTACCTCTGTCTTTCATCAGATGATAAAAATATAAATATACGGTTTGATCTACAATATGACAACCATTTCTGTTTAAATTAGCAGTTGCAAATGCATAGAAATTGAGTATTGCTTGAACTTTTCCAGCAGTTATTCCACCATTCAAAACTTTATCTTCCCAGAAATCTACTTTTTTGCTAGTTGATTTATTAAAATATTCATGCCAATTTCGGTCTGGCCATTGATCCTTTACTTTAAAACCTGGAGAAGTTAAGAAAATTTCTTCATCAAATTTAGAAAGATATTCAAAAGGATCTGATTGAAAAATAACATCATGTGAATCAGTATATAAAAACAAATCACAATGAGAGCAATATTTTTCTACAGTTTTGTAAATTGTGTAAAATGAAGTGAAATGTGAATCTGGTTTTGGTATGACTTCAACATGGTCGTAAATAGTCTTTAGTTTATCAATCGTCTCTTCACTCATATCATAAACTATAATAAGTTTATAACAATTGATCTTTGCAAGGCCTTCAAGATATAGTTTGTGGGACAAAGAAAATGTATGTTTATCACCCCAATTGTAATTTACTATCACATTCATATCTAATTTATACCATCAAAATAAAACTATATCGCAAATCAATCGTTGGTATAATTATCTTATATGAAAAAAGTATTAATAACAGGTGGAGCTGGATACCTTGGTTCTATTCTTACTGAAGTTTTACTGTCTAAAGACTATTCAGTTACTGTTTTAGACAACTTGACATACAAACAGTTATCCTTAACTCAGTTTTGTCATAATAAAAATTTCAATCTTATTGTTGGCGATGTGCGAGATACCAAACTTCTTAGTGGTCTGGTAGAAACTCATGACATCGTTATTCCTTTAGCTGCTATTGTAGGAATGCCAGCGTGTAAAAAAGATCCAGATCTAACAGTTGCTGTAAATTATCAACAAATTAAAAACATCCTTGAGATAATTCAGCCAAGTCAGAAATTGTTAGTTCCTAATACAAATTCTCAATATGGAAGTTCTGAAACAATCATCACAGAAGAAAGTCCATTCAATCCTCTTTCTCTTTATGCAAAAACAAAATGCGATGCTGAAAAGCGTGTTTTAGAATCAGGTAATGGAATTTCATTAAGACTTGCTACAGTATTTGGAGTTTCCTACAGACAAAGAATGGATCTACTTGTCAATGACTTTGTTTACAGAGCTTTCACTGATGAATTTTTAGTTCTTTTTGAATCACATTTTTTGAGAAACTATGTTCATGTCAGGGATGTGGCAAAAGCTTTTCTTCATTTGATAGAAAATTATGAAACTTGCAACAACAATGCTTTCAATGTAGGCCTTACTTCTGCAAATATGTCAAAGCTTCAACTCGCTCAAAAAGTCAAAGAGTACGTTCCTAATTTAGTTATCATTGAGGAACAGTTTAAAGAAGATTTTGATAAACGTAATTATATTGTTTCAAATGAAAAGATTGAAAAAACAGGATGGTATTGCGATTATTCATTAGATGCTGGAATACAAGAACTTCTAAGCGCATACAAAATGATTTCGAATTTCAAAAATAAAGATTTCACCAATTTATAGGAAATAAAATGTTTAATAACCAAAAAGTTTTAGTGACTGGCGGAGCAGGTATGGTAGGAAGAGCTTTAGTTTCAAAGCTCTTAAGTCTTGGGGCAGAAGTTGAAATTGCTGATTTGCATAAACCTGCAGATCTTGAGCCTGAAGTGAAGTACACCAAAGGAGACTTGAGATATTTGGATGTTTGTGAAGAAATTTGCAAAGATAAAGATTATGTTTTTAATATTATCGGAGTCAAAGGATCACCCAAAGCTTGCGCAGAGCAACCAGCAGATTTTATGGTTCCAATGCTTCAATTTAACACAAATATGATGGAAGCTGCTAGAAAAACTAATGTAAAGTGGTATTTGTATACAAGTTCGGTTGGTGTGTATTCTCCAGCAGATGTTTTTTACGAAGATGACGTTTGGAAAACTTTTCCATCACCAAACGATAAGTTTGCTGGCTGGGCTAAAAGAATAGGAGAATTGCAAGCTGAAGCATATGCAATTCAATATGGATCTAATAATATTTCTATCGTAAGACCAGCTAATATTTTTGGAAAATACGATAATTTCAACCCAGTTAATTCCATGGTTGTTCCTTCACTAATTAGAAAAGCTCAAGAAAATGATGTTTTGGAAGTTTGGGGAGATGGAACTCCAATTAGAGATTTTATCTTTGCTGATGACGTAGCTAGTGCTATGATTCAATGTGTTGAAAAACGAGTCACTGAGCCTATTAATCTTGGATCTGGCAAAGGATTTACAATCAAAGAGGTGGTTGAAATGGTTGTGAAACACTCAGGAAAAAATTTAGAAGTCAAATGGATGTCAGATAAACCAAATGGAGATGCTATCAGAATCATGTCTACTGAAAGAGCAGAAAGTTATGGTATCAAGTCTCGCACATCTTTATCGGATGGAATTCAAATAGTAACTGAATGGTTTAAGAATAATAAAAATTCTATCGATCAGCGCTATAATGTATTTGTAAATCATTGAGGTTAAAAAATGAGTTTTTTTGAAGGTAAAAAAGTAGTTGTAACTGGTGGTAGTGGATTTTTAGGCAGCAATTATATTGAGGGGCTTGTGAAGCGTGGTGCAAATGTTTTTACTCACATTCATCACAAACCTTTGCAAACAAAAGTTGAAAATATTACTGTCATGCCATTTTGTGATTTGACAAACTTGGATGATTGTATCAAGTTAGTTGATGGTGCTGATTATGTCATTCACAGTGGAGGAAATATTGCTCATCCTTCTACTGTCCCTACTGATATACAAATTTCTATTCAAAACATTAATGTTTTGGGAAATGTGCTTGATGCTTGTAATAAGACTGGCGTAAAAAGATTCCTTGACTTAAATAGTTCAACAGGATATCCAGACAGACGTTATCCAATCACTGAAGAAGAATATTGGGACGATGAGCCTTACAAAGCATATTACGGCTATGGATGGATGCGTAGATACCGTGAAAAGCTTATGGAGCATGTTTCAAAATTTTCTGACTTAGAAATTATGCTCACTAGAGGTACAGCAATTTTTGGACCTTATGATAATTTTGATACCAAAACCTGTCATGTTGTTCCAGCTTTAATCAACAGAGTGCTTACAGATGAAAACCCATTTACAGCTTGGGGTAGTCCTGATGTTGTAAGAGATTTCTTGTATGTTGAAGATGTTGTTAATGCAGCTTTGTTGGTACTTGAAAAAGGCACTCCAATGAGACCATACAATGTTGGAATGGGCAAAACAATCACAATTGGTGAAATTTTAGACTCGATTTTATTAGCTACTGGTAAAACACCTGAAATTGTTTGGGATAATTCTAAACCTACAACCATTCCTTTTAGAATGGTTAGCACTGAAAGAATTACAACTGAATTGGGTTTTCAGCCTCAATTTACCTTTCAAGAAGGTATTGAAAAAACTGTTGCATGGTATCAAGAGAATTACTTAAATAAATGAAAAAATATACGCCCGAAGAACTCGTAGATTTTGAAACAAAAGTTGCTGAAACATTCAACAGTGGAGTAATCAAGTCGCCAGTTCATCTTTACGATGGTAATGAAAAGCAAATTATTGAAGTTTTCAATAATGTCAAAGATGAAGATTGGATTTTTTGCACTTGGCGATCTCATTACCAGTGTTTGCTCAAAGGCGTTCCTCAAGAACGCCTTATGGCAGATATAGTTAGCGGAAAATCAATTACACTTTGCTATCCTGATTACAACATTTATTCTTCAGCTATTGTAACTGGAAGCATCCCAATTGCCACTGGTGTCGCACTTGATATAAAAAGAAAAAATCAAACAAATCATGTTTGGTGTTTTGTTGGTGATATGGCTTCAGAAACAGGTACATTTTTTGAAAATTATAAATATGCCTTGAATCATGATTTACCAATCACATTTGTAGTTGAAGACAATAACAAGTCAGTTTGCACAGATACTAGAAAAGTTTGGAATTCTGACACTTTGGCATTCAATTGCAACGAAAAAAAGATTATTTATTACAGTTATCAATCTAAATATCCACATGCTGGAGCTGGAAAAAGGATCCAATTTTAATGAAATATTTCGATGAATTAAAAAGATCTATGGAATGGCTTGGTGCTCAACAAGACACATTGTTTCTTGGTCAAGCTGTTGAATATCCAGGTACTGCAATGACAAATACTCTTAGCGGTATTGATAAAAGCAAACTTTTAGAAATGCCTGTAAATGAAGATATGCAAATGGGAATTACATTGGGAATAGCACTTAATGGCACTGTTCCAGTTTCGCTATATCCTCGTTGGAATTTTCTATTACTTGCTGCTAATCAACTTGTAAATCATGTAGATAAAATCAAAGTTATGTCTGATGGTGGATACACGCCTAAAATCATCATAAGAACATCGATTGGATCTCAAAGACCATTACATCCTCAACATCAACATATTGCTGATTTTACAGGTGGTTTCAAAGCAATGTGTGATTTTGTAGATATAATTAGATTGGATGAGCCTAATCAAATATTTGAAGCTTATCAATATGCATATTTGCGTACAGACAATAGGCCGACAATTTTAGTTGAATGGGGCGATTTTTATAACGAGAAATAAAATGAATAAATTTTTCTTGCCATTGATGAATGATAATATTGACAAAGAAGATATAAATTCTGTAATAGATTTTTTGTCTCAAGACGCAATTCCAAAATTGACAAATGGACCTAAGGTTGCCGAATTTGAAAAGTCTTGGGGCGAATGGCTTGGAACAAAATATAATTTATTTGTAAATTCAGGAGCATCAGCTAATGAATTAACAATGCTTGCCATATCACATTTAATTGGTGAAGGTGAAATTATTGTTCCACCTTTAACTTGGATTTCAGACATTTCTTCCGTCTTATTTGCTGGTCATAAATTAGTTTTTGTTGACGTTAATTTTACCAATTTGTCATTTGATATTGATAAGTTGAAAGATGCAATTACTGAAAATACTAAAGCTATTTTTCTTACACATGTGTTAGGTATCAATGGTCTTACAGATGAGCTTTTAGAAATCTGTGAACAAAAAAATATTCTACTAATTGAAGATGTATGCGAATCTCACGGCACAACTTTCCAAGGATGTAAAGTGGGTAATTTTGGATTCGCAAGTAATTTCAGTTTTTATTTTGCTCACCATATGTCCACAATTGAAGGCGGGATGATTTCTACTAATAATTGGGAGTTTTATCAAATTTGCAGGGCATTACGATCACATGGAATGACTAGAGAAATGACTAGTGATTCCATGAAGATTTCAATAGCAATGGACAATCCTGATTTAAATCCTGACTTTATTTTCTTACGTCCAGCACACAATTTTAGAAGCACAGAAATTAATGCTGTAATTGGACTTTCACAGCTCAAAAAACTAGATAATAAAAATCAAGAAAGAAGAGAAAATTTTGATATATTTATCTCGAATTTAGATCCTGAAAAGTATCATATCGCCTTAAATACTGAAGGAAATTGTAACTACGCTTTTATTGTAATCTTGAAAGACGCTGATTTTACAAAACGTAATGAAGTTGAAAGAAAGCTTAGAAATAATGGAATTGAATTTAGACGTGGACTTTCTGGTGGTGGAAATCAAATGAGGCAACCATTTTTCAAGTCTATTTATAATGATTTTTCTAACTTTCCAAATATTGAACATTTACATAATTTTTCTTGGTACATAGGCAATTATCCAGGGCTTGAAAAAGAAAAAATTACCAAACTTCTTGAGGTATTAAATGGCTAGAGTTGATTGTCTTTCCGGAGTGACAGTTTTTACCAAAGATTCATTTATTGATGAACGTGGTGAATTGTTTACCATATGGAAAGACAGCGACACTGCTTCATTGAATTTCAATCATGACAAGGTAGCTACTTCTAATAAAAATGTATTGAGAGGTTTGCATACTGATAAATCGTGGAAATTAATTACTTGTTTATATGGAAAAATTCAATTAGTTATTGTAAATTTTGACAAAGAATGTTCTGAATATTTATCTTGGACTGATTTTATTTTAGATGCTGATAGTAAGGAAAAATTGAGCGTACTTGTTCCTCCAGGATTTTTGAATGGCCATTTAGTTCTGAGTGATAAAGCTATTTTTCACTATAAGTGGAGTTATGATGGTGATTATCCTGATGTGAAAGATCAAAAATCTGTTTATTGGTCTGATCCCAAAATAGGTATAAATTGGATATCAGATAATCCAATTTTATCTGAAAGAGATAAAAATACACTATTATTATGAAAGAATTATATAATCATATCAACATTCTAGTGATAGGAGATTCTTGTACTGATGTTTTTACATATGGACATGTACCTAGATTAGCTCCAGAAGGTCCAGCTCCAGTATTCAATCCTATTGAAACAAAATTAAATGGTGGTATGGCACTGAATGTAAAAGCAAATATTGAAGCTATTGGTGCAAAAGTAACTCTTATAACTCAACCAGAAAATATTGTTAAGACCAGATTAGTAGATGAGCGTACTAATAGTCTCCTGATAAGAGTGGATGAAGAACAAAAAGTCTCTGCATTAAATTTTGAAGTTATTGAAGAAATTATTGACAATTTTTATGATGGAGTACATTACGATTCTATAATAATAAGTGATTATTGTAAGGGGTTTTTGTCAGAAGATCATATTTGGGAAATCAGTCATCATAATAAAAATGTTTTTCTTGATACTAAGAAAATTTTAGGAACATGGTGCACTTCTTGTGATTTTATTAAGATAAACCATGTTGAATTCGATAAAACCAAACACACTATTGATAATTTAAATCTATATAACAAGTTGATAATAACTCATTCTGATAAAGGATGTGAATTTCAAGGTAAAATGTTTCCAGTTGAAAGAGTCAACTGCAAAGATATGTCTGGCGCTGGAGATACATTCATCTCTGCATTGACATGTGAATTTTCAAGAACTAATGACATTGACTTAGCAATTAAATTTGCTCAAGAATGTGCTACCAAAGTTGTTCAAAAATTAGGAGTTTGTACTATATGAATATGAAAGAATATTATGAGATGTATCTTACTCTGCATCAAAATAAGATTTGCAGAAGATTACATGTATTAGGACAATTCATGACTATTTTGTGGGTTGTTTTTTGTTTGAAGTTTGGATATTATTGGTTCTTATTGCTAACACCATTTGTTGTTTACCCTTTTGCATGGTCTGGTCATTATTTCTTTGAAAAAAATCAACCAGCTGCATTCAAAGATCCAGTGAAAGCAAAAATTAGTGATTGGATAATGCTGTGGGATATACTTAGAGGTAAAGTTCCATTTTAAATAAAAAAGAGGCCAAATGGCATCTTTTTTATATAGATTCAATAAATTTTATTGTGTTTATAAAACTTTCATCATTAAAAACTAATGCTTTGTCGTCTAAATAAAAATCAGCTACAACTTTTGGACTAGGACCAGAAAGTTTTTTAGTTCCAATAATATTTTCATTTATTGCATCAAACTCGAGTCCTTGATTTTTACACCACATGATGGCTTCTGTTAAACAAGGATATTCGTCATTATCACCACGACAAGTCCAAAGAATTAGTTTATGACCTTTTTGTCTCATTGCAATTAATAAATTCAAAAGTTCTTTGTGATGTTGCTTTTGCTCTCCAATTTTAGGAAAAGCGTATTCACAGAGAGTTCCATCAAAATCTACAGCAATAACATAACTATCTTTTTTCTTCATCATAAACCCTATTACTCTTAATCACTAATTCACTAGCAGCTAAATAAGCGGATTTGATTAAATCATGATCATCCCAAAAATTCTCTTCTATAATAAACTTTTCAACAAGATCTCTAGCATATGTACCAATGGATACACCGTTTATTCTTACTCCTGATAAATTTGCTAATTCTTTAGAATATGAGTTTGTCCCGCCAGAAATTAAGATTGGAATTACTGATTGATCAGATGCAGACTTGTAGATTTTTTTAGCAGAGATTTTTTCTTTACCTAAAATATCAATCTCTCTTTTCTTATTCAATTTCATGTTGAATTTTTTGTTTATAACATCTGCACAAGAAACAGCTTGCAAAGTAGTGTTATAGTCATCTTCTCCACCACTCATTGGATAGCCATCTGCTTGTACCATGATTTTGTCGCCAGAAATTTTTCTAGCTTCGTCAATTCTATGTTCAAGTTTTAAATTTCCAAGATTCAATCTGTCTAAACACATTGAGTTATAGTTTTCTTTGTTTATCTCAGAAATCAACTTCCATTCTTGAAGAGTAATATCATCTTCACCTACAGCAGCATGAAGCTCAAAAAGTTCTGCTCCTGCTTCCATACATTGAGGTAATAAAATAGAAAGTTCTCTAAAGCTATGTCTATATGAAATAATGTCATCTTTGGGACAAATATTGCTGCATTTACCACAACCAATACACAAATCTTTGATTACAATTTCTTTAGAGCTATCAGGTTCGTCAAAAGAACCATTTAATTGCTTGAAAACATCTAATTCTTTGACAAAATTCTTTGGTATAGCATCAGTTGGACAAACAGGAATACACAAAGTACATCCTATACATTTGTAAGGATCAATATAAGATTTTCTTACATGATGATCTCCTGGCATACCAATACTCACCATAATATAAGGTTTAGTGTCTAAGGTAATTCCTAAAATCGAGCTATAATCAAAAGCTAAATTAATTCCTTCTACTGCAGCTTTAACTACATCTACATTTGCTGAAACATCTAAAATTTTTGTACCAGCTAAAGTATAAACAAAAGCAAGTTTTTTGACCTGTTTTGTATCTTCGTTTCCAGCACCACAAATCATCTTAAAACAATTTTGGCCTTGAATAATTTTTTTTAAATTCTCAAATCTATTCATTATTTTCTAGAGCTCAATAAATCAATTCTTCGTTTATAGTCTTCAATCAATGCAGAACTATTTTGAAGTTTATTTCTCAAAAGCAAAATTTCAAAGTTTATTGCTTCTTGAATAACTGAATCAATTTTATTAACATTATTGTTGTTTAAATCTATAACAACATTACGAGTTTCAACTCTGTTTAATAAATTAAGGTGATACATTTTTTCAATAAATTTTGAACTTTTTACAGAAACATTACCACCTAATGTAGTCAAAAGATTATACTTTTTTGCTTTTACAAAAATATTTTCTGTAATTGAAAGTATAAAATCACTGTCAGCTTCACTTTTATTCAAGTTGTATGATTTGGATAAGTCTGATCTTCCTACTATGATTCCTGTCAACTTATTATGAGCTATAGATAAAATGTCATCAATGTTTTCATAAGCAGTTTTTGATTCTATAACAACAAAATATTGTGCTTTTTTATCATAACAATCCATAAATTTCGATACTGCAAAAGGTGTTTCAACCATAGGCGCAATAATTCCATTTATACCTATTTTGAGGCAGTTGTATATATCTGTATTAGCTTCACAACCTCCCACTTTCACAAAAGATAAAAGATTACAAAGTTCAGTAATTCGCCTGACAGAAATAACATCTTCTAGTAATGCACCTTCATCTTCAAAAGATTGCTTGATACCAATAACTCCGTAAAGATTAGAAATTTCTCGAAGTTTATCTAACAAATCATTCATATTTTTATCCTTTCAATACTGTCAATGATAAAATTTGTATCCATCCCCCAAATAAGCAACTTTGGTCTTTTTTCTAAAGATAATGTCTGCATATTCTCAAAAGTAGGGAGAAATAAACCTAACTTATCAAGAGAAATTTTATTATAAATAATATCGATATAATTCTTGAAAGTTTTGAATTCAAAATCACCAGCTTTACCCAATGAAGATGATAAATCATATGGACCAATTATGAAATAATCGAAGGGTACATTCAATAAGCTATCAAGATTTTCTACGGCCTGACTTGTTTCAATTTGAGCAATAATAATTGGTTTTTTTTGATCTAAAGGTAATTTTCCCCATTTATTATCTCTAACTAATCCGCAACCTCTTTGGCCATATTTTGATGGAAAATTACAATAATAGATAATCTTATAAGCTATGCTTTCATCTTCTATTGTTGAAAAAATTAATCCATCAACTCCAGCATCAAGGCACATCCTAATTAATTGTTTATTGAAATCTGTCAATCTAACAAAGCATTTTTTATTTGATAGAGTTATAACTTGAATACAACTATAGAGTGTTTCATTATTGAAACATCCATGCTCGGTATCTAAAACGATACCATCAAGTTTTGAATCTGAAAGTATTTCTGATATAACAGGTGAAGGAATGGTTTGCAAAGTTAAGTTCATGATCTTATCTCATAAGAAATTTTATTAACCTTTGTCATGCATTTTTGTATAGTTTCTAAAGGTAATAGTGGCGACATATCTTCGATTGGTGGTGATAAAAATCCACTCTCTGTCATTATACCTTTAACTTTTGGAACTAAATCTTGTTCTGGGTTCATGAAGATTTCGTATATTGCGCATCTTTCAAAATTTAGAAATTCTTGAACATTATTGTCAACACTGCTGAAATATTCAATTCCGAATGCATTAGCAATTTTAGAAAATTTAGGAAGAGATACTCCAGTTTCAGCATCAACTCCAGTGTATCTTCCTTCAAATAACATCTTCTGTGTATGCTTGATAAACAAATATCCATCATTATTAAAAATGACAATTTTTAATGGAATGTTGTACCCTATCAAAGTTTGCATTTCTTGTAAATTCATCATAGAGCTCCCATCACCGTCAAAAAGAATTATTTTCTTTTCAGGAGAAGCTATTGCAGCGCCAATAGCAGAAGGAAGTCCATTGCCCATTTCTCCTAATCCATTAGATGCAAATATTGTTTGATTACTTTTGTGAAAAAGAGCTTGATGAGCACAAGGTAAAGGCGTTCCTTGACCTATGACAATAATATGATCATCATCCAAAATCTGAGATATTTGATTAATAAACACATATGAATTGTCAAAATTTTCATTGTCTTTCAAATGGCAATCTTCAATCAAAGGGAATTCTTGCTTATAAAAATTGCATTTGTCTACCCACTCAGGTTTATAAGAATCAGGCGAATAAAGCATCAAAGATTCAATAAATTTTTTGCAATCAGAATTTATTTTAATTTCATAGCGAGAATGTTTATTTAATTCATTTTCGTCATTATTGATCATAACAATTTTAGCATTAGGAGCAAAATTATCAATGTTATAACTTGTTTGAGGTAATGCTAGACGGCTTCCAATTACAATTAATAAATCACAATTTTGAATTATAAAATTAGCAACTCTCTGCCCATAAATCCCCGGGCACCCAAAATTAAGAGGATTATCACTTGAAATGACATCAATTGCTGACCAAGAATGCAATATAGGAATTTGAAACTTAGAAACCAGACAGTTGAATTCATTTATTGACTTTGATAATCGAATCCCATGTCCAGCTAAAATTACGGGTTTTTCAGATACGTTCATCAATTCAATAAGATAGTTCAGGTCAATGTCTGAATCTTCAGAATATTCTGTTTCACTGGGTAATAATTCTGATTTGTTTATTTTTGTAGATTGCACATCCATAGGCAGATCAAGCCAAACTGGACCCTGCCTACCAGATAAAGCTATTTTATATGCTTTATCAAGAGAAAGAATAATCTCGCTTGGCTTATCTACTATCTGGGCAAATTTGGTGATTTTTTGAACCATATTTACTACATCAAAACCCTGAGTACCATACATTCTTAGGTGTTCATGTTGTTCAATATATTTTGTAGATTCTTGTCCAGACATAACGATACAAGGTATTGAATCAGCCCAATTACTCAATACTCCAGTGATAGCATTAGAGGCGCCACCACCAGCAGTAACAATAGCAACTGAAATCTTTCCACTTGTACGATAGTATGCACCAGCAGCCATAGCAACAGCTTGTTCGTGATGCATATATATAATTTTAGTGTATCCTCTTCTTATTATTGAATCAAAAATATAAGAATTAGCAGATCCAATAATTCCAAATACCACAGATATTTCGTGATTTTCCAACCACTCTGCGATGTGATCTGAAACTATATAATTATTCTCTATAGACATACTAATTCTTATACTCTATTAGTTCTTTAACACTAATCTTTGTTCATAAAGCTATCTAAAACTTCACCAATGTATGCAATCTGCTCTTCAGTTATTACTGGTGAAGTGCCCAAGAAAAATGTGTCTGTAGTAATTTTTTTAGCTACTGGGAAATCACTAAGATCCATATCTCCTACTAAATGACTATAAGCTGGTTGCATTAAAATATTGCCAGCAAAGTATGGTCTAGTTTGAATTTTATGTGATTCAAAATATTGACAAAGATCACTTCTCTTAAAAGGCGCATTATCTTTAACCGTAATCGGAAAAGCAAACCAGTTTACATCTGAGTTTTTTTGAGCTACTGGAAGAACAAAATATTCTTCGTACTTTGCAAATACTTCAGTTAATAGTCTATGATTTCTCTGTCGTAGTTTTTTAATTTCACCGAGTTTATCAATTTGAGCTAATAACATACTAGCTTGAACTTCAATTGGCTTTAAGTTGTATCCAATTTCTTCATAGACATACTTGTGATCAAAAACTTCTCCCGGGATACTAGGCAGCCATTCAGAAAATCTTTTATTACAAGCACCACACTCAGTGATATTTTGCTTACCAATGCAGAAACAGCCACGTCCCCAATCACGAATAGAACGAATTACTCTTTCTAAATTATCATCATTACAAACAACCAGTCCGCCTTCTCCACAAGTAATATGATGAGCTGGGTAAAATGAACAAGAAGCCATTGTTCCAAAACTGCCCAAAGGATTACCGTCAAAAGTTGAACCCAAAGCATCACAACAATCTTCTAATAAAATTAAACCATAGTGATCAATAATATCTAATAATCTGTACATGTCAGGTGGATTTCCTAAAACATGAGCAAATGTAATAATTTTGATTTCTGGATCTGCTTGTAATGTAGCTTCAACATCATCTAAATTTAAATTCAAGCCATCTAAAGTAATATCTACAAAAACAGGCTTGAATCCACATTGAAAAATAGGATTAATAGTTGTAGGAAATCCAGCAATAGGTGTCAAAACCTTTGTACCTTCAGGTAAATTGAGGTATCTTTTTGACTTAAGTGCAGACATCATGAGAAGGTTGCTGCTACTACCTGAGTTAGTCAATAACGCATGATTTTTGCCAAATAATGACGCTAATTTCTTTTCAGCTTTGTAAGCTTCAGCACCCAATACTAACCAGCCATCCAATAATGTAGAGACTGATCTAACAATTTCAGTGTGATCAAAATAAGGACCAGCGTAATGAACATGATCTTTGCCAGGTCTCCATTTTTTGCTTGGTTCACTTATAATATAATTTTCAACTAATTTTAGTAATTCTTCTTTAGTCATACAATAATTTTACCATTATTTAAATGAAAAAAGGAGAGTTGAAATCAACTCTCCTTTTTTACTGACTAGTTTAGAATTAGCTTACGGTAATTCTTGAAACTGCATAGTCATTGATAAGAGCAAAACCGAGCTCTTCGTAAACAACCCATCCGAGTCTAAGTCTCTTTGGATCGTCTGCTGGGAGGACAGTGATGTCTTGGCGAACTGGCATTGCACCAACGAATTGGGCAGGTGCGAGAACGTAAACGCTGTTCTTAGGAACCATTGTGGAAACGTGGATGTCAGCGGAATAAATGTGTCCGTAGAGACCAGTCATAAGGATGTCTCTTTGAGTTGCCTCATCGAAGAATTCCTTACCCCAGTTTCTGATATCCTTATAGCGTTGTGGGTGAAGAACAACCTTAGCACCGATCAACTCGTGCTCTTCAATGAGGGTCAACGCAAGGTTGACGTTCTCTGGTTGGAGAGTACCGGAAACGGAAATTGCTTGGTCAGTTGGAACGCCAGCATTGATAACCTTGAAGACTTCGGTATCTTCTTGTCTTTGAAGGGAGTCCTTAGCACGAACTTGAGCTCTATCGACAATGTAGAATCTTCTTTGGCGAATTTCGTTCAAGCGAATTTGTGGATGTGCAGCTAATTCAACTGTAGGAACGAGAAGCTCTTCAGCCTCAACTTCTGCAGTAGGAACAGCACCACGCTTAGGAATGACGTATGACTTAACTGCAACGTCTCTCTCGTAGCGAGCAAGAGCGCCTTGTGGGAGCTCATCAACCATCAAAAGCTTGCGACCGATGGCTTGGTACATGAGGGAGGTCTTGATTGGCTCAACCATAGCTTGAGCCAATGCTGTGCGTCCCTCTGGAGTCTCGAGAGCCATTGCAATAATGGATTCTCTTTGCTCATTTGTGTTTCTTTTAATCATTGACATTTTAATTAATTCTCCTTAAAACATTCCAAACCGATTAGACTCCACTAAGTTGTGTGAAGTAAATAAGACCAGAAGCAGAATCATAAGAATCTACTCTACCGACGATAACACCATCAGTTCCAACAGTACCCAATCTGGTAAGCTTACCTGCATTGCCAGAAGCTCCAGCAACTGTAAGAAGATCACCTGCAGCAGGGGTCCAGGAACCAGAAGCACCGTCTAAAGTGACCGATGTGGAACCAGTAGATACCCATCTATCAGTTACAAATTGACCACCAGGGGTATTGAAAACTCCAACACCTCTTCTTGGTCCTTCATATCCAGAAGAACCTGCAGTTGGGTTTGTTACACCATTGACGTTTTCAGCTAAGAAATCACCAATTGCTCTCTTTGAAACAACGTAAAAGCCGTTGTTATTTGTTTGAAGAACACCAGATGCATCAGTGTATGAAGATCCAACTGGATCGGCAAGAATCATGGTATTGCCAGTTCTTGCAGTATCATCAGCTGAAAATCCAACAAATGTACCTAATTGCTTTGCAAGGGTATTGAAAGCACTCAATGATCTGTAAGCTGCAGCAACAGTACCGTCAGACTTAACATAAAGTGCGTCACCAGCTAAAAACGAAGCATCTGAAGCTGTATTGTAGTTTGCAACTACGAGTGTGTTTAATGCACGAATAGCCATTGTTTTATCTCCTAATTATTTGTTGAGAAATTTATTTCTCGGTTTTTGACTTTGATTGAAAGCCATTCAAAGTACACATAATGCCAAAACTTGTTTACCCATTAGGATTTCCAAGAACCATTTAATTGATGTATTTCTGACGATCATTTGTACTATTTTGACAATTACATCTTTAACTAAAGATGTTTACTAGCCTGTTGAACTCAATTGAGTAAAGTACAATAAGCCTGCAGCAGAATCATAAGAATCAACTCTACCAACAACAATACCATCAGTTCCTAATGCAGCAGGATCTAATAATACAAGCTTGCCAGCATTACCAGATGCAGCAGCAATTGTAAGAAGATCTCCTACAGCAGGAGTCCAAGAACCACCGTCGGTGGTGATGGTTGAAGAAGCAGTTCCAGCAAATCTATCAGTGATGAATTGAGCACCTGGGGTGTTGAAAACACCAACGCCTCTTCTTGGGCCTTCATATCCAGAAGATCCAGCTGTTGGGTTGGTTACACCATTTACGTTCTCAGCTAAAAAGTCGCCAATTGCTCTCTTTGAAACAACGTAAAAACCGTTGTTATTTGCTTGAAGAACGCCAGAAGCGTCAGTATATGAAGATCCAACAGGATCGGCAAGGATCATAGTATTGCCAGTTCTTGCTGTATCATCAGCAGAGAAACCAACAAATTTACCTAATTGTTGAGTGATTGTAGTAAAACCACTACCTGCTCTGTAAGCTGCTGCAACAGTACCATCAGATTGAAGGTAAAGAGCATCACCTGCAAGCCATGAAGCAGAAGCAGCTGTATTGTAGTTTGCAACTACGAGTGTATTTAATGCACGAATAGCCATTTAATTATTTTCTCCTTAGTATTTTTTAAGACTATTAGTCTTCGATGTTTGGCATTGTCCAAGTGCCCTTAAGTGCGCCTTGAATGTCAAGAGCTGCACTATTAGCGGATAAACCACCACTTAATGCAGGAGATGTAGATACGCCCAATGTTGAAGCGGTTCTAGTGCTCATTCTTTCAGCTGCAGCTGCTGCAACTCTTTCAGTTGAAGACTGTGCGGACTTAAGTAAGAGTTTGGTTTGTCTGATCATTGAATCAGACTTGAGACCATCATTGATCATTTGTTCTGCATATGAATCAACTTCATCAGAGGTAATAATTCCAGCTAAAGCTAATTTTGTTGCACAACTGTAAGAAGTCTTAATTCTTGCTACATCAACAGAAGATTTTTTGAGTTCATTTACAGTTTGGAAAGCATTATCCAATTCTACTTGAGTGTCATTAATCTTCTTTTGAGTGTTAACATGTTGTCTTGTATCAACATTTTGTGCTTCAACTTCTTTGTGATCTTCAGATTCAGCATTTGTAGGACATTCCTTATTTGCACATCTTGTGTTAGGATCTTCCATAGCTGCTTCTGTCATTCTCATTGATGTTCCGCAAGCGGTGCATTCAACATCGTGTTCAGCAGAAGCACCAACTGTTCTGGTGGTCTTATGTGGCATTGAAGGCATTTGTGTTGGAATCTCAGGTTGATCAGCATCTTCAAGTCCTTCAGAAGGATTCTCTAATTTGTTCCAATCAACTGTATACTCTAATGAGCCATCTCCAGAACCTTCAAACTTGCTAGGCTTTGTTACTGAAGGAAATTCTAATGAATCAGGATTCATTGTAGGAACTTTTTGTTCAGCCCAAGTTGGGTTTTGTTCCTTGAGTGAGTTTCCTTCACTGCTTTCCATAGTCATGCTTGGATATTCAACTTCCCCGTGCATATCAACTAAATCTTCGTTATACTTAAAGGAGGCTGACGCTGGATAAGTCTCTTCTTCTGAAGCAATCTTCATGAGAATTTCTTCTCTTTCTGCTCTTCTCAAGAGAGCTTCTCTCTGTGCCTTGCGCTCAGCCAATGCTTGTTTAGTCATTGATCTAACCTCGTTGCTTTTTTTCATAAATTGTGTTTCTTCATCTTCGTCATCATCTGACTCATCTTCTGAATCCATATCATCTTCGTCATCATTAAAATGGGTGATATCTTCATCATCATCTTCGTCAGAATCATCATCTCCGCCAAGAAGATTATCTAGCGCCTCTTGCACAGCTTTTTGTGCTTGGTCAACCATATCAGCGGGAACTTCAATCTCAAAAGTGGCGACATCATCACTATCTTCTACTTCGTCTTCGTCATCCATGTCTTCATCAGACATGTCATCATCATCTACATCTTCTGAATCTTCATCACTCTCAAAGTGGTGAAATTCCATATCATCGTCTTCATCGTCAGATTCATCGTTTGCGAAGTCAACAGTCTCTTTGCCATGATCAAGGTCTAAATTTGAAACATCAAGACCAGCTTGTCTTGCAATGTTTGGAAGATATTTTGCTCTAATTGCTTTTGCGACAACGACAGCTTCATTGGCATCCAAAGATGCTGTCTTTTCCATGTCGGAAGCGCAGTTCATAAGATCTTCCTTATCAGTTGCATTGATTTCAGCTAATTTCATTGCTGCAAATCTTTCCTGATTGGCTCTATTCGAATTTTTGTTCATTTTTATGCTGCTTCCCTTAATAAAAATAAAATCTTTTATCAAAGAATCTATAAATTAGTTATTTATAAACTTTTTTTTAACTTCTAGATAAATTGTTTTTACACCTTTTTTAAAGAAAATAGTGAGGGATTTTTTCCCTCACTATTTATAAATATTAATCTATCCAAGTAATGGACACATCAAGCTTTGATGGATCTTTCTTTGAGGCTTGTACAGTTGTTCTTGAATAATTTCCACACTTATAGCAGAATGTATTATTCTTGACTTTATGTGCTTCTCTATTTCCGCAAGATGGACAAACCATACCCACAGGAAGCATTGATTCTGCAGTTCTGTCAAACGAAGGCAATGCAGTCTTCAGATAAACATCAGAATCGACTGTAGCTGATAATCTAACCATTGTTCTGATATCAGAAGCAACAGGACCCATTCCAGGGGCAGCAGGAGCAGCAGGTGGCATTTCTGTAGGAGCTGTAGCTGCACCTAAACCTGTATCTGGTCCAAGTCCCATTGGTTCTTCTTCAGGTGAAGACTTACCCTTATCTCCCATTGAAACTAGTTCAATTTGTTGAAGAATTTTGTAAGTAGTACCACAGCTTTGACAGTCAGCATTTGACTCAGAAATATTAACATCATCAGAGCCACAAACTGGGCAGACTGAACCCCAAGGCTTCTTTTCGCCTGGTTCTGCAATAGCATCCATATCAGCTGACTCATTCATATCAGCACCACCAGTAAGTGATGAAATTCCTAAATCACCACCAGCAGGGGCACCAGCACCTAAACCTGGATCAACTGGACCAGCCGCAGGTCCAGCAGGAGCAGGAGCACCCATCCCTGGAGCAACTTGTGCATATTTTGCTAAAATACTGTCTCTTCTATTCTTTCTAGCAATTCTAGCACCTTCGGTCATAATAACAGGCATTTCAACGCCTTCTTCAGCATTCATTTCGCCATGTTCTTCATCAGTCTTGAATGTTTTTGAAGAAGATGTTGAAACTGTTGCAGTAACATCTCCATTTTCAGAAACAATTAGGTCTGTAAATGAGAATGTTCCTGGGTCAACTTGGAATCCATGTCCTTGCAAAACTTCAATTGCCTTTTGCTTAAATGATTCATCAAAATTGCTGTCGCTAGGTTGTACACCATCTAAATCTTCAGCTCTACACATAAATCTAATACAGTCAGATTTACTTTGAGTAACAGTCATTCCAGCTGTTCTTTCAGAAGCAATTACTGCCTTAGCAACTAACTTTTCAGCAACTTCAAATTCTTCACAAAGCCTCTTTGCAGCTTTTGCAATTCTTCTTGTGCTAATTCCAAAGTTTGTTGAGTAATCTGCTAACCAGCCAACAACGTTATCAGAAATGTTCTTTGTGGATGCAGTCTTGACACCCCAGAATTCTCTTCTTGCTCTTGCTCTCAATCTTCCATCAGTTGCAGTAGCTGTCTTTGCTCTATCAATAGCAGCCATCAATTGCTTTTCTGGCATAGCATCTACAGAATCAACTACTTCATCAGGAGTAGTTCCAGTTTCTTTTGAAGACATAGCCATAGCAGAAATTGCTGATTTAAGATCATCTTTAGAAATGAGATCAGCATCAGCATCTACAGCTGACATAAGAGCAGACTTTAGTTCTTCAGTCTTTGAAGGGGCAGTCTCAACATCTAAACCTTCATCAGGTACGTTTGCTTGACCCATGAGAAGTTCGGCAATTCTTGAAACGCCTTCCTTGGTCATTTCACCTTCTTCAACTGCAACTGAAAGAGCATCAGCAAGATCTTTTGCAGTAATTTCAGAAGTAACAGCAGCACCTAATTGCTTAAGAACAGCAGACACAGAATTTTCTGGTGTTGCGTCTCCGCCAAAGAAGTCTGTCTTTTCTGCCTTGTCTGCTTCCATTTCAGTACCTGCAGCAGCAGTTCCAATCATTTCTGGAAGCATTGGTTCTTGGGCTAAAGTTTGAGCAACTCTAACAATTGTCTTTGGTGTTTCCAATGAAGAGATAACAGCTTTGCCTAATGCAGTTATTGTTGCTGTCATAATTTCAGTTGCATTAGCAGAACCTTCCGCACGATGGTTTGATAATTGTTTTTCTAAAACTTCAGTTGGAACTCCGTGAGTAACTTCATCAACAAGCTGGGTCAAAGATTTACGTACTTCTTCATCTTTAACTCTTCTGCCATAAAGCCCAGCGTCGCCGAGAAGAATTTCTGTTACTGCATCTTGGCTTGATCCAGTTTGCTTTGGTGCTAATTGTTTTTCACGAACTTCATTGACAACCCCAGTGTTTTTTGACTTAACACCTTCGTGTAAATTATCATATGATTCACCACTTCTAACTTCATCAAGTTGCTTTTCTCTGTCATCAAGTCTTTCTTTAACATCAAGCAAAGCTGTCTTGACAAATTGTGAATAATCTTTAAGCAATTCAGCAGCAACTCTTGTACCTTGTCCATTTTCCATCAAACCAAGTTGGTTTTCATTAAGGATAGGTTCCCAAGCAGTTCTTTTTCCATTTGTGTAACCTGTGATTGAACCATCAGTAGAAAGAACAACTCTATTACCTGCATTGTCTTCGACTTTAAAATCGATTGTAACTGCAGCAGCAAGTTTTTTTCTTTGCTCTGATGCAATCTTTGCAAAGTGATCCATTTGATTTCTGCTCCCCGCCACGAAAGGCGTATTTGTTTTTATATTTTTGCTTCTTTCATTAGCAATTCTAATGACATTATCAATACTTTTTTGAATTTGTGTACTATTATTTAAATTTTCTTTTAAATTTAAAATACTTTGTGTCAAATTCAGAATTTTATTGGAAGATGAACCGTTTTGAGCACTAGCAAAAACTTCTCTTTTACCATCTCTTGAAGCCCATACCAAATTATGAACGCTGGAGGCTAATGCAACACCGCCTCCAACTTGGCTGCCTTGATCTCCAGAATAAGTAAGATCCATTATTTTTCCAACAGATTCGGTAGGCGCATAATTTGCCAAACCAATATTGGCATTCATTGGAGAAGCTTGTGGTGCTTGTCCTTGTTGCATATTTTGAGGTTGATTGATTTGTTGAGGTCTTTGTCCAGAACCAACATCAATTCCATCATCGATCATATCTTGCATAGTAGATTGGAGTTCAGCCATTGATTTGGTGACTTTACCTACGTGCCCTAAGTCAACATTGTCTTTTCTTGCAAACATATTCATCACTGCAACTTCCAAGAAGTTCAATGATAAATTAATCAAGTCTAGTATATTTAATCCAGAGGCAGGGTCTATACCAAGTGCTGTCAAAACGGCTTGAACAGTTGAATTTTGATTTGCCCCAGCCCCAGCTAATAATGGACCACCTACAAGAGTACCAGCTTGTTGTGCTAATCTTACTGCAGTTTTTGCTGTAGAATTTGCTACTCTTAGACAATTTTCGTATTCTGTTCTAGATGAAGATTCTTGAGGAGATCCTTGTAATGCTAAAACTATATTAGCTGAAATTTCATTAGCTTTCTTTTCTAAATTCATTGCAGCATCAAGAACATCGTCTACATCATAGATTTCTTGGATTTCGCAAGATTCAAAAGCACCATCGCCCACACAGCTCAATTCAATAAACTTTACACCGTAGTTCTTTTCGTATGCTTTTTTGCCAGATTCAGGGTAAATTTTTCCTTTATATCTCTTGAGGTGATCACAATAATCTCTTTCGGTATATGCTTTATTTCCACAGACTGAACAAACACCCCATTCAACACTAGCGCCCATTGAAACATCGTGGATAACACCAGTGCGAATATTTCTTGCAATATCTGGATAAGCCTCTTCATCTACAAAGAAAGTACAATAAACACAGTCTTCTTCTTCATCCCATTCAGCATATACAACCATTCCTTTTGCTTGTTCAATATCATCATTTTTGTGGTTTGTATAAATTGGCACACCTTCAAATGTTTTATAAGATGGGATTTTTTTGCCTTTAATTTCAACTTCTTTAAGTAATTCTTCTTTAGAGAAAAGGTCACCATTAGCATTAACCACGTCAGCATCAATTGCTCTGGCTCTAACCCATAAAAGTTTTGCACCTTTACGAGCCTGCATTTCTTTAACAATGTCGAAATCTTTGTATTTTTCTAGGACTTCTTTTGGATCAGCGTAGAGAGATTGAAGACCGATTTTTGCAGCTTCTCTCATATTTGATGAAGCAGTCTTAATAATATAATCTCTAGCTATATTTCGGTCATTTTCGTTGAGGAAACTATTTATTGTAATAGCTCCTCCTTTTGCAACCTTGTACATATTTTCAATCCTTAAAAAATAAAGTTATCAATAGGATTTGTTCTATTTTTAACATATTAAAACCTGTAAAATTTAAACCCGTCGAAATCGACGGGTTTATTGTACAGTGACAAACTATTATTCAATTATAGATATTCCGAATTTCCATCACCCATACCTGTTCGCTTTTTGATAGCTTTTATCAAAACATTTAAACAATCTTGAGGGTGATCATTAATTTCTTTGTCAGTAAATCTGATAATAATCCATCCATTTGCAGCTAATTCTGAATCTCTTCGCTTATCTTTTGCTATTTTGTCAGGGTTGTTATGCCAAATTTCACCATCAGCTTCAATTCCTATCTTAAGGTTAGGAATAGCAGCATCTAATTGATAATCCATCGTTGGTCCAGCTGAATATTGTGCATAAAGTGGAAATGGCATATTTAACGACATAGTCAAACCATAAAGTTTTTTCTCTAAACTAGTAAACATTTTTGGCTGTTGAGTGACATCTATTTTCTTTTTGGCATATCTCTTGATAGATTCATTCTCATTATTTGCATAATGATAAAATTCTTCTAATGCATAATTGTTTAGTGGATGAGAATTATCTCCACCACAAAGAGGCATTTGTAATGAACCAAACAAACCATCGTATTCACTAGGTAGTGGACCAAGCGAGCCTCTTCCTGTAACTGGAGTCAATGACATTAAGAATCCTTCATGAGCTGCAGACTTTATTCTTTTACTTGCGGTTCTAACACTAGAATTCTTAGCATTGATTCTTTCATCGTAAATTTCATTTATGACAGAGCTTGCTAATTTATAGTTTTTTGTCATAACTGAAGCAGTAGGGGCTGCTGCGCCAGGGGCTGGAGCTGGAGGAATTGCTCCACCGGCAGGAGGTGTGGCAGCACCACCGACTGCTAAATCTGCTGGAGGAGGAGCACCCATACCACCAGTTGCATCAGGAGATCCAGCTCCAAAACCTTGTCCTGTAACTCCTCCGCTTTGAAAACTTAAAGAAATGTTAGGGGTGCCAAAAGATTGATCGTTAACAAAGTTTGCACCTTGTTCGAATCTTAATCTTTCAATTTCTTGATCAGAATCTAAGCCAAAGGCTTCGATAAGAGAAACATTAGAAATAACACCGTTTTGATTTGCAGTAACAAGCATTTGCAACTTACCAGTATCATCACGCAATTGAAGATCATCGAATTTAATTTTAGGATAAACTAATTCGTCCTGTCCTCTTTCACCTTCAATTACAAAGCCATTCCATTTAGCTACTGGCATAAAAACATTTTGTTCAATCCAGTGTGCAACTTCTCTTCTAAATGTTTCCAATCTTTGAGCCATAGCAAGAAGACCAACTTGAGCGTTTCCGTAAGTTGGACCTTCGCCATTTAAAAGAGCTTTATTTAACATTACACCATCTAAAATTTCTTGTTCAATTAATTCGAACTCACCAGTAAGAGGGTGTATTTTACCTGTTGCTCCATACCATTCGAGATCAAAGTTGTGGTGAGTAACAAGAGTCAAGTTAGGGTCATTTGCAATAGATGCTAATTCATCCTGGACATTATCAATATCTTCTTGAGATGCCGGTCTTGTATCACTACCAATTTTTACAACCTTGATTGGCAAGATGAGACGTTCGGCAATCATATATTGAGCTTGGCGTAATTTATCTTTATAGGTCAAAATTGGGAACAATGGTCTGATCATAGAAATTCCATAATCTTCCCATGGGTTTGATCCATATTTAAAATGATGAATAGAAATTGGATTAAGCTTTATAGGATTACCTTGCATAATCATTTTTTTAATATCATCAGGTATTTTGTCGTAGATTTCTTTTGGATGTCTTTCGTTGACAATTCTGATTTCTTCTGCAGATGGTCTATAAGCATAACTACCAGGCTGATCAATCATTCCTGGACTCTTAATCACAGAATCTGGATTTAAAATTGAAATGGATTTCCATGTGGCGCCATCATGCTCACATTCTTGATTTTTGTCGTTATCCCAGTTTGAACCGTGACAATGAGGACAATCAAGTGAAAGTAATACAAAAGAGTCGCCCAATAAATGATAAGTTTTGGAAATCTCTGGAAGCCACTTTTGAAAATTAAGTGATTCTACTAACTTTTCAAAATAATCTTTGACATAAGATGAAGAACATTCTAATTTCCAACCAGAGAAAGGATAATTAGTATAGAAATTGATGGCTGCAGCAATTTTCGGCTCGTTATTTCTCCACCAGTTTGCCCAAAGATAAACTTCACGACGAGCATTTGGGATCTGAAAAGATGATGGAGTTAAGAAAGGCGAATAGAAATTTGGTGATGTAGTTACCGTGTTTATGCTTGCAGTTCTTGTAACACTGGGTCCTAAGCCAAGACCAATTCTGCTACTAGCATAATTTTTGTCTACAGTTGATGTTGGGGTTGTTGCTCCTGATACTTGTGTTGCTGCTGTTCTGATAGCAGAAGCCAATGATGTTCTATTTGCCATAACATATATTATACCGTTCTAAAAATTAATACCAAGTTTGATTAGAAGGTTTATTCCCAAAAAGAATTGGATCTTGTTTGCCCTTAATTGCTTGATAATAACCCTCGCCATTGTTGAAATGCTGAAAACTGTTACCTTTTTCTATGGAAGACATACTTTGAGGATCTCTGTTATTATTTTGCTGTCTAGATCCTTCTAATTGATTTTCCATAGAAGTTTCTTCAGGGCTATCATGATACGGAGAATGTCTACGTGCTTCAATAGATGCAGATTGAGGAGAAACAATAAATTGACCATTGTTGTCCATATTCATTCTATGTGGGCGATTGACTAAAAGATCCCAAACTTCTTTTTGTTGTTCTTGATTCATATTATAATATTCATCAAGTGTTTTGCCCATTTTTTCCAATATGCCAGCAAGCTCATCATAAAGTCCTACTGGCTTATCATCTACATCTTTGATTTTGTCAATTTCAAAAGTATTTTCAGAATCAATATTATCTGTTCCTGTAAAATTTACACCACCGCCAACTTGGGCTAAAACTTGCTTATACCACATCGTCGTATTCTTCTCTTTTAGATTCCATTACATAATCTAATCCGAGTTCTTCAGCAAATCTCTTGAGATCTTCTTCTGAAAATTGATGTCCAAAGCTATCTTCATCATCTTCATCTAGAAGAGCTTCGATGTTTTTTGTGATTTTAGAATTATGTCTTCTGTCTTCTAATTGTTCATCTCTAGAAACATCAACAACATTTTTCTTTCTAGTTTCAGAAAGGATTTGTTCTTGATTCATTTCTTTTTTAGAAGCAGTGATGTTTTTATCTAATTGATGAATAATTGAATCTTTTGGCTCATCTTTATCCTTGTTCAATTCATCTCTGTAATTGATGGGATTTTTGGCATCAACGTTTAATTGATCAGCGTAAGATTCTTCCATTTCGCCACGATGAGTGTAAAGACCATCAGAGTCAAGCTGTTCTTCTCTTGTCTCTTCTGTTTCAGATTCTTTATTGTTCAATCTTCTCAAAAGCATTTCAAGATAATCAGTGCCCTTTTGATCTTTTCTTGGTAATTGAGAATCTATTGTTTTATTTGAGTCAGTTTGAGCTTGTTTTGGGCGCATAACTGGCTTATCGCCTTGTTGATGACCGTAAGCAGATTGTTTTGCATCGGACAATTGTTTTTCTCTAGAATCATCGACATTTTGTTTGCCTCTGATTTTATTTGCGCCTCTGTCTGAATTATCAAATCTAGCTTCAAATCCAATTTCACCTTCTGTAAGTTTTTTGGATCTTTCACCTTCTTTGAGTTCAAGGGCATTAGCTTCATTGTCTGGATGCTTATGAACATCTAATCTTGCCATAACTTCATCATGAGATTGGAATGCTACTTTGAGCCAATCTTGATATGCACAAGTGACATGACCTTCTTTATCAATTCTTGAGTCAATACAATTTTCACGACACTTAGAAATTTCCATAGGAATTGGAGCTTTATAACCTTGGAATTTACCTTTAGGGCAAAGTAAAAATGGTTCATTTGCCTGAGTAAATAAAGATGTATATGCTACTCTTCTGTTTTCTTTTGGTGTAACTTCTGAATACCAGTTGTGTAAATAATTTGCAACTTTGGTTGTTTGCAATTTATCACCTGACAACACAACATTTCTAGCTTTTTCAAGTTTGGCAATTCTCAATGAAGTTGATGTAAATTTTGCAAGCTTGTCTAAAGTATTGATGGCTTCAATTTGCCAATATCCAGCAGATTTATCTGTAGTTTTATATGCAACTCTTTCTAATCTGGCTGCTTCATTATCTTTATTTAAAAAGTTTTGTAAAGCCATATAGGCATAACGAAGAGTATTTCTTTCTTCTGCTAATTTGATATTATTGAGTTTACTAAAAGCGTGATGTAAATGATGATGTGCTTCTTTTTCAGGGAGAGCGACAACTTTGACAATATGTTCAGGGCCACCCATATTTCTAAATGCTGAAATTACTGGATCATCACCAAAATCATTCATATCTAAAACGTGAAAAGGAGAAGACATTGGCATAGAATCACCATCTCCAAGTCCAGAAAGGGTATCTTGAAGCATGCTGAGTAATCCTGTACCGCCAATCAATGGTTTTTTGTCCATAATCTCTTGAATTTTATTAGGATCGTGAGTCTCGTATGTTGCTTTGATTTTATATCCTTTATCCATAATTATTTACCCAATCCTAAATTTGATAATTCTTCTTTATCAAAACCTCTATCGGCAAGAGCTGCTCTAATTTGCTTTAATTCTTCGCTAACGCCTTTCTTATCAGCAGCATCTTTAAAATCACCTTGCTTAGTTGTTTTAGAATAATCTTGTAAATCCATAAGGAAACAAGCTCTCATAATTAATTCGGCGGTAGATCTTTTTTCAAAGTTTGGTTTTGAATCGTAATTCAAGGCAGCAGTTTTGACTTTGGCATCTTTTTTGGCTTCATCAACTTCGCCTGTGTCATTGATTTTTTTAACAGTTTTCTTAAGATCTTCTTTTTCTTCTTTTACTTCTTGATCTTTTTTTACCAATTTATCTAGATCAACAACATTTGCTTTTTTTTCTGGTTTTTCGTCTTTATTTTTGCCTTGCTCTAATTTTTTGTTATATTCTTTAACAATATCAACAGCACGTTCAATTGTTTCTTTATTCCAATACTTGAGCTTTGAAATGTATCTTACAATATCGTTTTTTTCGACACCGTGATCAAGCAATTTACCCACTTTACCCATTAAAACACGGAATGGATTGCCTCTAGTTTTCTTTTTCTTTTTGACCTGTGCTGTTTTGGAATTGTTGTACACGTTCTTAGCCTCGGATAAATAAGTTTGTTCAATCTTATTTGCTATATCTATATAGCTTGGATCTAATTCTTGAGTAATTGGATCTTTTGTTCTGGTTCTATTGTCATTGGACATAATAAGTGCTTTAGATAATTTATATAGTTGATGTCTCAAGTTATTATCTTGCACTCTGTCTGCTATCAACGTTACTTCATTTGAAAATTCAGCAAAGTTTTCACTAGCAGATTTAATTTTATTCATCAACTGCCTCATTTCGTTTTTAGTAACACCTTCAACATTCTCACCGTTTAATGGAATATTATTTATTCCATTGGCAGGATTCGAGGCTAAAGGCGGTTGAATTTGAGACAGTTTATCCATTAATCAATATCATCAAAGTTTATGTCAATACTATTATAAATTTCATTAATAGTTTTTGCTCTTGATTGAGCTTTGTTGTTCATATCACTTTGTATATTTTTCTTGATTGCCATTCTTTCGTTTCTAATCTTCTCTTGATTAGCAATTCTCATTGACTCACGATTGTCCAGAGCAGATGGATCAATCATTCCAAATGTTGAATTGAATTCATTGTCTGAAGATGTTCTTAAGATAGAATGTGCTCTTGATGAAACAACTGAAGATTGTCTCAAGTTATTGATTTGGCTTTCTTCCCAAGCTTTATGACGAGATGCTTTAGCTTCTCTTGCTCTTTGATTTTCAATAATTGATTGTTCACTAGTTGAAGATTGTGAATTTAAGAATTCTTCTGAAATTGCAATCATATCTGGGTTGAAAATAGATGCTGACCTTGAAAGCATAGCATTCATATATTCATCTGCCGAAAATGCTTTTAATCCACTTGTAGTTGTTCTTGCATTTTCACCTTGATCAAATTGTGAACCAGCTCTTCTAATAGCACCAAAATCTTGTGAAAGAATTCTATCTTCAATTGTGGTGTCTCTTAGATCTTGATAAGTAGATGCACCTTGAATCTTTTCCCAAGATTTGTTGATTGTGTTAGCTTCTTTTGTAAAACCAATATTTTGTTTAGAAATTGATTGTCTATTTGCAGTTGAATTTCTCTTTAACTCAGCGTATGGATCTTCTTCAACTTCAACTTGAGCGCCAATAAATCTCTTTTCCAAAAATGATGGAATGTTTTCGATTTCTGATACTTTTCTAAATCTGCTCATGTTTGTATTTCCTGCTCTTACTTTTCAAGAATGTCCCAGGGCAGAGCCCTGGGACCATCATCTTGAGGAGTGTAATTATTACTTGTCGTATTTCTTAGTGAAGAGTGCATCAATCCACTCTTGATCACCATAACCGAGTTCGTTCTTCCAGTAATCAATAATTCTGGAATAGTCTGCGTCTGAAAGTGTTGCAACTTTGATCATCGAAGAAGCTGCAGCAACCTTTACATTGGTTTCAAGATCAGAAGCAAGAACATTTTTGATATCGGACAATTTGTCAACTGCAGGAGCTGATGTTTCACCTAATCTAGCATTTACATATTCAACTGGGAAACCTTCTGCAATTGCCTTAGCAGCAAATGCTTGTCTTGCAGCAGATGAGAATGCTTTAGCTTCTTTCATTTCTGAATCAGATGATGCATATCCACATGCTTCGCAATCCTTGCCAGCATACTTCTCGCCACATTTTTCGCAAGTTTTGTCCATAGATGCTTCTTTATCATCTTCCATCTTTGCAGCAACTTTTTGAACCAATGCTTCTCTGTAAGCTCTTCTTTGTGCAAGCTTTAAATTGGTTTCTTGTTGTGCTTGAACTTGGCGCTCAATCTTGCCAGCCAATCTTACTCTTCTTTCATGGCGAGCAGCAAGAATAGCATCCTTGAGATCTTCATCGCCAGCAGCGATTGCAGCTTCTACTGCTTCAGCAGACAATTGTGATGCATGATTGAAATGGAATGCTTTCTTTTCAGACTTAGACTTAGGGCCTTTTCTCTTCATAGGACCTTTATCTTTTTCGTCACATTCGCAAGGATCACAATCGCAATCTGGGCACTTTTCAGAATCTTCATCATCAGATTCTGCTGTCTTGCCCTTGCCGTTTTCTTCCATCCACTTTTTCAAACCTTCTGGAAGACCTTTCTTAGCTTCTTTGCTCCAACCAGCCTTGTGGTCCATTGCAGCTTCATGATCTTCATGATCTTCGCCTTGCAATCTGTCAACTTCTTCATCACCAATAGCATCAATAAGAGCTTTGAGACCCTTGTTCTCTTTTGGCTCTTTTGCCTCGGCTAATCTTTGGTTAAAGTTGTCCCAGTCAATTCCTTGGAAAACCAAGTCAGAATCAAGAGGATCTTCTTGAAATCTGTTTGGGAAAATTCTATCTGCCATAATTAATTTTTCTCCTCAAGAAAAAATACATTAAGAAAATTTCTAAATTTAATGCTCAAATTCCTTTAATGCATCCATTTATGTTTTTTTACTGAAAATTACTTTCTTGCCCTTCAAAAACAATTTATCTCCAACACCGATGCCTAATTTTTTGAACAATCCTTTATTTGCTTCTACAACAAATACAACGCTGTTCGAATCAGGAGATACAGATTTAGGGTCATCTGCTTCCATATCTTTAATATCAACAATCTTATAATTTTTATCCAAAAATGCTAGAGAAAGTGGAAAAGAAACATTTTTATTCCAAAATGAATAGCAATCTGGATAATCAAAAGTAAAAAATGCTACTTCATAATCATCCAAAGGTTCGGCATCCATTAAACCTTTAGTACGTAATTTATCTGTATCTGCTACAAACCTAACATCGAATTCATCACGGAATTCTTTGTTAGTGAGTCAAGAACCTACTTTTCTAAATTTATTTGAAGATGCTTTTACACTTCTTGCTTCTTCAAGATCAAATCTATCTTTTGTTCTTTGTTTTCTAAATTCATTAACATTATCAGTGCTTAAATAATGATCACGTAATGCTAATTTTGCTCTTTCAGTTAATTCTACAGATCTTCCATATCCAGTAAGCAATCCTGCAGTCTTAAGAGCTAAAAGATCATTGTCAGAAATTTCAGTAGGTACACCACAAACTTTGCTGTCTTTATGTAAAGCAACATAACTAGCTGCAGTAACTAATTCATCAGTGTTGGCATCAATTGTTTTAAGCATATCTAAGTACTTTTCACTTAATTTTGCTGCTTCAATTTTCTTTGGCGCTTGTGAGACTCCAAGAAGTTGAATTTGAATATCTGAAAGTCCAAGACCTTCCATTGATGGTCCGTCAAATAATTCTGCATGTAAATCTAAAGAATGAACTGGTTTGATTGGTATAGGCATAATTTAATTCCTTATCTGTTTGGTATTCTGTTTTTCCAAGAATTTCCCTCATCAACATTTTTCTGATATGTTTCTTCCCAGGAAAACTTATCGTTCAAATCATCACCGCTATGAATCGCCATTGAAGGACTTGATGCTGGATTACCTGGATCTACGTAAGCTGGTCCTGGAACATTATCTGGACCATGTAATTGACCCTCTATATTTTGTCCATCTTCCTCGCCACCTAAGTCACGATACTCAGGTACTCTTTTTCTAGGATTGATTTTTTGTCGCCAAAAATCATTTTGTTTGTATTCTTCTTCAAGCTCCTCATATGGAACTAAAGATACATTAGGCGACTGTGTTACTGATTGCTGAGGGTAATATTGAGCAATCTTTTCAAACAAACTATCTGCATTTGAATAATGCCCAGTTTTGTCTAATCTTGAACAGACTTTGATTAATGTTTGAATTGATTTTGCATCCATAATTTGTTCTTATTAAATAAACCTTAACTTACCTTTATAAGCTATGTCCACCAATTCCATAAAAAGCAGATCCATCATAAACTTCTTCTATGCCTTTATCTTCTTTATTAGTAGGATCTATGTAATCTGCATATGTTGTATCTTTTTTCTTGGGATTCAATGCCTGTTCTGTAGTCATGTAAGGATTTGATTCTTTTAATGTTTCTGACTTTGGAGCTATATCTTTTGGTGCATGAACATTTGCTTTACCATCTGGATCAGGATAGGTAAGAATAGTATCCTTGAGTTCGTACTCCATAAAACCATCATGGTCAGGAGTGTTAACAGTCATTAAGTCCTGAATATATCCATCAAAATCTTCACCATGAGTTAATATTGGAGTTTTACCAATAGGAGCATATGAAAATTGTTTTTCATCAAATTGATTGCGTTCTTCAGGATATTCATCAGTAATTCTGTTTCTTCTTCTTACTGAATAATCTTCAGCAACACGATTAATTACTTCGTCAGATATAGCAAAATGTAATCTTGAAGGTTTATCAGGATCTTTGTAATCAACTCTGTCATATTTATAATCTTTGTTGTATTTATGACGATTTTCTAAAGATTGCTCCATAGTCATCATATGTTCATCTTTAGGTCTGTAATGTTCTTTTATATATGCTGGACTATTTTTCATCAAGTCAGAAGCAGCATTTTCGAGTGATTTTTTATAATTATGAAGTTGAGCTCTAAATTTCGCTCTCATTCTTTCTTCAGGAGTTAATTCATAAGGAATTAAATCTTCATAATTTTTATGTTGAGGAGTAAGCCTCGACTCAAGATTAACATCTCTTGTGTCTGGTTCTAAATGAGTTCTTCTAAGCAATTTATCAAAACTAGCATCTTCATCTACGTAAAGATTAATCTCATGACCACCTCTATTTGATCCACCACGACCAATAGGGCTTCCACCAGGCTGATAGGGAGACCCATTACCTCCACCGCCTACACCACCAAATTGAGCTGTTCTGATATTGTTAGACATAATGATTTGTTCTTATAAATAAAAAAATTTACCTTTATCGTCTATTCAGGTTGACCATTTTTGATTTAGGTAATCGAACCATAATTTTTGATGTTAAGCATTCATAAGCTACAGCAGCTACAGCATCACAAATATCATCTTTATATCCAGAAAGGGCTTCGATGTAATATCTTTTACCTTTCCATTTTTTTTGTAAAAACAAAAACTGTATTTTAGCTTCTTGAATTTCGTTTAAAGAAATTAATTTTTTATCTTGATCATAATATTCACCACCAGAAATATCATATATATCAATTCGATCATCACGAACTAATTGAGATAATTCTGCATAAATATTTTCTTTATATTCTTTATTGAATTGACGTTCTACAATTGGAACTCTCATAGACTGTAGTTTTATGATAGATGATTGAGAATTCCATTGATCAATAGATACTTGTTTAAATCTAAATTTATTATGTAAATCAATTACATAATCTTCAACTTCACTTTCTTTAACTGGTTGATTTTTAGTTTTAGGATTCCAAAAGTGTATATGGTCAATTACAACTCTTTTTAATGGTTTGAAATCAGGACCAATTTGTCCATACATATTTTCAGTATGAGCAATTACTAGAGCATAATAGTCAGAAGTTCGAGCTGGATCCAAATGACAAAAATACTCAAAATTGCCTTCAGCTCTTTCTTTTCTTTTTACCATTGACATAGAAGAGAACATTCTATCTATATCATCAGAAACAAACATCGGATCAGATGAAGAAGCACCAAATTCTGCTCCATATTGCATTTGAAATTCTTGAGGATCTTTTTTCTTTTGCCCATCTAACCATTCTTTGTCAATATTTGGATTAGTAAGCCAAGTTGGAAGTCTCATAACAAGAGTGGTAGGGTCTTCTTGTCTATTTTCATGTAAATCGTAAAGCAACCCAATTGGACCTTTAGGGTTGGAAAGAAGCATCATTTTTCCATCTTTACCGAATGTAGCAAGAGATGGTTTAAGATCATCATAAAGAGCATAATCAACACCAGAATCAGGATTGTCTCCTGCCATAGCTGCAACTTCGTCCATGATGATTGACCAACAAGTTAAACCAACAAGACCAGAAGCATTACTGGAACCACATCTCAGCACCAAAGAACCCGCAAACAAATTGATATTCTGCTCTTTTCTTCTTACATTCTCTTCTCTGTCGTGTTCGGTATAAAATCGCATTTCAAGTTCTGTATCTTTACCAATATAAGGAGCAAAGAAAGGAGATGCTAAAACTGTTTGCTTGATTTTAGAGAAGATTGCTTTTTTAGCCTGTTCTTCATTACGTGCAACATTAAGAAGGACAACCTCATCAAATTCCATTAATCCATATCTTGCTTGAGGATGACCCATAGAAATTAATCTATAAAGTTCGTAAAGAGCCATAGCAGAAACAAGGAACGATTTTCCAGAACGTCTACCAAGCACTAAAACTAATTCTTCAAATTTATATCTTTTGGTGCATTTTTCTTGAACTTGCATCCTTAATTTTGGATCAAATTCTTCAGAATAAAGTAAATCAAATTCACTTTGGAAACCATCAATAATTGGTCTTGATTCTAATATTTCTACTTGTCTTTCAGCATCAGGGTTTGTAGCTTCATCTTTGGCAAATTTATATCTTTCTTCTCTGACCTTATTATCAAGACGTTTACATTGGAGACAAGGTGAATTGACAACATTAAAAATTGTCTTAAATTGTCTACCTTCTGAACGAGCTTTTAAGAAATCGTTTTCATTTTTCTGAATATAATGCCAAACACATCCTTTGCAATCTTCTTGGTTGTCAGATTCATCTATAACAAGATTTGTATTGCCTTCTTGTCCCATATAAAAACATTTAAGAATAAGTTTTTGCCAAGGATAAGGTTTAAGATTACAAAAATATGGATGTTCAATAAAAGTGATGATATCTACAATTTGATCAGGATTGAATCTATCCTTAGGAGGCTTGGGAGGAGGAGCAACTTCTGATCTTGTGGCAGGAGCAATTTCATCAACAAAATCATCTGCATACTCTGTATCCTTAAACAATGCAGTGACAGAATTAGCTTGTTGAAGTAATTGATTTCTTAATTCCGTAGGAGATTTAGGAACTTGGGTTTGTTTTCTCATTAATTATCTTGTTGAATCTTTTCTCTCAAGGCAACAATTTCTTCCCTAATAATTCTTTTGTCATTTTCAGAATCCATTTTTTCATGCAATTTAGCAAGGATTTCAAAAATGTTAATGTTGTAAATGCCTTGATTATCTCTAACTTCTTTGAGATGCAAAATTTTAGAAATTAATTTTTCTACCATTGCTGCTCTCTTAAGTTTCATATCATTGTTTTTAGAGCAGTCAATACCTCTAACATCGTCAAGTTCTACTAATAAAGCAGTTAGAGCAAGATGATGTTCACGAAAAATCCAAGGAGCAATAAGTTCTTCTCGTTGTTCGTAATTCTTAAGTCCCGAAGTCGAGATCTTTTTAAAATCACAGTGTTGTTCCATGTGTGTATTAATTTGCATCCAGTTCATCTGTGCATCAAAATACTGTTGGAAAAATCTAATTACTGATTGATTTTTACGACCAGAATCAAGATAAACGTGTTCTACCAAATCTCTGAAAGGTGAAGTACAAATGGCACATCTTGGTTCTAAAAATTGAGGATACGAAATATCACTCATATTGTCAGGAGGAAGAGGCATTAAAGGTTTATCGCCTTCTTTTAAATCCCTGAACATTTTAGATGGTTTTTTTGGCCCTTCATCGGGAACAATTAGTGCATCTACAGTTTCTTTTTTTGATTCCATTTCTTTAGTTATACAAAACAAACAAGCCGCATAAATGCGGCTTGTTCAAAAGTTAAGAGTAAAAATTAGTCTTTTAGGGCTCTTTTTAATCTTTGATATGGAGAAACTGTATCAGCAGCCTTTACCATAAATTCATCAGCAAGTCCAAAATCAACATAATTACCAGCAATAAATTTGTCGCTTGATGAAGTTGCTTTTGATAAATCAACTTCAGCAGATCCCTTCTTCATAGATACAACATATTTATTTTTAGAAGCAGTCTTAATTTGTGCTTCTTGGGATTGTGCTAAAAGAACATTATTTAACAATGTTTCTTCGATAAAAGGCTTCAAGGATGCATGTAGATGGCTCTTACCTGCATTGTTATTCTTAGCAGCCTCTGTAAGCCTTAGCCAATATCCTAATCCCTTTTCATCTGTTTTGACAATTGAATGAGGACCAGTGCAAAGTCTCTTAACGAATTCCTTTGCAGATAATTTAGTCAATGATCTTTCAATAATAGGAGCACAGTCAGAATACTTAGTTGGAACGACAGCAACTTCTACAGCAGTGTTTTGTTCAACTTCTTCAGTAGAATCAAACAACTTAGAAGCAACTCTAACAGCAATGTCCAAATCAAAATTATCAGCTGCAAGCAACTCTACAACTTCAGACTTATCGAAACCTTGATTTTTATATTTTTGAGCTTGACTATTAGCTACAACGAGAACTCCATCATGATGTGAGCGTAATTCGTTGCGCCAGTTGTAAATCATGTCATTTGTGTTGTTTTCAGACACTTCTCTAATCTCCCTTAGATTTTTTGATCCCCACCAATAAAAAAGGACTTAATTAAATAATAAAACCTCCAGACGCACTTATAATGTCTTAGAGGTTTTTGTGGAACATATTTATATAATACGAGAAATCAAAAAATATATTCCATTAATCAAAAAGGAAATCTTTACCTAATATATTTTTCATTTGTTCCAATGCTTTAGATAATCTTTTAGAAAATGCACCTTGAGTAATTCCTAATTTTTCTGATGCTTCTTTTTGATCCAATTGTTCAAAGAAATATACTTGTATCACTTCTTTACTTTTGTCATTTAATTTTTTGAAAGCTTGATGTATACAAATGACATTGTCAATTTTGTTAAACGGATCATCATATTGTTCGGTAAATTCTACTTCTTCAACTAACTCTTCTTTTGGAAAATATTTATCAGTTATATAACGAAATAAATTTATGTCAATTCTAGTGGATAAAAAGTAAGAAAAATAAGAAAGTTTAGGATCATATTGGTCTACAAGTTTGATAAAAACAAACAAAGTATCGCTTAAGATATCTTCACGGTAAGGAGATAATCTTGGCTCTTTATAAATTACTCTTTTTACTGAGGATATAAATAAAGGTTTGTAAAATTCATATAATTCATATAAAGCCGATTCATTACCAGCTTTGTACTTATATAGTAATTTATTAATTTCGTCGTAGTTCTGATCGGCCATAAAAAAATTATACAGATGCCAGTTTTGAAATTAGAATAGGTATAGAATGATTTACAGAACCATTTGTGCGTAAATCAACTATGTTGTCTACTACCATAGTAATCATTTTAGAAAACTGGGCTGGATTATATAAATTCTCTTTGCTTAATTGAATACGAATTCTTATCGGATTTTGAGCTTTGATAGTGAATGTAGACTCTTTGTATTCATCATTTAAATACTTGCCTAAAAGATCCCGTAATTCAACAATTTCTTGCACTTCTGTTAGTGGATGAAATGTCTTGTTGGTTTCTGATATGACCAACATAAAATTCAGTTGACTCAAAAGAACTAACAAAAAGCCTTGTTCACCCATAGAATCAATAAGAAGATTTATTTTTGTCAAGCAATAATCTAGATCTTTATTCATCAGTTTGTCGATAAATTCGAATATGTCGCATTCTTCATTGAAAGATGCATTTGAAATATCACGCAAAAATATTTTGTCTGTGTAGGAAATGATCTTTTCTAATTCTTTAAACAAAATATCAATGTCATAGCATAAGATTTCTTTCTTACTGCCAGACTGTTTTGATTTGATACGTAAAATAGGGCAAATTTCAACAAGATGATTCAAAGTCTCACCGTTTATATTTGCATTGTTCTTCATGACAAAATTATTGATATGACGCTTTAACGAATTTGAATCTCCCGCAAGTGGATAACTGCAGTCAAAAATCAAATTATTCTTTTTAGCTTTGGCAATAAGAGACAATCTTCCGTCGAAACTATCATCCTCGTACAAAATGATATGTTTGATTCCAAGCTTTTCACTTTTTTCTTGAATGAGCTTAATGTCTTCGTTAGAAATGTTAGTATGAATGTATATATTGTTGGTATCAAAGAATTTAGAATAGTTATTGATAATTTTTTCAACATTGTTATCGAAACAAAGAATAAGACCAGGGAATTCTTCCTTGATCTTATTCAATGCTAATGTGGTTGATCCGTAGTAAATTCTTGGAAACATATTAATCCATTGGGAACAATAAATGCTTAAAGTTTTCAGCTTCTAACATTAATAAAATAAAATCGTTATGCTTGATAAAATTTATTTTGATTTTCTTACTATCAAGTAAATCTAAAGCTCTAATCAAATGTGAAGATACATACGATACTGAGAACAATTCATAATTATCTATATCAATCGTATCTACCACTGCATTCTTTTCATTACTATTTCCTGAAATGACAAGCTTATTGATATCCAAATTTAAGCTTATCATATGAGAATTTGCAATGCTCGATACAAACTTCACTGACTTGACTAGCGCATCTTTATCTAACTCAAGAGATAAGAAAAATTCATCACTAAAGAATTGATTGAAATTGGAGAATATTTTTTCAAAAGTATTCTTCTCAAGATTGCAAAATAGTTCTCCACCATCCCAAGTCAGATAAAGCTTGCTGTTATGAAGAGAAAAAACAACACCTGATACTTTTTCAACATAATACAAAACAATATCGGAAATATTTTTAGAAATTAGATATGATGGCTGTAATTCATATTTCTTACCAAATACACTAATTCTATGTTTATCAGAAGATTGAGTATTAATTTTTCCATCTTCGATAAACCATAGGATAGAAGTATAAGGATGTTCGTCAAAATCAGGCGCACAAGAAAACGAAGTCATCTTTATACTGTGGACAAAATCGTCAACAGTTATATCCAATGGTTCTAAATTATTTGAAAAATCTACTGCGAAGTTATCCACAGGAGCAGAAGCCAAAGATACTCTGGTTTTTTTATTACCAAAGATTAATAGATTTTCATCAGCATTGTAGATAAATTGAATCTCTTCGGTTGGAAAATTATTTACTGCATTATAGAAAGAAGAAATGTCTAAACCAAAAGTGCCATCTTCTGTGGGTTCGACATTCTTTAATAAAAATTTAGAGCAGCAAAAATTGTTCTCTGATTGAACATAAAGTTTGCCATCAGAAGAATGAAAAATAAGACTACTCGATGATGTTTTGTTTTCACGCATCGAAAGTTTAGATTTTTCAATTTTATTAAGTAAGGCAAAACATAAGAGATGTTCTGCCTTATTCAACTTAAATTTCAATGTAGTTGCCCTTGGAATTGGATGTGTACACCAGGAAGTACCATTCCAACTTCTTTCCAAATATTAGAAACAAATGTATCTTCATTTGCACAAGAAATCAACATATTATTTTCGTAATAATTCCAAGCACTGTCAACTTGTCGAAGAACATCCATTTTGTTGACTTTAAGCTTTGTAACACCATTCATTTGGCATGCAGTTATAACTTCTTGGATGTTTAACCAGTCGATTTGTCTTGGTCGCCCTGTTGTTGCACCGTACTCTTGACCAATTTCTCTGAGTTGCTCAAATCGCTCGTCATCTTTTTGGTATCCTTTAGCTCCAACATAGGTAGAATAACACTTGATGACCCCGACAACATCCCGTACTTGCATAAAATTGAAACCATTATTTAATACTGCTCCTACACCAGTGTTTGAAGAAGTGACATAAGGATAATCACCAAAGTCAACATCAAGCCAATATCCTTGAGCACCTTCAGCTAAAAACTTCTTCGGTTCTGAATGAATTAGATCGTGCATATTGACAAGATAGGGTGCTAACTCAGGTACATCTTTGGCACGAATTCCTGTACGGGCCACTTTGTCTCTATAACAAGGGCCATTACCAGTGCGAGTTGTTCCAATAGTTGTATCTTTGGAATCTTCGTCAATATGTTCTTTGGTAATTATATGGGCGTTTTCTGCAATCTTTAGAATCGATGTGTCAAATCCAAATCCTTCAAGATACTCAAGTTCGTCAAATAATTTTTGCGTATTGATAACACAACCATTACCGATGACACTAGGAACACCATGCAGAATGCCGCAAGGAACAAGGTGTGTAACAATTTTCTCTCCATTGAGGTAAATTGTATGACCAGC